GGGCACCCCTTCAGGATCAGACACACACGGGCACCCCTTCAGGCATACAAACGGGCACACGTCCAGAACTGGCACCCCTGGCACATCTGGCACCCGTCCGGACACATGGAGGCACACACGGGCACCCCTGGCACCCTTCAGGCCGTCAGACGGGCACACGGGCACCCCTGGCACAAATAAGGGCACCACGGCAAAATAAAACCGGCCACGGCGGGCCGGTTTATTTGTCGCGATCCTATCAAATATTAAAATCATTATAGGCCGGACTTTTAACGCCATTAATGAGAAAGTAACCACCACGACACGAAATATTAAATTTAGAGTCCAGGTCGCACGCCTGCAAACATTCATTTATAACTTTTCGAGTCGTAACAGTGTGCCAGCCTCCAGAATTAAGAGACACACGGCGGGCCGTCAGATCCAGCCGGAAAACTGGCGTATCATGCAAAATAACTGTTATTTGTCCGGCCCTGGAATTAATACGTGTATTACTTGAAATTTTGCGGGACGTGTTAACAATACCATTATTTAAAATACTGTTATATACTTTTTTAATTTCTTCAAAACGTGACATATTATAAAATATTTAATTAGTTATACATCTATTATTATTATATGAATAATTGCAGCTTATAAACTGTTATAATGTTTTTTAATATCATTATATAAACTATTATTTGCCAGGATCACGGCGGCGGCGTTTTTAACCACCGGACACACACGACGGCGGCCCGTCTGATCCTTTGCACGACGGACGGCGGCGGCCTCCATTTGTGCCAACTCATTTGCACACACACGACGGCGGGCCGTTTGTCCGTTGTAACTTTCCCACGTTCTATTTATATAATGGACTTTTGCACGGTTTATAATTTCACCGTTAACCATTAAAACGGCCACATGATTAAAACCATCGCGGCAATTCTGGAAAAAATAAGATGTTGTAACCATAACTTTATTATTTAATGAATTAATGAATATATGAATTTATTAAAAGGGCCAGCCAGGGCCGGCCCTGATCCTATAATATTAAAGTCTTATTTCTTGCAAGTTTTCAAGATCAAAAATAGCTATTTGCCCATTACGACGGCCCAGATCTATAGCTGTTTGCAGATCTTCACAAATTACTGTAGCGTCCCAATAATAACGGCCCGTTTTTTCGTCCAGCCAGCCGCCGAAAGCGTTAACCCGTCCGGTGTTTTTCTGTACGAAAGAAATAACATTTAAAAGCCCGTACCCGTTAAAACTGTTTTGTGTTTCAGCCAGGGCCACGGCGTACCCCTTTTTAACTGGCTGCAAAGATTCAGCGTTAACCGTAAAACCGGCGGCGTTTTCGTTTGCTATACTCATTAAAGCAAAGAATAAAGAAATACTTTTTTTATCCATAACTTTTTTTATTTGTGTGGCGGGTGCCACGGTTACTAATTAAATTTGATGTTGCAAAGGTACAATATTATTTTTAAACTTGCAAGAAAAAACGGAAAAATTTTTGTTTTTCTTGAAAAATTTTCGTGTTTCTTGACAAAATTATATTATATACATTATTATATATATATGAATTAATGAATTTATGAATAAATGAAAACGGGCACCCCTGGCACCCTTCAGGCATACAGACGGGCACACGTCCAGAACTGGCACCCCTGGCACATCTGGCACCCGTCCGGACTCATGGAAGCACACGGGCACCCCTTCAGGATCAGACACACACGGGCACCCCTTCAGGCATACAGACGGGCACACGTCCAGAACTGACACCCCTGGCACATCTGGCACCCGTCCGGACACATGGAGGCACACACGGGCACCCCTGGCACCCTTCAGGCATACAGACGGGCACACGTCCAGAACTGGCACCCCTGGCACATCTGGCACCCGTCCGGACTCATGGAGGCACACGGGCACCCCTTCAGGATCAGACACACACGGGCACCCCTTCAGGCATACAAACGGGCACACGTCCAGAACTGGCACCCCTGGCACATCTGGCACCCGTCCGGACACATGGAGGCACACACGGGCACCCTGGCACCCGTCCGGCCTCCAGATCAGACACACACGGGCACCCCTGGCACCCCTCAGGGCACCGGCGGCATATTTGCACCCGATCCAGGGGGACGGGGGAGGGGAGGCGCAACCACTGTGGCGGCGGGTCTCGCGTGAGATAGGGGTGTTTTTTTTCGTATGGTTCCTCTGATTATCAGAAAGTTACACACAATTTTCGGCAGGGTGCCGCAAAAGAACCTCGCGGAAAGAGCGGAATTTCCCTGATATAAACCAAATTTGGAACGGAGAAAAGAAAAAATTAATTTTTTCAAAGAACCGATAAACATCAAAAAGGAGCTTCGTGCGACAAAACTGCCAGTTCGTGCGACGCATCTGCCATTTTGTGCGACGGGACTGCCATTTTGTGCGACGCAAAGGAAAAGTCACATGGTACGGGGGCAAAATGCGTAACTTTGTAGCGACAATAAAAGATAGAATTATGGCAGTACAGTTAGACAAACCTCGCAGACCGATAAACGTAGTGCTAAGGTCGTTTGCTCGGCAGGCCGTGCAGCAGCTGGAGAGTGACTTCAGGACGCAGCACATCTACCCCTACGAGATCTACCCTGGCTATAAGCAGGTGAATGAGCGTCGCAGAATGAAAGCGATGGCAGGCTCAGGCGACTGGTACGCCACCGGACAGGGTATCAACTCGTTTCAGTATGAGGTGATGTCGGCTGCTGAAGGCAACGAGACCATCCGCATCGATTTTTTGGATCACCTGCGTTTCGTGGATATGGGTACTGCGGGTGGTAAGAAGATTGAGACCATCCAGCGCCAGCGTAAGGCGAAGCATAACAAACGCTACGTGGCCATCTGGGACTCTCGCGGTGGCGACCAGCACCGTCCATCGATTATGCGTGAGGCTCGGCACATCGAGGCACGTATGACCAACTATCTCCAGGACTTCTATGGCCGTGAGGTGCAGGCAGTGGTCTATAAGACCTTCGCAGGCATGAAGGCCATCGACCTAAACGTATAAGCGTATGCCAACGAAACAGCCATCTACATCGTATCAGCACATCAGAAACTACACCGAGAAGTTCCAATGGCGCGATAAGACTACGGGCCTGCTGACCACGGGTTACAATCCTCCGCTGGGCGCGAAAGAGTTGCAGCGGGTGCCATTCCATATTGTGTATGTCACCAAGAGCGGACGTTTGGAGCGTGGTAACTGTGTATGTCTGAAGGTTGACCGTCGTAAAGGTATGCGCATGGTGCAATTCGTAGAGTCACGCCAATTCCGATGGATTTATGATATCCTCGTAATCGAGATCGACGGCATGCGCTTCTTTGCACACTAAAAAAGCTGCTCGTTAAAGCAGCTTGTTTTTGCGATTGATCTCCATCCAGGGAACCTTTGGGAAATACTTACTGATATTGTCTTTGGTAATGGGTATCTCTATCCATTCGTCGGTACCCATATACATCACCTGAATCTGGAAGGGGAAGGCCGTGTAGTTGTTACCGGTAACAACTCCACTGAGCCAGGGCGAAAAGGACTTACCCTTCTCGAATGGGCCAGTACACTCCATGCGCTTCGGTTTAACAAACTCCTGGTCATCAGACTTGATGCCAGTATGCAATCCAGAGACTACATCGCCAACAGCATTCACGATGTAGAAATCCACCAACACATACTTCAAATCGCGGTCGGCTGTGACCTTGAACTTGGTGTTAAGCATCTTACGACCAGGGAAGGCTCCAAAGGGATTGTCCGTAGTCAGCTTGAACTTCGAGAACTCTACCTGAGCCGAGGCAGAGGTGACAGCAATAGCCATCAGGAGAAAGGAAATAATTAGTTTTTTCATAAACGTATGAATTAATGAGTTAATGAATTAATCATCGGGTAATTGTGTGACTTTAAGTTTTGCGCCACAGTCAGGACAATGGAAGATAATGTTGCCATCGTCGGAAATCACAGGGGCCTTTGAACCATCATTAAGACTGTCACCATGGTTCGCACTGCTTTGCTTCATCAGTTCGAGATCGAAGAAGTCGGTAAAGGGGATGCCAGTAGCGACGGAGAGCTGATAGACACGATAGACGTTGGGCGTATAGTTGACCATATCGTGAATAGAGGTAACGGAGCACTCCAGCAGCTCTGCCAGACGCTCGTAACTGAAACCATAGGCACGGAGCACACGCTTTGCAATGTACCAGGCAGGTGTAAACTCCTTATCCTTTGTTGATAACTTTGTCTTTGCCATAATCGGGAATAAATAAATATTTGAATTTCGGTGGCAAAGATAAAAAGAATTTGCGATATTTACAAGAAAAAGCGAAAGAATTTTAGTAAAAGGCGAAAAATTTAACAAAAAAGGGGAAGAAAACCCCGCTCAGGAACGTTGGGGGTTCGAGAGCGGGGCAGTGTCAATCCGCATATAGTTGTGAACAACAACTATGGGTTTCCAGCATCGGTGCCGGTATTGGGGTCGGTACCAGAGCCAGAGGGCTGCTGTGGGGTGGCAGGCTCGGCGGTGGGTACGGTGTATTGGTCGGTGTTGATGCAGTTGAGATTGCGGGGCTGGTTCTGCTCAATGGCGAGTGCCAGGACATTCCAACCGCTGTACTTCGTGGCGAGACTGAGCCAGTTGGCCTTATCCAACTGGAGGCCAGCGAGGGCCTGCATGGTGGCAGCATCGTAGGTCTGACCCGTGATGGGACATTTGCCGGTATGCTTCAGTCTGGCGAGGTAGGCGAGAAGATCCTGTACGAACTCATCCATCGCCATCTGCACATTCATAAACTGTTCGTCATCCTGACGGGCGCTCTTGGCGAGGGAGGTCTGCTTGGAGCGCATCAGGAAATAGATGGTGTGCTCGTAGTTGACCACAAGATTGTTGGTACCTTCGGCATCAATCAGGATGCTGTAGGCGATGCAGGGCGACTTGGCTGTATTCTGGTTGCGAACAAACTCATTGTCCTCATTGATGGCACGAATAAGGTAGAAGGCTTTCTCCTTCTTACCGTCCTTTGACTTGCGATTGTGACCGATGGCATCGTAGAGCTCGGCCCATCGTTCGAGAATTACACTCAGGTTTGCTTTCATATCTGATGCGGTTTGGGTTGCTGTGGCACAGCAACATACTTAACACTATTCCATATCCATAGGTGGCTCCATAGGAGGCATTGGGGCCTTCGGCTTACGGGGACGGCGAGGCTTCTTTTCAGCCTCCTTGCCCTTCAGGATCTCTTCAAGTTCGCCTGGTCGCATATCGATGTGGCGCTCTACCTTGGAGCATACGATTTTCTGTACGACACGCGCCCATGTGGATGAGTTGCACGATGACTCGTTTTCGAGGATCGAGACGAAGGTACAGAGCACGAAGATAGCTGCTATGTACTGACCAAGGTGTAGCCCTCCGAAATGGCCTAAGAGGTGGTTATCGACACCTTCTGCCAACAGAATACAGAGCCAGACAATCGCCAGGTCGGAAATCATCTTGAACATGTTGGCACTTTTCAGTTTACCATCAGCGCCACCTTCGGGCACCGTGCGACGGATGCGACGGTTTAAGCGCCATGCCGTGAGACAATCGACGATGACGGCGAACACACACATAAGGGCGTAGGGGAGCGTCGGTTCCATCCACGCCCAGACGATCCCCAATCCCATGGCAATCCAGCGAGGGATGGAACTGAAGAAGTTCTGGAAGAAAGTAACGATACTGTTCATTGTTTCATTATTTCATTAAATCATTAATTCATTGAGGGTCGCTGTAGCACAGCGACATACTAAACCGCTAACGAGGACAGTGGCGAGCCGTTGATGTCGAGACGGACGGAAAACTCGATGTCGATGAGCGAGGCATTGGTGCGGTCGGGGCCTTTGACCGTATCTTCGGGTACGATGTGGCAGGGGATCCAGTGACCGGCAATCATTATCCAGGCGAACTTTGCCATCAGGAACTCGTGCATGAACCACGCAGCCCACGCTTCATCAAGCGGGCCGGAGGTGAGTTTCCACGTCTCATAGTCATTCTTCTTAGTGACCAGGCCACGCGAGAACTGACCAAAGGTTTCCTGAATGGAGCGGATGTACTGCTCCTGGGTAACGTTCATTTCAGTCTCACGCATGGAGCGCACACTGACGCTTTCGAGACAGCCCAAGCCGTTGACAAAGCGGAACTGATAGCGGTCGGGCTGTCCGGCTGCCACGGCATAGACCTGACGACCATTGACGGTCTGGAGTCCGGCGGTGGTTATATTGACTACTTGTGAGGTTGGCCCGACAGTGACGTTGCCGCTGCTGACTGGTGAAGCGAATGATAGCGGGCAAACCATAGATTCACCCACCATCACCACTTCGGGTTGTGTAGAAGGCTTGCGAGAGAAGTGCTGGGCGAGTTTACTGCCAGAGCTGAGAAGTCTCTCCAGGTCGGTGTAAGCGCCCATGATGCAATACTGCGTCGTAGAGAGCGTGACCACACCCACATTGTCGTGTACCTCGCCATTCTGCATGTATTCGTCGCAAGCAGAGAGGGTGTAGCCGATGCGGGGGTAGGAGGCAGGAGGCGTGACGGTGTACTCATACTTATCGGCCACGGCACGGAGGGCGCTGCTGATGTCGAAGTACAGGATTTCGCCACTCTCGGCGGGTGAAGCGAGCGTGAGCGCCTGACTTGCGAGGTCAACACCTTCGAGGAAGCACGTCACCGTGAGTTTTACACGGTGGAAAGCACACTCGCCACTGATGACAGCGGCCTGCACCTTATAGGTGATGGGTGAGCCTACGAGCGGCGATGCGCCTTGTATGAGTAAACCTTGTGCCATGTCGGTATTGCGTTATATCGTTATTACGACTTTTGTTCATTCGGGTTATCGGTGGTGACACCGGTCTTAGAGCGGTCGAGGGTGGTCATCGCCTCGCGCTGCACCTGCCAAACGAGGTGACGATCCCACTGGTTGAAACGGGAGAGCACTTCGAGAGGTTTGAGCATGATATTCAACTGAGGCGATTTGAGGATCTGACGCAGCAGGAAGCGTTCGCGGATGTCGGTACCACCATTGGAGCCTACCAGTGAGAGGGGCGACGAACCAAGCAGACGGGCATCGAGGCCGAGAGCCATGAATACCACGCTGGAGAGCTCGGCAGTCTCTTTTTCGTTGGCTGCTACAGCATCCTTCGAGTTGGCTTCAATCTCCACAATCTCAAACGATTTGTGTTCCTTCTGGTCGTTGCCCGTGAAGGTGAAGGCCAACAGCGACTGTCCGGCATTGTTGCGATTGGCGAGCCACTGGTTGATCTGCGTATAGAGTTTGTCGCGGATTTCAGACTGTTTCTTGGCATCAGACTGTGCCTTGGCCTGGATAAACAACTGTTGCATGTAATCGTTATTCAGGTAGATCACGCGCCCGATGACATTGCTGTTACGCTTGCGCGAGAGGCGGTCGGAGAATATCGTGGTGATATACTCGTAGATATCGCCACCAAAGATGGAGTACCAGGCTGGAGTCGGGTAATAGGGACGGCCAGCGGTGGGATAGACAGAAGGCAATACGAAATGTGTCGGACGATTCTCTAACGAGACATTCTTCAAACGGGCCTCGCGTACCTTATCCTCCAGGTCGCTTAATGGCGATGATATATTCAGCGACGGCACGGCATTGACGGGGGCATTATTCTCTGCACCCTGTTCGATGAAGTACTTATCGAGCCAGCGGTTTGAGCAATACACGAAGTTGATCTTACCATAGTCATCCATACGCTCCATGCGGGTGGTATGGCAGGAACGGTGGGCGATACCCGTCACCTTGGGAAGCCAAACCGACGTAGATACTTCCTTGCCTTCGTCGTCGAGTTGGTGCTGATTCAGCAGCAGCTCAGGGAAGGAAATACCAAATAGTTCTTGGTCGAGTACTAAGGAGAGCCACGTCTGGGCGAGGTTGTTACGGTCTAAGAACTCCTGTACCTGCGGGTCGGTCTTTTGCCACTCCTGCAAGGCTTTCTCCAATTCATCAATCTGGCCCTGAATCGATTTCTTCAAAGCCTGAGAATTGCCTTCCTTAGCACTGAGATTGAAGATTTGGGTCTGGAGGTCGATGATACGACCGCGAAGCCACTGGCCTGCGTCTTTATAGCGAATGAACTTCTGGGTGATGTTACCACCGACGTATTGGGTAGTGTCGTACATCGGCTGTGGCCCAAGACCGGCGCAGAGGTCGGCATTGAACTTTATACCGGCAGCCGTGTAGGGCAGCATGTGGGTAAGGAGTGCCACGAGGTTAGGCAGGTTGTTGCCAAAACCCCACTCAATCCATCCCAGGCCCTCAGTGCCTTTACCGTCAGCACCTTGCATCGACTCGTTGCCGCTGCTGAAATAGAGCGTCGGTATCTGCTTGCGCTGCATCTTACCGTTCTGCTGGGTACCAGCACGCAGTTGTGCGCCGATGAAGTCGGCCCATGTGATGTCGCCAGGGCCATCCATATTATAATACGAACGGTCGCCAGGCATCAGGACAGAATAGCCTTTGCCGTGCAGTTCGGCAGCCTTACGGATGAAGTCGCCTGCCTTTACGCGGGTGATGACTTTGGGTGTTTGATTCTTCTTTGCCATAATAACAGCTTTTATTTTTGGCAAAGTTAGTCAAAAGGGATTTTGAGGTCGTGACAAAGTGGTTTGGAAGGTTGCTATAGCATAGCAACATACTTAACCCTTTTTGCGGGACTTCAATTTTGCGTTGAGCTTTTCGGTCTCTTCGTTGCGGCGGGTGATATCTTCGAGCTGCTGAAGGATGGTGGTGTAGGGCTCGCGGTCGATGTCGGAAGCCGTCGCATGGAGATACTTTTCAAGGGTGGCCGTCGTGCGGGTGTAAAGTTCGAGGGGGTTGACACGCTTTTTCTTCTTATCCTTGGCCACGGGCTGCATCTTAAACACCTTCGGGTAGGTCTTGGCGAGGTAGTGCATCATGCCCTGCCACCAAAGCGTGACTATCTGCCAGTCGCGGTCGGGGAAGTTGCGGAAGTACTGTGCATTGTCGCTATGCTGGTTGGACTGGTAGCGGAAATCGCGCTTGGTCTTACCGGTGGTCTCATCGACGAAGGCAATCTTACGGCAGAAAATGGTAGCGAGAAACATCGCCTTGGCGAGATCCACGGCCTTGTATGCCTTCAGGAGGTCGCGAGGGAGTACCTTTTTGCCCATCTGCTGCATCTGCAAGAGGTGATTGGACTGGTTAGAATACATTTCCATGTAGTCCTGAGCAAAACGAAAACGTTTCCAGGTGAAGCCGTCCATCAATGGTGACGGGCCTTCGAAGGTAACAGAGCGAAGGCGATACCTACGACGGCGGGAAATACGCTCGAAGGGGAACAGCAGGAGGTTATCTTTCGACTCCGGAGAGAGCCAGTCGAGCATGCCAGGGATGGTTGCACCATTGACAGGATTCTTTCGCGGCGAGAGCCAGGAATGGATCTGCCATAGGTAGAGAGCAAAAGGCTCAGACTTAGTTGAAAATTGATAATTGAAAATTGAAAATTTTGGGGTACGGATGCGGACGGTGTAGTACTGATCTTCGACGGCAGCAACGGGATTGAGACCTTGCACGATTTCGAGGTTGGTGAGAGCAAAGAACACGCCCACCTTCACCTCCAGCATGTCGAAGGGGTGATACTTATCGGAGCGCATGGCACAGTCCTGTAAGACTTCGGAAATGGCACGGAGTTGGGGGAGCGTGCAGCGGTTCCAACTGGTAGGGAGGGAGAGATTGATATTCATAGACTATAAGACATAGAACTCTACTTCGAGGTTGTTGAGACCATCTTTGGCAGAGACGTTATAGGATAGTTTATTGATGAAACCCACGAGGCCGTTGATGCGGAAACGGCGCGTCCAATGGTTTGGTACGTCGGCCACCTGAGCGGCAGAGCACTCAATGCGGATGCGGTACTTACGACGCTTCAGAACGAAGTTCATCAGTTCGGACATGAAGGTATCGCAGAGACCACGCGACTTGATTTTCTTCTCTATCTTTCCCGTAGTAGGATTGACCACATCCGGATTGATGAGCGGTGCATTGGCCCACTCAGGCTGTTTCCACGAACGGATCTTCAGACTGAAACGTTCGCCATCGCCAATACCTTCGTGTGTGCCGTTATAGTCGAACTCATTACCCCACATATCGAGCGAGTCGGAAGCGAGGGCATAGAGACCGGCGACAGTACGCCACTTGGAATTGCAACCGAAACCGTCGTAGTTAAAATCGTAGGTCTGAAGGGTAGCGTTGGTACCACCACCACGCATGAGGGCGATAGCCAGTCCCCAATCCATTTCTTGCAGCGGAGAGTTACCGTCCTCGGTATCGCTTGGATCGTAGTTCTCTATCAGTTTCAGTATTTCGTCGGCATAGCACTCCACGAACTCAGAGCCGATGGACTGGCGTATCTTCTGCTCGATAAACTCATGTTCCATATCTTCATCGATGAAGGCCGCGAGGATGGGCTGCTGCTTCTGCTGCTGATTGAGCGTCACAGTATTGCCGCTGGAATCGGTATGCGTACCACTGGCCTGCTCGATCTCCACCTGATAGTTGACATCGTTGAAAGTGACAGGCTGGAAATCGCTGACGTATTCCTCTACAAAGTCATCGTTAAGCTCAGAGCAATCACCCATTTCCACACCCTTATACTGGCCAACCTCGAAGAGTGCCGGTTTCCAATCGCTGCTGCTGGTAGCATCGCCATTCACCTTGATACGATAGGCATTGCCAGTGGTGAGGTCGATGTAACACGTCTTATCGCGGTCGCCACCATACGCTTTCGGCGCACGGAAGATCTGCTCGTAGGTCTTAGAGGTGTCTGTTGATTTCTGAGGATAGTCGATATAGTCATAGTCCGTATCGTAATCCTTTACACCATTCTTCACGTTGGCACGCTGTTCCTTGGCATCTGATTCAGCCGAGTACTTCATACGGACACCCGTAATCTTCTCGGCCACCTTGTGCATGCTGATGACCTTACCTGGGAAGTCAATGGGTGCCTCGTTGGAACGGAATACATCACGAACGAAGTAAGCCGTAACATGGCGCTTCTCGTAGTCGTAGTGGAAACGGATGCCGAAAGAAGCCCAGAGCGAGTCGAGCACCGTCTGTACCGATTCGTCAGGGAAATTGTCGCTGTTGGCATACATCAGCATGATATCGGCCTTCATGGTCTCACCTGTCTTGGTTCCTTCTACGGTGATAGAAGTGACACCATTCTGACCGACAGAAGCATGACCGTCATACGTCTGTTGTCTCCAAGGGTCGTAGTAATGGTAATCGCAATCGTCGAGCTGCTTACCCTTCACGTCAGATATCTCAAACTGACCACCACAACCACGAGAGTCGAGCCATTCATTGATCTGCTGCTTGGTGGTGAAGAAACTATCGATGTCGGGGTATTTCTTCTCTTCATCGTACTTACAATGGGTGGTGAAGAAACACAGGTGGCGCATGTCCTCAATCTTCAGCAGTTCGGAGTTATCCCACGAAACACCGAGGTAGTCAAAAAGACAGTCGAGGAAATAGAGCACGTAGAAGCAGATGCCAGATTGCTGACGGTCGGCCTCCAGTACCCAATAGGGCCAGTGGTCGTTTGGGCCTAACTTCTGTGCCTTGGGCGATACGGTGGTAGTGGTTTTACCATCATCATCGATACCATGGTGCGTATAGGCTACACGGGCATTACAATACTTCGCATTGGGATATGGTTCTGACACATTGATATACGACTGAGCCACACGCGGCTTCTTAACCACGTTGCCGTTACCATACGACACCTCTTCCTTCAGGGCAGCTTTCTCTTTGCTATTAGTAGTCTCACAGCGTCCAGGGAACGAAAAACCGAGTGCCTGTGGCGTAAATTCAGCCTCGCTGGTGCGGTTAGAGGTGATGGAATGATCTTCGTCCGGTTTTTTACCATCGTAGGTGATTTTGATGTTGAAGTCATAGTTGACCGAACACTTCACATTACCAATCTTCTCGCCGATGAGTATCTTATCCTTTACAGGGATGTCGCGGCAGTTTAGCTGACCGATGAGATCCTGCATGGAGTGCTCAGAGGCAGAGATATTCATCGTAAGAGCGTTGTCAATCTCTTCATCCTCAGAGGTCACGAGCGTACCAGAACGGAAGGGTTGGTTATCCACGACGATACGCATCTTCGTATGCTCCAGATTAACGGGACGGTCGATATTCGTAGGGTCGTCGATATTACCCAACAGGAAACGATTGCCCTCCATCGGCATCCGACAGGGGTAAGAAAACATTTCGTTGTCGTTAAACAACGGATTCTGGTCGTCGATATCTATCGAGAAATCGTCGGGGAGGTTCAGCGGGCGCTGCTTTCCATCCTTCAGGGCGGTAATGGCAATGTGGCTATTCATACTTACTGCTGTTTATAGTACAACTTAGCATTGGCTTGCACGGTGATGCGACGGTTGGTGAAGGAATAGACCATAGCATCGCCGGAAGCGACAATCTCCATGTGGCCATGGTCATCGAGACGGCCACCATTGACGTAGAGGGTAGCAGCATCATAGCAGGTGATGTTGCCCTTACCAGAGACAAAGGCAAAGTCGCGGGCGGTGAGCTTACCCTGTTCGATGACGGCACGGGCATGGCCTTTGACAATAACATCAGCACGGTCGGCAGCGACATGTACGGAACAGTTGTCATCGACGGTCACGGGCATATCGCCGAGGACATAGACACGATGACGGCCCGTGATAACCACCGGATTGATGGCCACGCCTTCGGGCTTATCGCCCACGAGTACCATACCACCGGAATTGGTAACGGGCGACTCGTTGTAATAGACACCGGCACGGATAATATCGGAGCGATAGACGGGATATAGTTTCGAAAAGGCCGTGATGACCTGCTCAGGCACCTCATGGAGCACACCAGCCCAGAAGCGTTGCCAGGCAGCCACCAGTTCGGGGACTGACTTAGCCTCGCGGAACATGTTCTGCGACTCCTGACAGTTATCGCTCTGCGAGAGGATATCTATACACAATTCTTGAAATCGAATGAAATATTGCTTATCCATTTTGTCTAATTGAAAATTGAGAATTGAAAATTGAAAATTAGAAGCTCACGATGTTCGGAATCTCCAAGCCGTCGTAGGTGGCGGTGACGATGAAGTTCACCTTGGCGCACATAGGCCAGGTAGGAGGCATGTCGGCATTACGGATGCGGATGGTTCGCGTCATAGGCTGCTCAGGCCAGTGGGCATTGCGCCATCCCTGGTCACTCTGTTTGTCGGCAGGTGTGCGAGTATCGGTATCTTCGCCATAGTTGCCGGTATAACGCTCCCACGCCCAATCTGAGTCTGTGAGTTGCGAAGTGATGTCGAAGTTACCACAGAACAGACGCGGATCGAGATAGAGGTCAACCTGTCCTGGTATCTGTGCGGAGGTGGTGATGAGTTGGGCGTTGGCATCGTAAAAACGGATGGTGAGATCGGCCACACCATAGAGCATCTTCCAGACAGATGATCCAGGGTAAGGTTCATCGTTAGTACTGGAATTGGCATTGAGATACCACTTGCAACCACCATAAGTAATCGTAGGATAGGCGCGAGAGGTGCGGGTGTACGTGACCGTCGGATCCCATTCGCCCATGAATACCTCATGGATGACTGCACGGGTCAACAGGAACGAGGCAGAGGTGGTATATACCTGGTCGCCATCCTCGGTATGGATGGTGCGCGAGGCAGCCACCACGAATACGGCACCCAGCTCAGGCACATCGGAGTAACGGAAGTAGAGCGCCGACGGAATACCATCGGGATATTGCTGGGCAATGGCAGCGTCCCATGCGGCATCGGCAGCAGAGTTACCAGACTGACGGGTGATGGTCATCTGATAGCCAGACTGAATGACCTGACCACTGACATCCTTCAGCACGAAGTCGGCACGTATCTGTTCGTCGGAGGCAATGGTACCATCAGGATTAGACAGTACGATTTCCACCTTATCAGAGAAACGGGTGAGTTGTTCGATGACACCATAGATATAAGCATCCTTGGTAACAAACGACTCACCATTGAACTCCTTGCGGTGGATGGTCTGACCTTCATCGTCGGTCACAAGCATGGTGAAGCCGGTGAGGTCGCCCCAACCTCCCATAAAGCAATGATCCTCCCATTCCCAAGTGTTGACACCTTGGAAGCGGGCCATGTAAGTAGTGGTATAGACGAAGAATGCCTGACGCTCCGGATGATTGTTGTCGAACGAGCCAGAGACACTGAGCACGCTCCACTGTTCGGGTGCGGGCGACCATACTTCAGGTTCGCCTTCCTCGGTGTCGAACTTACGCATTACAACGGTAACGAGACCGTTCTGATAGATCTTATCACCCTCCATAGGAGAGTAGCGGGCATCCTTAGCGATGTAATAGGTTGTATCATCGATGACGCGCTCCACCACGTCGCCTACGGCCTGCACACGGCAGTAGATAGACATGAAGCCCGCACGCTGGATGTTACCGTGATGGTCGTCGCTGTTGGCTGTGGCATTCTTCGAGCCGTCCATATTCGACCAGAAACCACGCAGGATATCGCCAATGATAAACTCACCAGGTTCGCCATCGTTCAAGTCGAGCACGAACTGGCAGGTGTGGTTGGCCTGATTGACATCGATAATCTCCTTCACACGGCCCTTACCGGCAGAGTCCCAACGGGTACCAGAGAGCACTTCAATCTGGTTATACTTGATGGTGGGGACAGATAGCGACTGCGACAGTTCGAGCGAACGGGCGATAATGGTACCATCGGGCAGGATGCGGGCACCATCACGCGAACCGATGCCCACCTGGATATCTTTCTCGAAGTTGCCGACGGTAACGGCCTTCAGAATGGTAATGGCACCCTGAGCGGTATCATCGTGAGTACGCGAGAGGTAACGCTGGCCCAACCACTTCGGCGTAACCACGCTATCCTCGGCATCCTCAGCGGTGTCATCGCCTGCCACGAACTTCAGCGTCTTACCACCAAGTACGAGAGTAGTAATAGAGGCCCACGATGCGGTCAGTTTCTCAAAGACAGCCTCGGAGATTGTTTTGAGGAACTTCACCATATTGGTGGTGGCGTTGTACTCCCACCAGGTGCCTTCACCTCCGGATGCAATGGCTTCGTCAGAAGCCAGCGAACCATTGTTGAACTGCTGTTCCCATGTGCGGTCTCTGAGTACACCACCATCTGATGAAGCAGAGATAATACCCTGCGTATAGATGTAATAGAAATCAGTGGGGCCTACCTGTGTACCTTCTTCGTTCTGTCCGTAAAGGTCGATTTCCTGTGGCGAGAATACCACCTGAGCCTGAGCATCGGCAGCCGTGCTCTTAGGAATGGCGATATAGACCCAGCGCTTATTGTTATCGTGGAACACCGTCGGCGAGGCAATGAGCGGCCAACGGCGGTAGTTGTGGGCATTATCATACTCCAAGCCAGTGATACCCTTCATGTAGCACATCACCATGGAACCGCTGGCGCAGTTGGCATGGATGTAGTTACGATCACCGGCAGCGTTGAGCTGGATGAAAAGGGCGCTGGGCGACACCCAATAGTTAGTGGGCTGGGCTTGGGTCATTTTTCAAATTGATAATTGAAAATTGAAAATTGAAAATTAAGACAATGCAGGGGTGACGAACATCACGGAACCTTCGGCGTTGTTTTGGAACTCAGGTTCGTAGTCATCGCCTGCTGACGCTTCGGGAGTAGCGGGAGCCACGTAGAGAGGAGAATCTTTGAAGGCTTCCAGGGCCTTTTCGTCGAGGTCGGGCTGGTGCGTCTGAAGATACTCTGAGAGGTCGGTCACACAGCGCACAGCCTCGTTGTGGGCAGCCGTGCGACGGGCATCATCGACCTTGATAACCTTGGTACGCTCTTCGAGGTGACGGGCCACACATTTGCGCAATTTATGAATTAATCGATTCATCAATTTATCATCGGTGCCCTTAGTAGCCACCTCTATGAGATAGTCGATGAAGTCCTCACCAAAGATGGGTCCTAAGACATCCTCCTGAATGGTGCGGAGGTCAGGGAGCATCTGAATGAACTTCTCGCGTGAGTCGTAGATATCGAGATATTCCTGAAGCACGGTGGCAGATGGAATGGCGAGACCGGCTGCGAGATAGAAGAAACGACTCTCCTTCCATTTCTCGGCTATCTCTCTCTTCTCGGTAGCTGCAACGGCTTCGGGTGAGTCGGCATCATCAGGCAACGGATCGGGTGACGGGTCTGGCATGGCAGCAACATCCTTCGTCCACTGTTCCAGGAGCACCAACAAACGATTAACGGCAGCATGGGCCTCCGTGATGCAAGTGGTTTTATAGTCGCGCACGGCATCGCGGTCGGCCTTGCCATAGTCATCAGCAGTAGCCATATTCACGCCAGATCCATTAACGCTGACAGCCTGGATATTTACGCTTCGGCCCAAAGCATCAAAAGTGACGACACGCTGGGCAACAGTCAGCAGACGGGCGTAGGGTGGAAGTGTAGCGCCGTCGGTCACTTGCTTAATGAACTCAGAGATACCATCCTCGCCACTGCGAAGAGTCTGGTAATACTCCACGATGGAGTCGTAGAGTGGCTGACCCAACTTCTCTAAAAGGAAGTCCTGTTCGCTACTATCGAGAAAACCCATAATGGACTCGATGTGATCAATAGCATTTGCCGGAGAATAGAGACGGAGCTCTTCGGTGGTAGATATTAACATGATATAAAACGTTTTATTTGCCACAAAATTAAAAAGTCACGGCCATAAGGTCGTGACAATTTCAAATGCGAAAGCCCGATATTTTACTTCTGGAGGTACTTCAGGATGCCTTCGACATGGAGGCGTTCGATGGCATGCTTACCAGAATCTGACAGGAGAAACTTCACGTCCAGTTTATTATCCTGGAATAGGTTTTCAGTGAGCACGGCGGGACAGTTGGTGTGGGCCAACACATAGAGATTGGATTCATAGTCACGATCACCATCAGTCTTATCCATACGAATAGGCGTTTGGTTGCTACCATAGTCACCATGAATCTTACCAGTGTTGACAATATCGATGTACTCGCGAAGGTTGGTGATGGCAGCATCATAGAGACATTCAGCGAGGTTGTCGGCCTTCGTCTTACCAGGCGACGTATAGGCAGCCCAGCCACCAGCACCATGCCACTTGCCATCAGCACCAGCGGCATTGAGGTGGACGCTCACGTAAATACAATCATACTGCTTACAAAGGTCGTTGACCAGACGGCAGCGCAGGGAGAGCTCACGCGACTGTTCGAGTTTGACATCCTTCGTCTGAAGATTCTGAGGCAGGTAGCCGTCCTCGTAGTCGATGACGACATTGTAACCGTAACTGCGTAACTTAGCTGCTATACTTTGGATCCTCTCACGGCAATAGACTGCCTCACGGATGGAACCATCAGGCGCACACTTGCCAGGTGTACTGAGCAAGTGCGGCGTACCGAGAATAATCATTGTTTGTTTCATAGATTGATGAATTTATGAAGTTATGAATTAATTATGAAGGAACTTATTGATGAAGTACTGCTGTCCCTTGGGTGTAACCTTCGTAATAAAGTGACAGGCCATTTCGCCATTTTCGGGATGCACGCCTTCATCGACAAAGAACAAGCCCATTTCAGAGTAACGCTGCATAGGCATATTAGAGAGCGTGAGATACTTGTTATCGCGAAGCCAACAGTACAGACGTTTCTCACCAATATCGTAGCCATTCTGCTGAAGGAGTTTGGCCATGTCGCGTACCAGGATGTTCGTCTTACTACCAATGACGGCATCTGCAAAGACCACCTTCGGGCGCTGATCTTCCAACTGCTGTTGCTGTTGTTTGTTCACAAGTTCCAAACGCTCCTTTTCTTCCTCAGCCTGGACTACCATCATTGCCAGCTGCTTGCGCGACAGTTGCTCGATGGAGTAGGAGCCAGTACGACGAATGGCAGGCAACACATCATACGTAATCCAGCGTTTGAACTGTTTGGCCTGCGGTAGTGTTGAACCAAGAACCAAAGAATACATTCCTGATTCATTGACAAACGAAACCGACACGACCTGCACAGCATCTGTACCGTCTGCCTTTTTGCCAGTAACTACCCCTATGTCGCGTTTTGCTACGTCGGGGTCATCAACATGTTTTGCAAGTGCATCACGCCCATTCTTATAGCCCAGCGCACGACAAAGATCCATCGCACAGAACTCTGGATTGTCGAATGACCCTGCTGTGCGGATTTCACCAAACTGCGGATGATTGAAAACCTGAATATTATCCATAATCGGGGAATTTAGGAGTTATCGGGGAGAATTAACCAATCAAATCAACCTTTGACTTATTATAATAGAAGAATTTACCTTCCACTTGCTCACCATTGACAAAATGTATAACCCAACAATAATAGATGGGATCTATATAATAGCCCTCATCATCGGTATAGAAGTTGACTTCTAAAGAAGAACCATCCAATGAAGTATCATAATCATCAGGTACAGCCCTTCCTTCATAAACAGGTTGATCACAAAGCGTCCCAGAGCGATTTGTCATAAACAAGCCACCCATAGGCTGTCCGTTTCCAAATCGACTAAAGCGAACAAGTCCAGTGAATTTGGCAATATCACGTATATATTTCCTTCCAGAAGGAGTAGTAGCTGCTGGTTCCAGGAACATACGTTTATTAGCTGCTTGTGCATCAGCGGCAGAAGCACAATACTGACCTGCATCGAATACATTAGCAGTTATCTTTGCCTCATAGAAATACATCGCAGTGGGCTGTCCGGCTGTATTCTTATTAAATATCTTATTATAATAGGAATAAGCATCGTCCATATTAACATCACTGTTATCATTAGCACCTACCAACTGATAACGATCCAAGAAACGGCTAACTTCATCCTGGGAAACCGTTTGAGAGATACCAGCAGGACCAAGGTCGTACATTAACAGTCCATCCTTATTGAAGAATTTCAGAACAGCACACCCATCATCATCAATACCCAATCTGATATTCGGGAAAGCATGAGTACCAAAGATATCCAATACGGCATCGTGCATTTCGACATGAGCACCACGATCATCCGGAGTAGTCAACAAACGAGCCACTGTCAACTTATCCGTAAAGATCTCTTCGGCAAACATGGAGTCCACAATGGTAAACTTCATTTTGTTACCCTTTTCCCAATGATCGGTATCTGCATAAGGCTGAATAGTAGATTTATAACCCAAGAAAGTCGTTCTACGTTTCATTCTAAACCAGTTGTAGCCACCATTTGCAGAGTCGAGAGCACGCACAACATCCCGAACACCATTACAATAATAATAAGTGTTTCCACTTACCCAGGTGCCACATGGATTATGGCTACACTCCGTAGAAGTATCATGCTCATTCTCACACCACTCAGTAGGCATTGCATTCTGTTCCAATTTGACCATGCAGATTTCCACATAGGTATTATACATTCTAAATAGAACTTTCTGCTCTGCCATCGTAATGGAAGATTTTGTTTGGAATGTCACAGAGTGGCGCGTCCAACCGAGGTTGTCACAATCGTCATCATCTTCATCCAACTGCCAGCAGACATTACAATCAGTAGGAAGATTGCTCTTCACAACACCATCCACGAAATAGGTTGTACCATTCTTAACAGCCGTCGGATAGAGAAATGTATAAATCTGCGAGTTATCGCCAACACTGAGAATGCGCCACCAGTTAATATGAACTATATCATTTTCCGTACCTGCATGGCCTGAAGTCTTATAGGCATAGAAACCAATCTTATAATAACCGGCTACGCTAACCGTGAAATTACCAGTCGTCACAGTGGTATCAGCCTTTGACAATAACGACGTATTGGTAGATTTACCCCAATCCTCAGTCTGACCATGATCGCCGGAATACCAGAGATAACCATTCAGACTAACATTATTATTATAAGCAGAGACAGAGCAACGACCATTATACTGAAGTTTATAAGTTCCAGCCTTCAGATAGATGTTCTGGAAATAGAAACCATAGGTATTACCATCCATATCCACATAACGACGGGTACGAGCATAGAAAGAAAGCGTGTACCATTCGTTACTCTTAATCTTCGCCAAAGCACCAGGATCAAAAACCACCTGCTGAAGGAAGTTCTTTTCGGATGCAGAAGTCGGGAAAGCGCCGAAAGCATTTAGAGCACCACGCGCTTGTGGAATAACTTCACCAACATTTTCAATACTACCAAGATTGTGCATCCACTTATCCATAGAGTCCTCAGAGTCGAATGCCGTTTGCTCTAAAAGATTTGGTTTCACCTCCGTATCACGCATCAGTACCAGACGCAGGATTTTCTTATTCTGCGAAGTATCGACAGAGTATTGAATATAACGACACTCCCAAAGATAGTTATTCTTTCCAGTTGGTGCCGTCGGACAATTAGCCGAACCACGTAAATACCAACCGTAAGTTTCCGTCAAATATGTAGTCTGCGGTGGTTCTACTGTAGTTGTCTGACAATAATAGAACTCATCAGAAGAAATACCGTTACCAGTAGGGCCACCATCACCCTTCTTACCATCAGAAATGACAGGGACAGTTTCTTTGTCAACAAGGATATAGTTACCTATATTCGAAACATAGAAAGAAGTAGAGGATGCAGTACAAATAATAAACTCTACGGCATCGTAGGTAGTAACATCGAGGGCCGTCAGAGAATGGCTACTATCAGAGCGATAGTAATCATAGCGGAAATAAGTACCCTCCCACGTCTGATTGCTACGGGTGCGACGACGATAATAAATGTAGTACTTACTATCAATACGCGAAGTTGCGTTTTCAACAGAGGTAATCGTACCTCCGTTATTCTTCTTATAGCCACACGTCAGTTCGAAAGTAGTAGGGCTATACCCACCGGCATCTGTACGCCCGATATTAATCTCACTGACGCTTGGCATCAAGTTATAAAGGATGGCATTTTCACCCTTCCCACCAGGACGGATGCCATTCATGGTCAGTACCAAGTCAGCAGTGCGGTCGGCACCATCGATGGTAGATTTAACCGTAATAGTGATATTCGTAGAAGTAATAGACGTACCGGACTTGATATAGATCTTCACGTTTGCATTCGTGGTACCAAGACCAGTAACAACAGCCTTATAGGTAGCTGCTGGAGTAGGAGAGCCTTCGGCGGCATAATCAGACCCCAATTCATAACTACCAATCTTACAGACAATGCCTCCAGAACTCTTGATAGTCTGCTTGGTATTGCCCTTATAGAAACATACATTAGTCTCAATATACTGCTCACTGGTAGTCTTACCATCAGCATCACAGGCTACTGAATCCATTTCATTGTCAAGATCGGCCACATAAGGCGATGTACCGTCCTCTACGAGTTTACGCTGCTCACTCCATTCAGAGGCGGCAATCTTATCGGTCGTACCCGTGCCAACAGCTGTTGCCTGAATAACCCAGCAAGGATGACCATCTGTAGAAGGAATGTTCTGCGACCAACCAGCCAAAGGATTGGTACCAGAACCAGTCAAAGCGCCCGTAGAAAACGTGTAGGTTAATTCGACAGTTGGCTTATCTGGAGTCGTTGCACCACGCTTATAGAGGAATACGGGTGCAATGTGCATACCATCCTTATTATACAAGACAGGCGAGCTCCATTCGTTAGCCGCAATGGTATCAGTATCGCTGCTGCTATAAGCCGTGGCCACAATAATATATAGCGGATTGCCATCATTGGCTGGTACGGTCTGAGACCAACTGTTAAAACCATCACCCGTGAGTTTTCCTGTTGAGAAGGTATAGGTCAGCGTACCGGTAGGTTTATCGCTTGCTGTCAGGGCCGTAGCACTGCGACGGAAAAGTTGTACGGTAGCGGTGTTATCGCCAGCCTTACTAACCTGATGAGCAATACAGATACCTGAGAGGTTGCCAGAGGCATTGGTACAACGATAGGTAGCCGTATGGCCATTGTGTGTATCTGTAGCCGTACCAACGACCGTAAAGAGGTCGCCCTTACGGGCTCCGTTACGAATGCTGCTGGTGTCAGTGAAAGTGTCACTATGACCTATCACACCATAACCAGGATCAGTATTCCACTGAGCTTCTGTGAAATTATTACGCTGCACAGAACAAACAATACCATAGCCACGCTCATTCTGACGGACTACAGGCACATCCTCGATATCGATGATATTAGCATCCGCAATACCACCAACGGTAGTTGCAGACGACATCACAAACTCTATGGCTGCATAAGTATCAGAGTTCTTAACCTGAATACCACTCTTGGTCATCTGGGTATAACTGCCATAGGTGCCATCGGCATTCTTTATACGATAGTAGATGTAATAGCGACTATCAATGTTGGTATGCTGATTGTCGCCCTTACCATTAACGGTAGTAACCGTGCCATCCTGATTCTTAACATAACCGCAATAGACATACATCGAAGAAGGGATGAGCACATTACTATCATCGCGGACGAAGGGTATCTCAGAGAGCGAAGGCAGCAGATTATAGGTGGCTCCGGATTTATCGGTCACGAGTGTAAAGTCGGCACTGTAAGAGTGTCCGTTATAGGTAAGCGTGATTTTCTTCACATAACGGGCATCACTGACTGTAGTACCTTTTGCAAAAGACCATGTGTAGGTGACTTCACCATCAGCAATATTGACGGTTGGCGTGACACCCGCAATGACCATAGAGGCAGCAGGTGTCGGCGTGATACCCGACGGAATGATACCTGCACCTTTGATAATGCGGGCCGTCGTGCTCACATCAGTCTTTGACGTAACTTTACCATTGGCATCGACGGGAACAGCGTCCATCTGATTGGTGAGGTCGCAAACGAATGCGTCCTCACCTTGCTTCAGGGCCGTCAATGCGAAATTATTCGATATAACCGGATTCATCTTCGAAATTGAAAATTGAGAATTGAGAATTAAGAATTAGGGCAGCGCCTTGTTATTGCGCTGTCACGATACCCATAATCTTATAGCCGTTCTGGGCCACGAAATCATAACCGATGGTGACAGATCCCTTATGGTTGGTAACTGTCATCGACGGGCCTCCGGATATCTCACCCTGATTACCGTTATACAACTTCAGACCGAAGGTATTGTAGGCCGTATTGATAGCCGTAGAATCCTCCATCGTAGCTACCCATGCCGTCACGATGACGCTCTCACCAGGCGACAGCTGACCACTGAAATCGCTGTTGCTACCATTCATCGAGATATAGAGGTATTCTGGATCCTGCGTATCATCGATAGAGGCAAAAGCAGAAGTCACTTTATTGGTATGAGCCGAGTCAGTGAAGAAATCGACACGGATGACCAGATTATCCGTTACATCGGACTCCGTGAAAGTCAACTGCTTCTTATCGGCTGAGTTAGAAATCTCGGTACCAGTACCGGCATCGTACCACTTACAGAACCACGAGGCAGGTGCGCGTCCGCTGTCATCATAAAGCGAAGCCTTGATGGTGACACTGCTACCAGCACCCGTCTTTGCGGAGATAATGGCAGACTCAGGCGACAGCAAACCGAGATAGCCCTGCGTACTCATTTCAGCAATCTTCACGTCAACCGAACACATCGGGAACTGAAGTTGCTTACCATTGAGTTCGACAGAACCCTGATAGCTGATGCTGTCGAGGTCGGTGTTGCCCTCAGAAGCGAGGTTAGATATAATAGTCAGTTCCTCTACCAAGACATCGACACCACCCAATTCTACAGTCGTCGTACCCAAATGGAAGAGCGGGTCGTTGGCTGCATCCTTGAAGTTGGTGGACTTGCCATCAGCACCAAACTGAATCTGGATATCGTTGTAGTACCACTTAGCCTGGAATATCTGATTTTTACTCATATATACCGAGCCACGACGGATGACCGGATAAAGCGACGGACGGGTAGAGGCATCACCCTTCCAGTCGGGAACAGCTGTGCCACTACGAGGATTGAAATTCTGCGAGAGCGATCCGTTGATACGAAGAGAACCCTGTACGGTAATACCCTCTTGGAGTGCCGTAATCGCAAAATGGTTGGATATTGAATTTGGCATAACGTTACAAGTTGAGAGTTGAGAGTTGAGAATTGAGAGTTAAAAAGAACACCAGGAGACTGCCGATATAAGAGGCATAGCAGATGGCTTCGCTGATTAATACGGACTTATGATCGTACCAACGTGGCTTATCGCCAGCCGTAAGACTGTCGAGTAAGAACCACACCATCAGCAGCCAGAGCGCGAGGAACCAGGGACAGATAATCAGTACACAGACCTGCGAGAAGATACCACCGGCAATAGAGAGGATATAGTGTGTACGAATCATTTCCTTCAGGAACAGTGGCATGGCACCCGTGAATCCGATACAAACCAGCGTGAAGAATCCAAAAACCTCCAGACCTTTGTAACTCAGGGCCTCGATTGCAGGGATGCACGTCAGCAGTGCCACCACCCAGAGCCATGCCGTCCATAGCCAGCGCCAACCACCTTCAGGCAGCACATAGACCATCGACGATATGCTATCGGGCAATGCACCGAGCCTCCAGGTGGCCACGCCCACGTAGAGCGTGACCAACAGGAGAGACAGTATTAACAGCGTAACCATAGCGGAAAGAATCATTAATGATTACTCAGCCTCGCCGACGAAATCCAACTGTGTGGGATAGCCCTGTGTGAAGTCGTAGGCCAGCACATCAGCCACATTGTCGAGGGCCAGCACAGCAGCCTTGTGGCGGGCCGTCTGGTCGTAGCACTGACGGGCATAACGCTCCAGATCCTTAATCAGGCCAATAGCCAGGTCGATAGGCAGGGTGATGACCAATTCGCCATACACAAGGTTGGTCTGTGCCAATCCCTCTTCCTTCTCATCGTTGAAACGCTGACGAAGGGTCTGACGCAGTTCACGGTCGAGCCACATGTCAATAGCATCGAAGGTGAAGTTGTTGACGGCATCGCTGATGTCGTACTGACTGATGCGGGCAATGACGGCCTTCTTTGCATAAGCCAGGATGCCAGACTCGTTGCCGTAGCCTTCCATCACACTCTTCATCACCAATGCAGCCACTTCGTCGGCCTTGAACTCAGGGAATCCGGCTGCCATGACAGCCTCCTTTACGCGCTCCTCGTTGAGCGGATTATCCATACGCACAACGTAAGCCAGATAGATGGTACGAGGCTCCTGCTCGCCACTCTCTGCACCATTGTTAGACACTGCCGTACCAGTCTCTACGTCGAAATTGATACGAACCTGAGCACCCTCGTACTCGATGAGAGCGGGCTGCTCGTTAAACTCGATTTTCTTAATCTCTGTCATAATAGCTATTATTTAAAAGTGAATACTATTCTATCTCATAGTCGGGGAGACCACCGGTCTTATTCATGTTTACCAACATGCCTTTGAACGGAAAACCATCCTGATTCTTCACATACTCCATCGTCTTGATGAGCTTCTGGTTGTCTGTAAAGAACTTGAACAGCTGACCATGCTCCTCTACCTGAATGAGCGTAGATTTCTTCTCTCTGCCATTCTTGCTGAATTTCGAACGTACACCAATCTCGGCATCACGGAAGATAATCTCACGACCCACGAAGATGGAGGCGCTGCATCGCGTACCTTTAAGCATACGCTTGCCCTCGCCATCCACTTCCTCAAATTTCGGAACCATCAGCTCCTTAAAAGATTTCATTCCCATAACTCTGCACCAGAAAGAGAAACCATCACAGTACATCAGCCATCCCTTATAGGAGGTAGCAACCTGATAGCGAATCATAGGATCCTTGATATTGTGCATACGACACATAAAGATGCCCTTCATGCGCTTACGAAGATGTGTGCGGTTCATATAGAAACGATAGCCCACGAAATCGCAGAAATGCTCGTTATCGATAATCTGCATCCCCACCTCTTCGTGTAGTGGCTGCTCCATCACTTTGTTGGCATATTCCTCTAAGAAGTTACTGGCCTTCCACACCTCCTTCTTATCCTCTCCGATCAGCAGGATATCATCGCAATAGACGAATATCCTCACCTCGAAACGACGCATCACCTCACGGCAAACGCCACATGTGTAGAGGTTGGCTATGGGCTGTATAGGAAACAAGCCTATACCCAATCCCTGCTCACAGACCGTAACCGCTTCATGGAACAGATAGCGGATGCCACTGTCGCCGAAGAGGTTGCAAACACAGTCGAAGGCTTTCTGCTGATTGATGTTGTGATAGAACTTCACGAAATCCCGCTTGATCCAATACAACCTACCTGCCTTCGCATGCTCACTGATGTATCGTTTCACACGCTTGGATGCGAAGTGCATACCCTTACCAGAGATACTGGCATACGAATCATAGTAATAGAATCGCTTCATTATAGGGTAGGACACATTCATCAGCGCGTGATGAACGATGTGGTCAGGATAATATGGGAGCTTCGTCAGACGGCGAACCTTACCACAGGGACACAACTGATCACAGACCGTCGGTTTACTGGTGTGATAGGTTCTCGCCTCCAAAGCATCGTGTATCTCCTTAATGAACTCATCAGGACGGCTGTCGAAGATACGAACACCCTTATGATAGTTCCTTGGAGAAGCCTTGCCCTTACGCGCCTCTTTCTCACCGACACGAATGTTATTCATGTCGTAAACCATACTGAAACGAACCTTTCGGTTCTTACCTCTCAGCCTGGCTTTACGCTTATAGGCCAGTTCTGCCATACAATATGCTTGCCCACACAAATCTGACTACAACGACCTTCTCTAACGGCCTTCTACACTTTCTCGGCTCTCAGGGGTTCGGTATATGCGTACAACTGCATTGCTTACTTGCGTGAGGGGACTCTGTTGCCTTGCGGCTCATACCCAACGCCTCCTAATTCGCTCTGTCGGGATTTATCCCTCCATCGAGACAGGCGCAAACGTGTGCTCCGTAGCTTTACCTCGGTCAACACGTAACCATTGTAAAGGGGAACGAAGCTCTGGAAAAAAGGAATACAACGACTCCCTTTCATGTATAGAATTTCAGGCGAGCGCCGATGTTCGTGTTCGAGTTCGAGAAGGCGTTATTCGAGTTCGAGTTCGAAAGCCCACAGTGAGCGCCATTATTGGCGTTACCACCCACGTTCAGCAGCTCCACGTTGTATTGCCTTTCGCATGGTAGATGTCACCACCACCATACTTCGTGTGTACTTATTCCTGCTAAGTAGTAGAAGGATAGGAACCTCACTTATCAGGCCACACACGCATATCTTTGTGCAATTCAGGAAAACCGTCATGGTTTCTTCGTTGCTGTCATCATCATGTCAAAGATCTATTCTCCGTTAAAAGGCTCCTTGCGGATTACCCTTCTGGATTTTATTAATTAGTTATTTAATTCAATTGTAAGTAAAGGCACAGGGCGCTTCGCGCCTAATTCCGCTCAGGCTGCTACGCAGCCCCGTGCATTACGAGAAAACGCCTGTTGGCTGGCTATTGTCCGCTACGCGGCCAATGCCACCAACTCCGCGCCGCTGACGATTTCCGGTTCTCCGTAGAAGGCCAGGCGAGCGCCGAGGGACGCGTACGAGCGCGAGAAGGCGTCAGCCGAGCCCGAGTACGAAAGCCCACAGAGAGCGCCATAAGAGGCGGGACCACCCACGACCAGCAGCTCTCCTGTCGTAGCGGCCCAATAACCGTCGCAGTAGTATGTCGTAGCACTACCACCGCTAACGCTCTGGCAAATCATATCCCAGAACTCGCCACATTGCATAGATACAATGTAACTACCAGAAGCAGCAGAGAGGCATTCAAACTCATGGTCGAAGGCGGCATCACCATTGCTTACGGTGTTGCTTACGATGTTACCATTATAAACAACAGCCTTACGAGTCTGACCGTCCATATAGAAGCGGATGCCAGGACGGAACTCCCACAACTTACCCCAAAGATCCTCAAAGCCGAAGAGCTTCACAGGGTACTGGTCGCCCAGGGTAGAGTCATTGTAAAGCACAGAACCAGAACCATCGCCCAGATGCTTCAGCAAGCCAGTAGGCACGTCACGACATGCCTCCCAATTCGAATGCTGGAAACCGGCACCGATAGTAGCCTGTGAATTGAGATTGCCATAGCGAGCCTGGTAAAGGGCATTGATCAGGCAGAAGAAACCATAGTTAGCAAGGCCCCATTCCGAACCGAGGTTAGCCTGCACGCGATCCCAGAAGGCCTGCATTGTCTTACTGTGAGCGGGCTTGTAACCAGGGCGAGAGTGCCAGTCGTTCGTGCCATTGCTACCATTGGCAGGATAGCCCATCAGATAGGCACCTACCCAATGAGGAGATCCGAACGTCTTACCACCATCGATAGGAGTAAGGCCACCGAAATCCATGTGCTTACCCTGACCCTTGAAATGGCAGTCAGGAACCTTTACCATACACTCGAAGAGTTCAGGGTTAGTAACTGGCGTACCATCAGCAAAACGATCCCAATTTGAACCATTGAGCTTGGCAGCATAGACCTTACCATTCTTAATTAAAAGCATGTAACCACCCATCTGAGCCTGGTAAAGTTCAGCGGCACCACGATTAGAGAGATTGATAGCAGGGCTACTGGACTCCTCCAAGGTGTACTGCGTAGCAATGGCACCTACTGCTGGAGCAGGAGTAGCACCCTCCATGACTTCTGAGGGCGTTGCCTCATAGACATTGTTCTGATTGGTGATAGTAAGAACCTTCGAGATTCCTTCACCAGAAGCGAGAGTTGTCTTTGATTTAATCATAATAAATAATGTATTAAAGAGTTATTTTTAAGAGCGTATTGCGAAGGTCTGTCCGAAAGAGAGTTCTATCTCATCACCACCAGAAAGACCTACGATGTCATAGACACCCCGCATACCCAGGTTAGGGTCGAGGATGAACTTTTCGAGATTCTGACCGAAGAGATATGACTGTGGCACATCCACTTCCAGGTCATGCTTGTTAAGAAACACCGGAGAAGCACTGCTGCCCTGCTTGCGGATGACCCATGAGGTCAAAAGCCAGTGCTTCTTTTCCGCTGTTGTCAGGTCATTGTGCTTCTGACAATGTACGATCAGACCGAAACGCATGCTGGCATTCTCAGCAAAGATGCGGTCGCCTCCATAGGAGAACACCTGTGCATTGAGCTTGGGCCATCGCCATGCGATGCTTGCCGTAGCCTCATTGTTGACATCAGGAGCAGCAGTCTGAGCTCCGTTGGTCACACCGATGCGACAGCGAACCATCAGCGACTCGATATAATCCATGTCAACTCTCAGTTTCTTGGTATTCTTACCGCTGACATACCAGAGGCACGAGGCATCGATGGTTTTCCACGTCTGGCCCATATTGTCGGAATAATCCCAGAACCACGCCACACGGTCGTCATAAAGAATGGCACCCTTGCGGCATTCAGCCTCTATATCGTAGATGGGCGAGGCAGCATGAAGCGGATAGTGCTTCAGCGTCTTATCGCACAGGAGCGATATAGCATACTGTTCCTTCGCCTTCAGTACGGCATTGAGCTGCAACGTATCAGAGAGGACTATCGGCTGTGAGTTTCGGGGGTCGGTAACACGTACCTCACAATAGACCTTCGCGCCTGCCAGGTGAGTAAAGTTCTTACGAACGTAGAGATCACGGCCAACGATATAGAAATCCTTCGTCGGGTCGGTATCTGTAACCTGTCCGCTTTCGGCATCATCAATATACCAGAACACCTGCGGAGAGAGGTCGGCCATATCAATCAGACCATCTTCATCCTGGATGAAGTAGTTGGCATGCAGGCGCAATGTCCCGTCCGTCTGATGACCGTTCTCATCGAACACAGGAGTCTTGGTATGATCCGGAAACCACTCCAGCGCTGCCTGACTGTAGAACTGCGTCGTTGACAGATTACCCAATGGCTCTATGCGAAGCACAGTAGTCAAGGGGCGATAGGTCATCGTCACCGACAACGGTTGGGAGTTATTGAGCCTTTTCATACCTTAGCTACTAACTGTTAGAAGGTTTCGGACGTGCGATGACATCGTAGTCAACCAGCGTTTCCATTACATACTTAATGAGTGTCAGCGGCGTAATGGCGTGCGGCTGTCCGTCAGTACCAATACACATGATACGACGAATCAGCGTCGGATCCTCCGTCGTAGGCATATTGACACTGGTAGCGGCAGCGATGGCCTCGGAGAGGTCATAGTGAAGGTTCCACCATTCCGTATCAGTAACCGCATGACCGATATTATTCGGTTTCTTCGACTCATAGAGGGCCGCGCCCTGCTGTACGATATCAAGGATATCATACTGCTGGGAAGCACTGTAGGCACCCTTGCTTTTCTGTAAGATTCTTGCGATGTTTAAAGGCATATCATTATCATTTTAAGAGTTTCCACTTGCAGGTGCGGGCGTGAAGGTCAAGTAACCTGTCTCGTAATCCACACCGAATGTACCATTAACAGAGCCGGTCTGCACGAGCATGCCGGTATCATAGTCAACAGACAGCATGAAGCTACCGTCGTCGGCCTCCAGTTGGGTCACGCGGTCGCTCAATGCTGCATGTGCGACATTAGTAGCGAACTTGGCCACGGCCAGTACTGACATCTTCTTCAGCAACAGACCAAGTGGACTTAATTTCTTCTTTGCCATAGTTTCTTTCTTTTCGCATTACAGCAAACGACTTTCGGTGGGCGAGGGTGCCAGGATAACAAGGAACACCCTCGCCACCGTCAGTCATTCATCACGGATTACTCGTCCTCGATGGAGTCGTCACTTACAGCAGGCAGAGTGGTAGTAACCATAGTGCTGTTAGAAGCGTAACCGAACCAGCTGGCGATCTCAGCGTCAGAGCAGAGAGCGATGTTCAGCTTGTTCAGGTTCTCCTTGTCCTGAGCGGACATAGCACCGTTAGTACCACCGACACCAGCGGTAGAAGGAGTAGCCAGAGCGAGCTTCAGACCAGCAGAGGTCAGAGCCAGACCGTTAGCATTGCTGCTGTCGATCTTGATGGCCAGCTTCTTAGCGCCATCGGTAGAACCAGTGAACTCCAGACCGCCGTTAGCGTCGAGGTCGATGGTGATAACGTTGTTGGAAACGTTGATACCATTACCACCGGTGTAAACGTCGATGAGCTCGCTCAGGTTCACGCTCAGGTACTCGTCGGTTGCAGAACCGCTCTTCACGTTGATGGTGAACAGAGCCCAGATACCAGCAGCGTTGATAGAAGAAGGAGCCTCGTATGGAGTAACGGCAGTACCGTTCTCAGATACGATCACCCACTTGCCTTCAAGGGCACCAGTACCGGCTTCGACGGTCACGCGCTTCACAGCTGTTACCAGGAAGTCCTTCGGGATGTTGACCTTACCGATCAGGTTGTCCTGAGTAACCTCAGACTCCAACGTTACACCCTTTGCGAAGATGTAAGTTTTCAGATAGCCCGTCTCGGCAGTGCCCTGCTCGATGATGTGAACGGCGTTAGCAGCAACCTGCTCATCCGTGTACGTCTTGGCTACAAAACCAAGTTTCTTGAGAATCAACTCAAGTTCAGATAACTTTTTCTTTGCCATAATGCTTGAAAAATTTGGGGTTAATAAAAATGTGAACTATTCTGATGGTGCAAGCACCGTTTCAGACTTGTTAGGGTTCCTCCGGACTTTCGGGTGTTTCCGGTGTCTCAGGAGTTTCTGGATTCTCTGGGGTCTCTGGGGTCTCAGGATTTTCCGGTGTCTCAGGGTTCTCAGGCGTTTCGGCGTTTTGGTTCTGATTGTCATCACCACCTTCAGCGTCGTCATCGCCCGTATCAGGAGCATCACCATCAGGGAAGAAGATATCCTCAATATCCTGTTCGGTCAGTCCGATGTTATTCATTTCGTCAAGACCAGCCAGGACTTCCTCAGAAAGATCTTCGCGCTTGATACTGCCATCCTGAATAGAATCGCTATTCACGGTGTCCTTTGGAATGGGTACGCCTGGTGTGATGTCAGAGCCACCACCACCGCTACCCTTGATAGGCTCTATGTCGCACGACACGGGACGCGCATCACAACGTAGGCGATACTGCTGACCACTGGCAGAGCCAGTCAGAGAAAACTCGTTCTTAGTACCAATGGTGAAAGAACGCAGTTTGCGCCAAACATCGTTCTCATCCGCACGGGTATCTACATGAACCAAATTCAGAGCCTCACGGTCGAAGGCCATACTCACTTTGCTGTCGCCTTCGAACACCGTCGAGACGAAGCTGGGATAATCGTAAGAGAAATCAAGACTTGTCATATCTTTCCGTTTTAAAATTTCTGCAAGCAAAGTTAGCAAATACCTTCTTCGACTACGTGACAAACTGATTATCGGGGTACGGAAATAATTAGCCAGGAATAGGCAGACACATACCCGACATGGCTGTAAGATGATAGCGACAGCCGATATAAAGCGAGTCGAAAGCATCGGTGCCGTCGGTACGGTATTCCAGTCGTACTGCATCGTCAGCATCCTCGGACAGCTTCTCACCACTCTTACGTTTGCGGAAACCCTTATAGCCTATTTCCACCTCTGCTGTCTGCATGGCCACTATCAGCGCCTCGTTATTCTCGCGGTTAATACGGATGGCGGGATAACTCACGCCAGCCAGCGACTCATTGATATCGGCATACTTTTTTTCGTGGCCCAACGGCGAGCCCATATCCACAGGTCGTACATTCCAACCATAACGGGTCAATTCATTTATCACCACATCCTTAAAGTCCTCCATGCCCTCGATGGCATAGCCCTTGAACTTTGCCGTCGCATCGTAGAAATACACCACCTCCTTACACTTCGACATCTTAGGCTTATAGTAGTGGTTCCAGTCGGCCATCAATTCACGCAGTTTGCGCTCATGTTTGACATACATAGAGGAAAGTACATTGAGGCATTCCTGATTGTCGCGCTTATAGAGTTGGCCCGTAACAACCCAGTTGATATTGGCGTTATAGTCCATGCTGATATACAGAGGGGCAGCATCCACTACGTCACCATCGAGCGTACAATCCTTAATGGTCTGGAGGTCGCCAAAGTTAGGTGTCTCGTATTCCTCTTGCTCCATCGTACCACCCACGATGCCCGTCGCCATGCGCTTGGTAAACGAGTTGTCGATAGCCGGACAGTCATCAGGAATATAGCCGTGAATGTTTTCAATATCGAGGTTTGAATAAAAGCCGTCGTTACTCTTAGCCACCTTCTTATTCAGAATAGATATGGCAAAGACGACCGGCGGCAGGTCACGCGCCATGCGAGCTATGTACGACTCGCCAACAATATCAAGGTTGTCGAGGGTAGAGACACGCCAAAAGGCAAAGGCATTGCACTGTAACTCACGGATCTTCTTAGCATACGACTTCGACTGATTAATCATCTGCATGTCGAAGTCCTGTTCTGGGGTAATGAGATACTTATGACAGAAAATCAATTCCGCTTCTTCAGGCGTGATGAGTTTGTAGTTTACGGCCATGTCGAGCATCGCTTTGTTAATGCGCTTGCCGTAGTTAGGAAGAATCTTAAACGGCCCTTCGTGGTTCATCATGGCTTCTGCCTTGATGCGGATTGCCTCGATATCCTCCGGACGCTGTACGATAGGCACACACTTATCTTTCTCGGCTGCATCCATCAGATCATTGTAGTAGATGACGCGCTCGGCATACGCCTGCAATTCATCCTGGATTTCACGATAGGTCTTATCCACCAACGGGCCTGTGTCCGGATGTGCGTCGAGCTTATCCTCCTCCTTTTCGAGCCAGTTGCCCTTGCTGGTCAATGAGGCATCAGAGGCAAAGAAGGTGCTCTTGAACATCGGGTTATCCTCGGTGTAGCCCAGATTGCCGTAGGGGTCAACAATACCCGACAGGGCAGGCATAACCTCACCATCGAGTTTCGATTTCGACATGAACTTACACTCATCAGCCACAATGGAATTGGCTGTAATAGAGTTGGCAGATCCGGTGACGGCGAGTGAAATGAGTTGCCAAAGTGTACCATTGGCAAACCAAATGCAGTTATCCCAGGTCTTTGGCTTAATGATCGGCGACTTCACCCAACGAGGCGGTTTGCCCCATCCGAAATGACGGCCCTCCTTCAGTCCGAAGAAACGCTCAATAGCTGCTATCGTACCTGGCACGGTACGGGTGTATAGCTGCTTGCGCGAGTTACCAAGCCAGATGTTCGTAGCACGGGGCATAGACTTCGACACCCGATAGATGCGAGGGCCTAACGTGCCATCAGTCTTACCGAAACGACGGGCACCAAGTAAGCGTCCGTCGCGCACGTTCATTAAATATATAAGGTATTGCTTATAATTTAAATAGACCTTCCTCATGGCAATGGATCTTCGTCAAACACATCCTTTTCTGGTTCCTTATCACCTTCTTCGTCGGGCATTTCCCAGGTGCCGTCGCTGTTCTGAATCATGTCAATCACCTGTTTGTCGGTCAGACCATAGCGACGGGCCAGTTTCTTACGCTCTTCGTCAGTGTAGTTCACACGGTCACGTTTCACGACAGAGACATCATGCGTCAGCACAATATCCGAGTCAGGCATCTGCTCCTCCGCATCATCCTTTTCCTTGAAGCCGTTGTAGAGATCCATCTTCAGGTCTGCACCTGACTTCACACTTCTGGGGTCGCCCATTTTCATGCCCTCGCGGATTAGCCAGTCTGAGGCATCCTGCACCTTCGCACGTTCGATGTTATCCATCGGCACCTCAAAGCGTCCGATGATATGATTGAAGAGTGCGAGGTCATTGCTAATCTCGGTCGGTGTACGCGGAATGCCAGGGCGCACATTCATGGCATCTACATACTCCTGGGCCTTTGCGTCACCCTCGGCAGCACGACGGAGTAAGATAGGGTACTCACGGGCTGCAATGTTACGGAGCACATCAGAGGCACGGAGTTGCTTATCCTGAAGCCATCGCTGATAGACCTCATAGGCGAGCATGGCACGGAAACGCTGGTCGGGCGACATCACCATCTTTTCGATGGAAATGCCACCTAACAGCCAACGTTCGACCTTATCAAAGTATTTCTCTGAGGGCTTCGACATTACGCAATACCTTTGGCAATATGCTTACGTTTGCGCTTATTCTGCTTATCCTTACCTGTGCGCATCAGGTACTCGCCATATTCCTTGGGCGACATGCCGTAGTTACCGGCGATACGCAGACCACCGCCACCAGGGATGGTAGGATTCTGAAGATACTGCTGCACCGTCTGACCAGGATTAGCACGCTGTGCCTGCTGGCCCTGCTGATTGAGGTAACGCTGCGGAGCCTGTTGTGTGACTTGCTGGCCTTTGACCTGCTGCATAGACTGTTCAGCCAACTGCTGACCCGATGGTGATGATACCAAACCCAGAGCACCGGCAGCCATAGCGCCGAGTACTGTCATAACTTTACTCTTCTTCATTTTTCTTTGATTTTTTGTTATTAATAGTATAATTTTCCGCATCCTTACGGGCTGCTTCCAAAACGGGATAGTAGTGCTTTGCCTCTTCCTCACCAGCCAGTTCCACCAGCTGCTGATAACGCTCCTCCATCGTCTTTACACGGCGAGGGGTGTTGAGCTTATCCTTACGGGTGAGATACTTAATGAGGTCGGCGATTTCCTTCTTCTTCTTTTCCTCGGCCTCGCGGATCTTTGCCTGCTCAGGGTCGTTACGCTTGATGTCGTCGATGACCTGCTGTTTGATGGTAGCCTTCTGCTGGTCATCAAACTTATCCCAATACACACGGAGCTTGCTACGCCACTCCTGCGGGTCGGCCTTCGCTGCCTGGATCTTCGCGATATAGGTGGTATCTTCCTTCAGACGTACATAGACATGAGCCAGTTCGCTATCCACATGTTCATAGATACTCTCGTACTGCTGCTTATACGTCACGGCATCTTCAGAATAAGGTGCCACCTCTTCCTCCGGCTTACCAGCCAGAGCAAGCGCCTTTGCCGTTGCCGCACAGTCGGATTCCTTCTGACGCAAATCACGCACAGTCTCTACGGCCTCCTGAAGGGCAGGGGAGAGCAACCACTTGATTTCATCCAGGCGAAGCAGCGTGCCACCACCCATCGAGCCAGAGACCGATTCCGTGTCGGGTGTCTCTACAACGGGGATATCACTCTTTTTACCAAACAGCGTCTCTTCCTTTTCCTCCTGTTCCTGGCGCTCCTTCTCAGCCTGCAACTGACGGGCAGCCTGTTCATCCTTCGTAGGACGGCCCACATGGGGAGTCAGAAGATTGGGGTCGTTAAGATCCACGGTTTTCATCATACCTATCATACCCTGTACCTCCGTGGCCACCTTATCGGCATAGCGACGGAGCAATTTACAACGGGCTCCATAATCCTTAAACCTGAGAGATTCCTGTACGAACGCACGGCAGTAGGCAAACGGCTCCATCATGTGAAGGCCGCGCTCAAACTCCGCAAACAGTTCGCCGGTCACGCCCTTCTTCTCAATCTGCGGCAGAGTGGCGGCATACCATTGCTGAAAGTCGGACAGCCAGGAAGTACGCTCCTGCTGCGACATCTGATTGAATAATTTTTTTTCCATACTTTTACTTTCGATGTTCGATATTCAAATTCACGTAAGCAAAGGTAGGAAACCTATCGGGGAAGTACGTGACAAAAATCGGGGATAGAAAAAACCCGCATCGGGGATAGTCCTCGGTGCGGGCCTTATGATTGTAAACGAAACGCGCTTACTGTGCAGAAACCAGCAGTGAATCCCAGCCGTCTGCTGGAGCGGTCACGTACAGGTTCTGATACAGAACACCGTTCAGGTGGAACTCCAGTGTGGTCTGGCGGTCGTCAGAGGTAGCAGCGCCCGTGTCGGATGAGATACCGCCCTGCTCCACCTTCACGCGATGGTTGGGATCGTACATAATTTGCATGTCGCCAGTCTGACCATCAGGAACGATGATACAGATGTCGAGGTTGTTCAATGCACGGCTCAACTCAGCGATACGTTTGTTGACGCTCTCAATGGTAGCATTGTAGGTGAGGTTGAAACCACCGTTGTTACCCTGGCTCTCGCCCTTGATCTGCTGTGTCTCATCCTTCAGGTCGAACTTATACAAGCCCTTACCGCTCTTGAAGGTAGGAGTAGAGTAGATGCAACCGCTAAGAGTCATAGGAGCAGCGAGGTCGCCCTTCACGAAGTAATATGCTACAGCCGATGTACCACCGATGTTTTCGAGGCAGTTCTCTTCATTCAGGTAGTCGGCCAGCTCAGGACAATTAATATTTGCCATATTCTTACTCTTTTTTAATTGATTACTTAATGCAGAAAAATAAAAAGCGGAAGGGCCGGAGCCCTCCCAGACTTTTTTACTGATAGAAGGCGGTGATAGCCATTGGCATACCGGTAGCGGTGATGGTGATCTCCTTCTCGGTCTTGCCGTTGCTCCACTGCTTGAACACCTTGTGGCCTTCGGCAGAGCCTTCAACAGCCTTCAGGGTAATCAGCGCGTTAGGAGCGAACTCCAGGGCCTTCGGATAATCCTGACCGTTCACCTGTACCTTAGCACCCTCATCGGCACCGTCGAGGGTTACAACCAACTTAGAGTTCTCGTAGTCACCATTGATGACGTTCTCAGCAATAGAGCCATCGCTCATCACGAATGCGCTGGGGAGCGGATTCATAATGCGGGTGCCCTGGATTGACTGGATCTGGAAGATCACATCCTGAGCGTCCTCATCCGAACCGAACTGAGTCTTAACAAAAGACTGGTTGTTTTCAGAATCCACACCATACTGGAGGTTTCCAGGTATTGTGGCCATCATACGGGTACCAACACCCCAAGCGTCAGAGGGACAGAACTCTACACGAGGCATTTCAGGCACAGTGAAGTTGCCATTAGGCAGGTAGTTCACCTTAGCATTGCCGTGATACTTGTTGGCATAACCCTGAGCGATGTAGAGACCACGCAGGATGTCAACATGCAACTTCACGAGCTTCTGCTGACGGAGGCGACCATCCCACTTGGTGTACCACTCCAGAGCGGTGTCGAACGGAGTAGAGTCGTGGGCATCGGTAGGAGCAGAGATAGCGTCGCAAGGAATCAGGTTCTTATTCTGTACGCTGATAATGCCGTCGGCAATATCATGGGCCATGTCAGTATGGAAACCATCGTACAGAGAGAGCTTCTGCTTGTCCTCATCGAGGCTGTCCTCATTCTCCATGTCACCGAAGAAGAGGTTGCTCTTCAAATCCTCTGCGTAGCTCTTCAGGATTGCCTCTACTGCTACGGTTGACATGGGGTATTCGCCACCAGGCTTGCCGTCTGTACCAAAGACAGTCTCAACGTAGTTGTCGATGTTGTCTTTGTAACGGTTCCATGTCAGCTTCGCAATCAGGGTGCGCTCCTTCAGGAAGCCAATCTTGTTTTCAACGGGTGTACCAACCTTCTTACGGCGAGTGGTACCACCCTTACGAACCAACAGGTGATCAGTCTTTTTGAACTGTACGCCTGAAATCACACTAATACCAAGACGGTCGAGCAGTTCAGGATCCTCGTAAGCGGGGCCCATAATGATCTGCTTACCAACTTGCTCGGCTACGTGGGTCAGCGCCTCACGACCGATGAACTCTGGAGCTTTGTTGTCAGCCATAATTCTAATGTTTTTAAAGGGTTAATAATTGGAAATACTTAAACTTGGTGAGCCTTCTTCCATGCCTCACGAATCTCCTTATTCTCCTTTGGAGACTTAGAGTGGTCGTAGGCAGGCATACCACCTTCCTCAGCAGCGGGAGCTTCTGCACCCTGGCCATTGTTGGCGGGAGAGCCACCCTTCTCAGCAGCGGGAGCGGCAGTCATAGCCTCGATCTGACCCTTCTGGTCGGCGATAATCTGATTGGCTTCGTCGAGCTTTGCCTGGAGGTCTTTTGCTTCACCCTCGGCTTTCTCGCGTGCATCCTTCTCCGTCTGGAGAGCTTCAGTGTGCTCAGTGTTGAGCTTTTCGATGGCCTGGTTGTGCTCCTCATTGAGGTTAGCAATGGCCTGCTCGTGAGCTTCGTTCAGTTCCTTCTCACGGTTAGCGACAGCTTCCTCACGCTCAGTCTGGGCGTTGTCAACCTGTCCCTGAAGGGTCTGAATCTTTTCCTCAGCAGCAGCCTTTTCAGTGGCATGCTGTTCAAGAGTCTGGTCGAGTGCGTCGAGCATTTCGGGTACGAAATGTGCGCCTTCCTCGGTCTGTACCAGTTCCTCTACACCGCAAGCGGTGGCAATGTTCTTGTACTCTTTCATACTGTTGTTATTATTTGGGGTTAAAGAATTAGCATTAGCGGCTGGTGCGGGGTCATCCTCTGGCACGTCATCCTCCGGAGCCACCGGCTTTACACGAGTGATAGGCTCGGCAGAACCGTTAGCCACCTCAAAGGCACGGGTAATCACCTCACCCAGCGTCATTTGTCCGTCACACAGGATGCCAGTCACCTTATCAGCCTCGAACAGCTTACCATGGATGTGCTCTTCCTTAGCAGCAGGAAAGGCAGCCTGAATATCCTTACGGAACTGTACGCCATCCTCCTTCAACTCTTCGATGAGCACCTTATCATTCTTCGGGTCATCGGCGAGGTCACGATACCATTTGTTTTTGTCATAGGACTCAGGATCGTAGAGCTCATGGAAGGTCTCATTGGTGTACTTGTTTGTAGTACCATTCTTCTCGGTGTAGAACACAGCCATCACACCGATAGAGCCAAACAAATCTTTGGGGTGCATGTAGTACACTTCATCACAGACAGAAGCGAGATACATAGCTGCTGATGCACAAAGGCCGTCAACGAAGGCATACACCTTCTGACCACGCTCATGCGCATACTCGATAGCCTGTTTAAAGTCATTGATAGCCCAAGCGGAACCACCAGGGGAGTTGATGACAAAGACATGTGCCTTGCAGAACTCGTTATTAGCAGCCTCCATGAGCCAGTCGCGCAGATCCATAGAGCCATAAGAACAGGCACCACCTTCGCGAGTGATAGGGCCAGCCACCGGCATAACATTGACAAAAGGCGCATCCATATCATCCATCCACCAGCGCGACTCTACCTTGCCTTGCTCCGTAACCTGATACTCCTTTATTTCAGGAGCGGCATCCTCGGCAGACTTGATGAGTTGCATGGCGTATGGCTTTTTCTTTTTGTCAAACTCCAAACCGATATGACCATTCAAATTTTGTTCCCACATCGTGCGAGAACCATGAACATACTCAGGCATGATCATCCACTTCTTCGTTGACAATATTTCCAGTAATCCGTTCATACTTTTTCGCTTTTAGTTTAAAAATTCTATCGCAAAAGTAATGAAACGTGCGGGCGAGGTCGTGATGTGGTTTTCCTTAATATATTAGGGTTTTAGGACGTTTTAAGGCATAAAAAAGCCCCGACAGCGTTTCGCAACGACATCGGGGATGGAACAATTACTGTTATTTACGTGGTTAGATTCAATATACCTTATTATATATATAGAGGCCGGTTTAATTGGTTGGTGATGCCAGACGGATGAGGGCCGACATGGACTGCAACTTGATTTTCAGAGTGGTCACACTGTTATTACTCTGCGTCTCATCGATGGTGGCCATCGACGCATTAGGCAGGGCGTAGGACAAATCCTTAGCGCCATTATTGCGGGTATAGACCACATTAAAATCCTTTCCGTTCAATGCTTCAATAGCCGATTCTACCTGCTGTCGAGCCAGTTGCACAGCGGCCTGCAAGTCATGTGTATAGACGTTTCCAGAGGCTTGGCGGGCATTCTGTACCTTCAGCGTCGGCACATCCTGCATCGGGGTGTCATCACTCAGCGGCAAAGTCAGCGTCAGCACCGGATCGCCCGTAAAGAGATTGCTATTCACAAACTGCACGCTGTTCACTTGGGCAGGAACAGGCATGCTGCACTGCGAGGCCAGATAGACATCCACGCGCACGATGTCATCCTGGCGAAGTTCCAAACATAAATTCTCGTTCATAATCTTATCTTTTTTGATGGTTATTACTCTAACGTTAGAGGTGTGACAGGGGTGTGACAAAAAAACATAGAAAATACCTCATTATTTAACATCTTTTCGTAGTCGATTTTGACCTTTTTTACAATTTAATCGTATTTCGGTAATCCACCCCTTAATTCGTACTCGTCAACTCGCGTAATCTCAGCGTCACCTATCACGTCGGCTTCATTCGCCATACGCTTACCTCCCTCGCGCCAGCGGAATATCTGACGACGCAGGTGTTCACGCTCTTTGTTATCATGCGACACTGGAATATCCCACTTCATAAAGAAACGCTCCAGGATCTCTACATCCGTGCGATCGATGCGCTGCTCACGACACCAGTCACGCTGTCGCTCTTCAAAGTAAAGGTATTCTCGGATGAACCTCTGTCTAAAAATTCTACGAAGCTGGTTGGCAGCCGATGTATCGAGGGTATGCGAGCTGCTGACCAGTTCTATACGACCATCCACATATATCTCCCTGGGCAGGGCGATGCACAGAAACTCGTAAGCCTCGCGACGGGTCTTGTTAGGCAGACGCTCCAACGTACACACCTCAGCGTAGGTCAGGTAATCCTTCGGGTCGCGCTGGATAATCGGTTTGCCACCTTCAGGCAGACGACCACGCAACATGTTATTCCAGGCAGACTGAGAATAGCAACAGGCACGACGCTGTTGTGTCTCAGGCACGATGCGAAGGCTATGCACCATCACAGCATATTCATCAGAACATTGCGACAGTTGGATAGGTGTCTGTTTTGAAATTGAGTTTCCATTACCATCGGCACGCATAAAGCTACCGACATACTTAGATACACGCAGATAGATCTTAGGCATAGTGATTTCCTTACTTACTATAGTCTTTATTCAGGTTTTCAATTTTCCAAAATTCAGCAAAGGCACTTTCGAGCTTTGCACCACGAGAGTAGTCCCACATGGGGAGTTTCAGGATAGCATCACAACCATGCAGCTTACAGATATCAATAAGCATCTGGAGTTGGTAGGGCAGGCGACGAAAGAGCCAGTTCCACCATCCCCACATCTTCAACGGATTAACGGGACGGTGGCCCAAGCCTATCAGATTCTTCTCAGCCCTCGCAAACTGCGATTCTACCCATTCAGGATCACAGCCGGTTATCGGCCCAGAGATATACACTTTCTTCGATGTCATTACTTCACACCAGTATGTCCGTAACCACCTTCACCACGTTCTGTCTCATCGAGGACATCAACGGGAATAAACTCTGCATGCTCATGGCGGGCAATGACCATCTGAGCAATACGCTCACCATCCTCAATGATAAACGGCTCATCACTGAGGTTAATCAGTATAACGCCCACGTCACCACGATAATCGGCATCCACAGTGCCAGGTGCATTCAGCACTGTTATACCCTTCTTCAGGGCCAGGCCACTACGCGGACGTACCTGTGCCTCGTAACCGACAGGCAAAGCGATATGCAATCCCGTTGGTACCAAACGACGCTCCATAGGTTTGAGCACTATCGGCTCATCGATGTTTGCACGCAGATCCATACCGGCTGACAGCTCAGTGGCATAAGCGGGTAGGGGATGGTGCGACTTGTTTACAATCTTAATCTTCATATATTCAATTCTTTTAATTTTTGTTCTGCTTCCATTTGTTCTACTTCGTATGGGTCGATAAGGTCAGAAAGGGCAACCAGGCGAATACGACCACCACCGGCATTACATACCAAGACTTTGTGCTCCAAATCTATCTGCAACACACACGGCTCATCAGACATCATCTGCCGAACCATTTCGGCTGCCTTATTCATATCCATAACCACCTTCGATTTCCTCTTTAGTAAATCTGATAATATCCATCTTCTCGAATGTTTCTGATATTCCAGTATATCTTTCCGGACTTCATTACAAACCCAGACGATTTGCTCCCTCGTAAACCCATGCTCGGCTGCTACCTGAGCATAGCGTTTGAAGCCGTCCATTAACAGATTCACCTTCGACACCATTATCCGTTTGAGTCCTGTTCGGCGATTTGTTCTTTCGCCTTCTTAAATTCCTTCATCATATCAATCACCATAGCATTCAGAGCGGCTTCTACGCCCATCATCAGATAGGAGATAGAGCCAACCATCGTTATCAAGTGATTCAGCCGTTCGTACTCAGGTTCAGTTTCCTTATACTTCTGCTGGCACACTTGCATATTCTTCAATGTCTGTGCGATAATGCTCTGCGTCATCGGCAATTCTTTCGCTGCCATCGAGAGCGACACACCCCAAAGCGATTCTTCTACCATACTATTCTTTTCCTTCCATTTTGTTACGCATCAGGATTTGAAGGGCTTCGTCACCTCGGCCCATCTTATTCATCAACAGTGCCACGTTCGTATCGAAGTCGCGACTCTGCACTATCAGGAGGGCAATCAATGCCAGGTGCTTCAACTGATTCGACTGGATAGCCGTAATCTCGATCACCTTATCCAACATACCCTTCTCAGTCCAACCACGTTCGCGAAGCTGTGGAAGGTTCTGCATGAACTTATCCGATGCCATAATCATATTCACCAGATACTCCAGGAGTCCACGCTTATCCTTCAACAAATTCGCTATGTCAACATTCATATTTGCCATACTACAACTGCTCTACAAAATGATCAATATTTGCGATTTCAGACTCCACCAACTTATACATAAGGGCATTGAAAGTTGCCTCATGGATGCTTGCGGTCTTTTTAGTGGTACCCATATTCACAACCACATGCACCTCTGCCTGCGTCACATACGAAGAAAGCAGTTCCTGTATTGCTACCAACTTCTTACGCTTCTCAGCAAATAGCGCTGCTGTGTCTAAATTCTCTACCTTCATCAGTCTATCTTCTGTAAACGTTCATCTATAAATTCCAAGTCATCGTCATGGTAGGTGATTCCACTCTCCGTGTTATGCCACATATTATAATACGATGTACCAAAATCCTCTATGGGAAAATCATCCACCATCACCTCTTCGCCAGAATCTATCACCCTTGCACGAATCATCGGCCTATCCTTTTTATAGTAGTTCTTACGATGCAGAAACTCTTCATGTTTCTGGCGAATAGACTCCTGACTACGATACTTGCATTCATCACACAGATAATGTCCCATGCCGTCACAACGACCTTCTGGCGTTCCTTTCTCGAAATCATCACAATCGAGATCAGAATCCGGCTTCTGTTTGTTTTGAGCACTACTTACGGCACCCATAAAGCGCGTAAAGATTGGCAGAGGCACATTCTCAGCTTGAAATTTCTCAACCATCACGCGGTCGATTGTCTCACTGTCCGAACACTCCAGCACGACAGTCAATGATATTGGATATTTCTTTATTTCAGCCATTTATTTTTTATGTTTCAATATCTTTTCAATATTCTTATTAATCATGTGATCAACCATAATATCTTCCACTGTAGCATATTTGAAGCGTTGACGGCATCGAAAGCATTCATAGCAAGCCTTCATCTTACGTCCCTCCTGATGTATTACTACCAGATGCAGTTGGTGTCCCAGGATGCTACACAGAAACCGTTTCCACTTATAGTGCTTTGGATGATTTACATGCACTTCCATCCTAATCTTCTTTCTCTAACTGTTCACGAATAGCTTGCTGGAGTACCGGCAGGATGAACTTAGCATGGCGACGTGCGGCCATTTCAACCTTTTTGGCCGACGTAAACCACTCCACTTCGCAGAGCTTACCACCAAAATAATCTGGCGAGATACCTACCATAAACTTACGAATGCCATCCTTACCAGGAGCGTTAAAAACATGATAGAAATTGCCATATTCAGAATAGGCCATATAAAGCCCATCAGAAGTCAGGATGACACGAGCCAACCATTCACCACGTTCATCTTTCAGGTCATACATGAACACCTGCACACCAGGTTTATTTGACAGACAGCATGTATTACCAATAAGTTCACGCTGACCATGGAAATTTTCTTCAGCACCAGGTTCAAGTAAATCTCTATTGTCATAAACATTTCCGACAATCTCCATACGATTATAGTCTGGCACCTCACCTATAACCGATGGTAACAGACAATTCTTTCCCCAAGTAAAACACCATCCGCTAATCTCCACCGGATTGCCATCAGGAACAAAATCCTTCAATGCTGCCAGATGCCTTACCTGGCGTTGCCACTCTACGATAAAAAGTCGAGTAGTGCCATCAGGAATAGTCAATGCAAGAATATCATCCTCAAAGATTGGCTTACCCTTCTTATCAAACCAACCCGTAAACCTTCCAATGGTGTTAGGATTAACTCTAACAGATTCCAACGGAGAAATATGAATATGCGGAGTTGAGCACATAGTATGTGGCTCACCTACCACCCAACGGCCATCATCTACGGCCTTTGCACGAAATATATTACTATTCATAACTCTACTAATTTGTATTCTGAGGGTTTTCGTTCTGCGCCAGCTTTTCCTGTCTGCGAAGTTGTGCTGCACGACTATTACGGGTCTTAAACAACACTTCCTTTGCACGCTCTTTCAATTTCTTAAAGAAGGGGAATACATAATGCTCCATCTTCTCATCAGTCATCCACTGCATACCGACAAAGATCTGCATCAGCATTTCTGCCAGAATTTCTATCGAGAGGTTTGGATCGCAATTATGCTTCTTAAACACCTCAGACATTTCAGCCAGGATTGCCGATTTCTCTTTCATGTACTCCTGTTCAGGAGTCAACTGTTCTTTCTTTTCTTCAGCCATAATCTTATTTTAATATCAGTTGCAAAGCGAATCGGGCATTACCGGCATCGCCTACGCGAACCACTTCATTATATACTTGTTCAAGACTACGAGGATTCACCTCTTTAAACTTATTCATTTCTGGAATAGTCAGTTTATGACCTGCCAGCGTCGCTATCTTAAACAACATGGCGGTACGACTCAGACCGTTTCCTCTGAAGGGCGATTTTACCCCCCCCCTGTTTCACTCCAACATTAGACCTATTCATTGTAACATTCCTTTATAGTTCAACGTCGGATTATACAACACATCACAAAACCAGACATCGCCATTGGCACGAACGCACATTCTACAGTTTTCCAAATACGGCTCACTCTCAATAGTAAACTCACCACCATACTTATTAGTGACTTTCACGCCAGGCTTCAGGAAATCCAAGAAATCCTTAAAATCATAAGAGGTAAAGATACTGAGTAGGTCACGCTCACCATTCCAATCATAACAAATCAAACCGGTGCCCATACTTTCTGCTACGACCTTCGCTTTAGTAGCTATAGCCGAACAATTCCTGAGCGTAATTTTCTGTACGCACACATCAGGAACATGCTTTTTTACTTCATTCTTTGTCATACGTTCAATTCTCTAAAAATATATTCATATATTACACATTCAACACCACATATTTACCTTCAATCTTACACTGGCGCAAGCGACGGTCACACTCATGGCCAAAGGCAACGAGTACAGAGCCAAAGAACGGCGAACCAGTAGAGCCTTCTGGCGTAATGAATTTGATGCGATGACGCATAAAGAGCATCGAGGCAGCCTTAGTAAAGATGACCTCCTGGAACAGCAAATTATCCACCTGATTCTTCAGCAGCGCAATACCATTGCCATGCTTGGCCAGTTTCTCCACAAACGGACGAAGCAAAGGACGGCTATAAGGTGGATTCATAAACACAACAGCAGTATCGGGCCACGTCTGACTCAATCCATCCTGCTCCTGATTGAACGACAACGGCGCAATCTCGTATGGAGGTTGCATAGGCGCACACGGATCGAGGTCAAACGGGCCGAGTTCATCAATCACCCAACGAGGGGTGTACCACTCATCGGAACTGACTACTGGATTCTGCTGTATTCTATTTGCCATGATTATACCTTCTCAGGATCAACCAAAACCCAATCGTCGGCCAACATATCGGTCTGCGATGCCAGCCAACCATTCACGATAGAACCATCAGCAGCCTTCATACAGATATACTGAGTGAAGAAACGCTCCTTACGCTCATTAGGATGGTTCTTAACCCACTGCTTGAAGTTGTAGGGCAACGACTTCACAGTATCGATGATAAAGTCATCCTTCAACATGTCAAACGGACGCATGAAAAGGAACATGCCCTTACCATTCCAACCTTCACGGGCCACCAGAAAACCATGCTTCAGCGAACCGATAGCCTGGCCAAAGCTACCACTCTGACCAACCTGTAACACCTGCGATTCCGAGGCACCCGTCACATAACATGTTTCCATGTCGCCACGAGTAAACTTACCATCAAAATCTTTGTTTTCAGTCTTTTTCTGAGTCTCTACTGCGCCAAGATATTTCTCGGCCATTTCGTCTAAATTCGTCATAATAATACCGTGTTTAAATAAATATTTCGATAACTGTTTTCCTAACCAGTCAGTCCAATCTAATACCACAAATAACGCCCAGAAATAGTTGTAGGCTGGAACAAACATCATCAGCTGCTTCTTCAAAGCACTACTGCAATAGCGTTTACCAGTCCAGGCATTACGGCATGTCACCACCAGGAAGTCAATAAACAAGATGACTACCGGCACCAAGTAACCGTATATGATTGTGGCATCAATGAGCTTATCCATACTATTCTAAAAATTTGGGATAAAGGTCGATCAGTTTGAAGGCGTAGGCATAGACTTCGGGATTGGAGTCCCAGGTGCCTTTGCCACATACATGGTCGATCATGTCGATAAAGCACTCACGCAAATTGCTATGGATGTTATGCCGAATGCTGACATGATACTTTCCGTTAGGAAGTTTCTTACGCTTGATGTCGAGCCAGGTAAAGTCACCCGTTTCCTTCGTCTTGATGTCCGTCGCGCTCATAAGACCATGGAAAATACCCTCACGCAACATGTCGGCCTCGGAGATATCCTGAAGGTGCTCACGACGTTTCTCGGTAATCTCTATTTGGTACTGCATCAGCTCCGGACGGACAAAGAGTTTGTTTTCCCACGCGGGCAACTGCATAGGATGCTCCACACCCAACTCACGCTGCAAGCGATGGATAAACCTGATCTTATCGCCAGGAGTGGGCAGACTGCGCCAGATAAAGCCATAACCTTCTGCGATAGCCACCCGTTCGCCCACCTCATACTGTCGGCGGTCTGTGGTCAACCGGCGGGTCATATCCTTCTTACCCTCTGTAACCAGCGTAGTAAGACCCTGCGTAAAGCGGATGATCGGCAACTTATCCATCACTTTTTTGGTTTCTCTACCTTCAACGTAGCCTTCTTTGCCGTGTTCACAGTAGCCTTCACTGCTGGCTTCTTTTTCTTACGGGAATGCTTGGCTTCCTCAGCTGCTTTCGCCATACGCTGCACGAGCACGGCATCCTGCATGGGTTTATACACGGGCAACAGTTCGTTGAAGGCATCGAGTGGAGTGATACCCTTCATGTCGCCCAACTGCTCAACCATAAATAGAATATCGCACGTACTGATACAGGCTGCCATCAGCAGGGCCATCGAGGTATGCTTCTGGAGCAAGTCGCTCTGAATGATATAACCTCCAACGAGTGCGGTCAGTTGTGTTTCCAGACCCTCTACCTCTTTTTCCAGAGCCTTCAACTCCTGAAGTTCCTCTTTGGTCTTAGGCTCATGCTGTTTCATCATCACTTCCATTGCAATGCGGACAAAATCACCCTTCTTCAATGGACGCTGCTTAGTTTCTTTCTTTTCTGCCATAATTATTCTGGTTTTTGTTCATTATAAAATTTCTTGATACTATCCTTCCAAACGACCTTAAAGAAACCGTTCTCGCGCTGGAGTTTGTGAACGGCATCCATGAAACGGTCACACTGTTGCCAGTCGTAGCGGTTCTTAGAGTAAGGCGACAGGAGGCCGATGCGGTATTCCTCCACCAGTCCGGTAGTGTTCAGAATACACGTCAGCGACGACTCGAAATCAATCACTGGCTCCAACGATACCCAGATATGGAAACCCATATCATGCAGGCGACGAATGAAGGTGATGCGGTCGGCATTGCTGGGCGCATAAGGCTCCAGTTCATTATGCCCCGTCAACGTAAAACCAATGTGCAACAAATCGCGATACTCCCAAAGGAATTGGGCATTACGGTACCACCATGTCGTTTTGGTCAGCAGCCACACAGGAACACCATGCTCCAGAGCATAACGCGCACAGCGATATGTCAGGTTCCACTGTTCCTGAAGCAATGGGTCAGTACTGAAAGAGAAGAAAATGCCACCGTCAGTCTTAAACTGCTCCTGGTAGGCATCCACTTCTTTACAGAAGCGTCGGTAAGCCTTCTCTTCAGTACCACCCACTTTCTTCTCAATCTCAGGCACAGCACCACCGAGCTGCTTTCCCATCGGGCCACGACGCAAGTAGCAATAAGTACACTGATGACGACAACCTTTATACAGATTGCAACCCCATACGGCATACTCCGCTGCGGGGCCTTCCGGCTTATAAATGGCACGATGGGCGAGAGGTCGTTTCATACCTATTTATCATAATTATTATTATAGTAACGTCGAGCTTTCACCGCCATAGACCCGCATCTGGGGTAAAATGACATCGTGGATCTGCTGTGCAGCGATATGTGCATTGGGATGCGGTTTACCGGTTTCACCTGTCAGACGCAAACGCATGATATTGCGCCACTCAAACACATTGTAAGTGTAAGCCACACGGGTAGCAGCATCGAGACAGAGGAACCCACGCGCATCCTGTGCGGGCAGTCCCAGACGGAGGCCCAGCATATAGCACCATTCCGACATCTTCCAACCAACACGCGCCAGCAGCTTCTTCGACCAGTGCGCACACTCATACCAATGCGGCAGACAGATGGTGATGCCACCACGTTTGCCAAAGTTGACATATCGTGTCGATTGCTCGGCGATATTGTTAGGTGAAGTGCGGTTCAGCTCTCTCGAAGTAGATATCTGTGTAGTCACACATACGGTATAACGAATGAGTGCGAAGGCCGTCGGGAAATTCAACTCCTTAGCCTTGGCCACAAAGTCCTGGAGTGTCACCTCGTAGGGTTTCAGTTCCTTGGCGATGGCCTTTGCATCCATCAGGAAATGACGGTTTGTAGAGACAAAGAAGGTACGCTCCTTTTTCTTCTTATCCTTATGGTAGCGGATGCACACATAAGGGGTGTTATTGAGGGCCGTAATGAGCCACAAGGGAAACACGCTGTTGTCGGGTTCACCCTTCACAGCAAAGACGAAATAGGCACTGCCATGTCGGAACATCGACAGGTGCTTACGCTTCAGCAACATGTCGCAGAAGTCCTCTGCGCTTTTCTGGCCACCCTCGGAGGCGTAGCACAGACGGGCAGCACGAGCCACCTGTTCCTGCCATACCTCCGGAGAGGGCCAAAGTTCAACTGTAGGTTTTATTAATTGCATATCAATCGTTGAAAAGTTAATATCCTCTGAGGGTTATTCCCGCATCCTTACAGCGGGCAAAGAAATACGCTATCGAGATCTTATCCGGACTGGAATTGTACTTGAACTTTTCTTCCACATCCTTTGCATTATACTTCGACACATTGATACGGCTCACGCGGTCAAAGAACTCGAAGCCGTAGGGTGCCGGAAGGTTGGCCAACGACAGGCCCACACGAAACCACACATCGTAGTCATTCACAATGTCGGTATTGGTACGCTCCAGCAGCTCTACCATCCGGCGCACACGCTCAACCAACTGGTCGTCACTCTCGCCACTGCTGCTATACACCGCTGCCTTCGGAGCCAACACCTGTTCGCTGGTCTCTAAGCACACACCGGCATAAGCCAGGGCATGTTCATTGATATAGGGATCTGAGTCATACGAAGCAAAGCGTATGCGAGTCACGTCACCACACTTACGGTCTATCTGGATGCCCAGCGCCGAGTACTCACGCAACAGGGCCTTGAACTGTTCCTTATGGTATTGCGGATAGAGCAACGGAATGAGAGCGAAGTAGCCGGTACCACTGCACGACTTCATCAGCAGCGCCACTTCAGGACGGTGGCGAAGGGTACGCAGGATGCTCTTCATATCGCCCAGGCTCTCGTTATCCTGATGATCGATATCTATGCAGAGGAATCCCGTATGCTGTGCCAGATGCGACCCACGACGCGACACCATTTCCTTCACTATGAACTTCTCACCCGTCCGGCGGTTGGTCTTTTCCACCTCCACCTCTCGCGGCTCAAAGAGTCCGGAGAGTGTAGCGCCTGGAAGGAACTGCTTGGTCTCGCGGTATTCGTCAGATGCCTTTGCAGCCTTCTCGCCCATCGTCTCTACCATGCCACGCAACTTCTCAACCACAGGCTGCCAGCGATCCGTCATACAGAACTCGCGGATGGTCATCGACTGGATGATCTCACCCGTTTCCATATCTACGAAGCGCCCGACGTTATCTTTCGCATCGGTATAGACAGAACACATGCGGTCGAAAATGGAGTCCATTACCTATTTATTATTATAATAGTTGTAATAGTTATGCCACTTGGCCCAGGCCCATTCCACCAGAATATTGATGAGCCATGCCAGACAGAAACCGAGGCCCATCAGCCAGAAGCCACGCCAGAACCAATACGACAGAACAAAACACAGGGTACCAAGAAACAGGTGTACCAATGTCTCTACTGGATAATCCTTATGGAAATAACCCTTGCGCCATTTCCAGTCTTTGTCGGGCGACTCATCCTTACTGTACTGATAGGATATCAGACCGGCGGTAGCCATCGAACCAATGAACATGCCGACAGGTAACGTCCAACCACCACCGAGGATGCCCAGCGCGATCACCGTCAACAGCGACATCAACAATACCCAATTCAGGATAACGAGATAGATTTTCATAAGCGTTTCACCTTATATGATATTTGTTATTCGCGGACAAAGTTAAACATAATATTTGAATAGACAAAATAAAAATCTATTTAATTTCTTATATCGTGTAAGTTTTAACATTTGAACACAATCGGAGCCACCAAATAATCCGTTTTCGAGGTCGAGGAAATTTTCTCCCTGACCAGGGATATTTTCTCCTTTTGAACCTCAAAACTACTTTTTGCAGCCCGAATCCCCAATTTCTGTAAAGTCAAAAACGGGGAAAAAAGTTATCGAAAGTTATGAAAAGATTTCAAAAGGAGATTTCGAAATAGCTTTAACTCGCTGAAAATCAGACATAAACATTGGTAAAAAGTTATTTTTACCTTTTTTCTAAAAAACTTAGTACACACGGGAAGAAAAATAGAAAACAGAATTTATGACAAAAATTCCATGAAAACCGCTCGCTTTATGCCACCTCCCCTCGCCCCCAAGTATCTGATAATCAAAGGAGAAAGTGGAACTTTCGCTTTGTTGCTCAATTCCTTTTAGGGTACGGGATTTCTATCTCTATCAGAGAGAAATTTTTTCTCAAAATATATATGAGGTATGCGGAAAACCATCATTTTCTCCTTTTGACCCTCTGGAAATGCCCAGGAATGCCCTAAATAGAGGGAAAGGAGAAAAATATTAATTCATCCTCGAAATTTCCTTGAATATCTTTTAGTAGTTTCAGGGATTTTTCGTACCTTTGTACCCAGTATTAAATTGGGGTATTATGCCCTAATTACATTAGGTCAGAGAGGTGGCGGTGCCACCATTTTGATTACTACCGTAGGTGCGGAGTAAGATTACTACCGTAGGTGCGGGAAAACGCGAGATTTAGATTACCTTGGTGGCGGGAAAGCCGCGAGAGGGATATATGACAAGCGAGGGCCGTGCTTCACAGCACAGCCCTCGAACGATTACTATACATAAACAGATGTATGTAATACAAGATTTTACTAATACTTAACCTAAAACTAATCTACTAACTACTAACTAAAAATTCAAATATCATAATGAAGAATGCCCATCCGCTGATGGTGCATTAAGGTTTCGAGATAATGATAGAACTGTTGGTGCCACCGAAGCCGAAGGCGTTACACAACACATGATTGATATTAGTGACTGTCGGCTTGGTTGGAATATTCAGACGTGCGGCAGCTGGTTCCGGCTGTTCCAGATTGATATGCGGAGCCACAAAACCACCCTGCATCTGGATAAGTGCATAGACCACCTGTGATACACCAGACATCCAGCACTCGTGGCCTGTCAAACACTTCGTAGAGACCACGAAGGGATTACCGATAGGTTTCCCTACCCCACATGTATATTTCGGCAGCCAGAGCGACAATGACAGCAGCGCATCGGCTTCAGCACGGTCGCCATCCTGCGTTGATGTGGCATGTGCCATAATCATCGATAGCTGCTCCGGATTGATGTCGGCATCCTGAATGGCGTTGCTCATACAGCGGAAAATACTCTCTGCTGAAGGCGTAACGATGTCGGGCGACGTACAGAAGCCATAACCGCGAACCGTGGCCATGGGCTTACGATTACCCATAGCAGCATGCTCGGCGCTCTCCAGGATAACACAGGCAGCACCACCGCTCGGCACCAGACCGTCACGGGCTGCATCGAAAGGACGGCTTGCCTTCTCAGGATCATCGGCACGCTGCGAGAAGATACCCAGTGCATCAAACGACGTATAGGCATGCAGTCCTACCTCCTGAGCACCCACGACAATACACGCATCCACCTGTCCGCTACGGATGAGCGACAGCGCCAGTCCGACGGCATGACCACCACCAGCACAAGCGGCAGAGACCGTCAGCGAGATACCACCGATGCCGAAGATAGAGGCCAGCGTCATCGATACCGTCGAGTTCAGCGAACGGAACACCGCGCCAGCACCCAGACGGCGTGAGTCGTGATGCAAGCGCATGATGTCCTCCACCTCTGCCAGTTCACAAGCCGTCGAGTCGTTGCTGACTATCAGCCCTACCCGATGGCGGTCGGTCATGGGCGCTTGCTCCAGGGCCTGCTTCACGGCCATATACGCATAACGACCCGCCTCCGACAGGCACATACGCTGCGAACGGCGCAAGCCTTCATGCGACAGATCCGGCTCAGGCACGATACCCGTCAATGGCGACTGGTAGCCGTACTCCGTGCGTCGTGGGTCAGCACCGATGCCAGAACGTCCCAGGCGAAGCGACTGCTCAACGGCTTGGATGTTCTCGCCGATGCAGCTCCAGATGCCCATGCCGGTGATGACTACTCTCTGTTGCATGCGTCAGGATTTAGGGTGATAACAGCCTGCACCAGATCTCTCAGGGTGCGGGTATTCTTCGCATTGTTCATGTCGAGCTTCACGCCAAACTGCGTTTCCACAGCCAGGATGAAATCGAGAATGTCGAGAGAATCGAGATTCAAATCCTCCTGCAAGCGCGTATCAAGGGTTATCTCCTCCTGGGGAGGCATCGTGTCGAATAGTTTGATTAGCAGATCGACAATGTAAGGGAAAAGTTTTTCTTCCATAAATTCATCAATTCATTAAAACATTAATTCATTACTTTTTCTTATTCCACAGACGGGAGCCGGAATAGCGGCCCATAAACTGAGCACCATCCTCGGCTTCCTCGGCAATACCGCCACGTCCGTACTTATTCACATGCAAGCCATTCTTCTGCAACAGCAACATCATAGCCGTAAACTCAGTGATGGCTCCGCGCAACTGCTGCACATCCTCCTGGGAGAGCGAGGGAGCGGCGGGAGAGCCGTCGGGGTTAGCGAATGCCCCAAACTCACCTACGTTACCTTCGTCAAAGACGCGGTAATTCATGCCGGAACGATTCTTATCGAACTTCACTATCTCTGCCATCAAGTCTGGGCGAGCCATCATCATGGCAGCCGTCGTTTCACGACCAATCACCATTTCTGGGCCTTTTTCAGCCACCAAAGCCGGTTGACCATTGACGAAGGTAGTGATAGGATCCTTCACCAAGCCAGTACTCAGTTCGCCACCGTCAGTAGCGGCATAGACGTTACCATCGCTACCAACGACAGGATAACTCTTACCATCGAGAACACCGGCATAAGCCTGCACGTTACCAGAGTCGTAAGTCAACATACCCGTCACAAGTTTGGCCGTCTGACCGCCACCATCATCGGATTCGCTGCCACCGCCAAAGAGTGATGACACCTTCGACATGGCAAACGAGAGCAAGCCATTCAGCAAGGCAGTGATGACGGCAATCAGAGGAATACCCCACCAGCCTAACGTACCAATGATCTTAGAGGCACCACTGGCAATACCCATTGAGGTGTTAGCCTGCGTCTTTGCGGATTCGGTCTGCACCTCCTGTTGTACCTGAGCCTGCTCAGTCTGAAGGGTCTCATTGCCAATCTCAGCTGTAGCCTTCGAGATATTACTCTTCACCTCTTGATTCAAGAACTCCTGGGCCTCGCCTCCGGTCTCTTGTGTCTCGATGATTTCATCCTGCTTATCCTCCTCCATTTTGACTTCATCCTTCTTCTGTTTCTTGAAGAGGGACATAAAGCCATTACCTATCTTCTTAAAGATGGACTGCTTCGCCTCGCCACCTTCCTTCTGGGCATCAGTGATATCATCCTGCTTCTTTTCTTCAAGAGCAACTTGCTCTTCAGCAGAAGCAACGATTTGCTTCGACATCAGATTGTCGTACATCGTCTGCATCAGACGACGCTTAATCCATTCCTCAGTCATCTTCACGGTCTGCTCCATGAAGCCGTTAATCATGTCACCGATGGCAGCACGGATAGCCTTACGGCCTGCCTCTGCGTCCTCGGTCATCGTGGCGAAAGCCTTACCGATGTTAGTACCAAAGGTTTCGACAGGAGCGGCGAGACCATACATTTCCTCCATCTGCGCCTTCAGTCTGGTACCAAGCTCGGCATAATACTTTGCCTGAGCCTGCCAAAGTTCTGTCTTACGCTCTGCAATATTCTCCTCTAACTGGCCTTCGGCAATAGCCAATTCCATAGCCTGCTTGCGGAGTTCCATTTCAGCCTTCAACTGTGCCAGGGCTGGGTCAGCCTTGAATGAGTTAAAGAAGGTAGAGCCACCCATCATACCGGTACGCTCCACTTTGCCTGGATCGGTAACAAGTTCCTCTTGCTCACGACCCTCACGCATAGTCTGCGCACGAGAGTTTCCATCATTCACATTACCCAACTTACGTTTGCGCTGACTCTTTGCCAACTCATGCTGCGCACGCTGGGCATAACCTTCATCTGTAAACTGATAGATGCTCTTATCCTTATAGTCGGCACGAGTTGCCTCACTGGTGGCTTTCTGGTATGCCTCGTAAACCTTCAGACGGAAATCCAACAGTTTCTTTTCACGGTCGGCTACCTTCTTCAGGGCCTCGGTATAATCATCGCCATAGGCAATCAGCTTTTCGTAGAACACCTGCCACTTATCAGCCTCCATCGTCAGCAACGACTTCAGCGGAGAGTTCTGCAAGCGGTTCTCGTAGTCGGCACCATAGAGCAAGGTCATAATAGCCTTGCGTCCCTTTTCCGTTGACGGGTCATTGGAGATAAGTGCTATCATATTCTCGCGGGCCTTCACGAATGCCTCGCGCCATAAGCTGCTGCGCTCATCGAGGAATGCCTGCACAGCATCCTTACCACCCTTCTGCTGCAATCCCATCAGGTAAGCGGTCTGGTCAGGAGTAAACTCTGCGATTTGCAGTTTCTCCATCTGGCCCTCGTAGTCTTTATCCACCTTACCCGTGTAATTGCTCTCCATGATAATCTTCTGGCGCTCCTGGGAAGCCTTATTCTCCTGCACGGCATTCTTCAACTGGTTTTCAGTAGCCTTGCGCCAAATCTGGTCGAGCAATACGCCCTGACTCTGACCAAGGGCCTTCGAGAGATCCTTAATCATTTCACGGAGTTTATCGACATCGTTCTGAATGATATTGTCGAGCAACTGCGTTGACTCGTTGGTACCATCAGACTTCAACGGCTCGTAGAGGTCGTTAATCATGGTCTCGCGGAAGTCACTCCAACCATTCTCAACACCGGCAATAGCCTTACGGACGTTCGCCAAAGCGTCATTCATGCGATTCTTCATCGCATCCACCATCTTTGCCTGAAGCTCAGGATCCATGTTCGTCTTGGTGGCCATATCGGTAATGGCGGCAATCTGACGCTCATAATAGTTTTTGACGTTATCCATCACAGCCTTTGCCTGCTCCTGCTCGGCTTTCATTTCCGCACGGAGTGCCTTACGACGGGCCGCTTCCTCGGCCTTCTGCTTGGCACGCTCACGCTTATCAACAGCATCACGCTCCAACTCGCCCAGGTCGTCATTCTTGAATGGGTCGTAGTCACCAATGATAGGATTGAAAGCATCGTCAATCTCAGTCTTGGTGGTCGTATAGTTCTTATTGGCGTTGACGAAGTTCGCAATACGACTGCGAAGGCCGGAGTCACGCTTCGACTTATTATTAATAATGTAATCGCCATTATAACCAGACCAAACACCACCCTTACCATAGGTCTGCTCGATGACAGACTTATAGATTTCATCAACAGTCAGTCCGGCATCCACTTTCGACTGGAGCCACTTGGTATCAAATGCCTTGAAGTCAGCCTTACCATTGACATAGCGGCTGTAGTCCATCACGGCATTCTCTACCCCACCCTGCGCTTCGCCTAACTTATCACTGTAGGCACGCTCACGCATCTGGTAGTACATCTTTTTCTTAATCTCGGCATTCAGATCCTCATAGGCTCCCTTCAAGTCGCCCACGCTCTTTACTTCAAGACCAAGTTTAGTAAGGTATGGCTGGTATTCGTGATTGAATTTCTTAATGATACGCTCGCGCTGTTCCTGAGCCAGGTTTGCATCATCCAGCACATTGCGATACGATTCCAACTTACGACGCTCTTCATCGTAGGCTTTGGCAGCATCCTCCAGGTAACTGTTCAACTTACGCTGCGAGTTGGCTGCTTCCTCCGTTTTTTCGCCATAGTTGAACATATAGACGGCAGCCATCGACAACAGCGAAATGATAACGCCAAAGATATTGGCTTTCATGGCTGTGTTCAATCCCTGCTGGGCAACAGTGGCACCCGTAATCTTCGCCATCAGCTGCTGATAGACTACCACCATACCCTTCCACATACCGACAACGACGGTATAGGAGCCCTTGAACATCATAAACTGAATCAGGGCAGGCAACAGGTACAGACCAAGTTTAACCAGCGCCCAAAGCAATCCGAGCGTAAGTTTAATCTGACCCATGTAAACATTGGATTCAGTCAGGGCCTTAGAGAGGTCATACCATTGCTGGGCCATCGACTTCACATAGTCCACACCCGTAGGGTTGACAAAGGCTTTCTCCCAGATATTCGATGCACGCTCCATGAGGGCGTTGGCGGTTTCCTGCTGGATATTATACTCAGTGGTTACGGCGGTTGCTTCCTCGAATGCCTCACTTGAAGTATAGAGGTGATCTTTCAGCATATCGACATTCTTCGACATCGTAACCATCACGTTTACCAGACGGGCACCATCCGAACCAAGATCCTTGAACAAATCCTGCATCACGTTCATGTTACCCATCTTATTCATGCGCTCGAACACCAGTACCATGGCATCGACAATACGACCCGTCGAATACAGGTTACTGATTGTGCCAGGGTCAATCTGGAGTTGCTTCTCAATCAGGTTGTGATTCTTCTGCAAAGCGGTGATGAACTTATTGAATGCCGTAGAAGCCACTTCAGGCATCAGGTACATACTATCGGCAGCAGAACCGAGGGCCAGCAACTGATCCGTTGTGATACCTGCTGTGCGGGCCATACCGGTGAGTCGTTTCGAAAACTCAACGATATTGCCAGCGGTAGCGGTAGAGGTAGCAGCCAACTGGAACATAGCAGAACCGGTGGCCAACATCGATTTCTCTACGCCCATCTTCGGTATCAATCCCATTACCTCAGTAATCTTCGAGAGAGCGGTCAAAGCATCGGCACCAAGATCTTCTTTCAGGGCAACGTTCACTTGGTTAGAAGCACGAACGAACTGCTCCAGGGCTTCAGTTCCCCACTTTCCGATGCCGAGCTTTGCGCCTGCATAAGCAATCTGATTGAGTTCCTGAATGGTGGTACGAGTATCTATCTTTGCCAAATTCTCCGACATGTGGTTAATGTCACTCATGGCCAATCCAGATACCTTACGGATGTCGGCCAACTGGTCGGAGAATTGCAGATTAAGTTTGATGATAGAAGTCAGCTTCGATTGTATCTGTGAAAACAGTTGAAACAGGCCAAAGTAAGCTGTCAAGTTCTTTAACGTAGTGGCGAAAGCACCACCAGATCCACGGATGGCACTATTAGCAGAATTGATGTCCTTTGTCATCATGCGTATCTGCTGGTCAATGGCCCGATACTGCTCCTTTAGTTGAACCAATTTCGGATTGTTAGCGGAGGTGTTTTCTATCTCCTTATTGACCTGCTTCAATGCCTGGCGCAACTGACGCAAGGTGGCGTTACCTAAATTCTTAACCACCTTATCGACCTTCTGCATATCAGCCTCGGAGTTCTTAATGGCGGCCTTCAGGTCTTTAATGTCTTTGAGCATGTTCTTTGCACGCTGGGTACCGGCCTTACCAGCGTTATTCAACTGTTCATAAGACCGTGTAAGTTTGTCAAGCTCCACCTTCATGGCCCTCACAGCGGCTTTTGGCTGCTGAGAATTAACCGTGATCACGACTTCCGATTTTTTTGAATTGAAAAGTGCCATAGCTTACTTCTTATACCTTATCTATTATTACTGCCACAAAATTACGAAATCCGAAGGCTGACCATGTGACAAAGGGGTATGCAGAAAAAAGTCCGGAGCGGGTCGTCGCGACTGGCTCCGGACATGATTTATTCAGAAGTTGTTTATTATATTTGAAAAAGACCTTATTTCAGTTTTACGTCCTCGATGGCTTGCTTCACGTCATCCCAGGCAGCCATGACAAAGTTTTCGGTGTCGGGATTATATTCACCCACGTAGGTAATGGCAGCCTTCGCGTCACCCTCGGCATGGTCGTTGATGACGAAAAACTCGAAGGGTTCAATCTTCGGCGGCTGCACAGCGTCAGACTCTATCTGTTCACGCACGGCGCGACGAATGCGATCCAGTTCGCCAGGGTTTACCTTCACGCCCTGCGCCACACGCTCGTTCACGGCCTTGCGCTGTTCGTCACGCACATGTTTATCCCATGCTTCAGCCATCAGCTTATTCATCAAATAGAGGTAGGTGTTATTCAGGAAGCGTTGCCAGTGGTCGGCACCACGTCCCAGCATGACAATGGCCAACGGCTCGGCCACGTACAGACGGCGCTCCTGCTGGTTCCATGCCAACAGGCCCTTCGTCATCAGCGTTTCCAGTGAACCGAAAACCGATGCCGTCTGATGCAGATCCTTCAGGTCAGCCTTACGCTTCCTGTGTTCCCTCCACGCTTTCAGCGGGTTCTTCAGTCGTATCTTCATGCTCTACGGGTTTTTCGTTATTATCTTCGGGCTGTTCGGCAGCGGCCTCCGACGGCTTCTCATCCGTTTCCTCAGCGGCTTCCTTGCCCTTCTTTCCACCTTTTCGACCTGCCAGACGGAACAGCGACCATGCCGACGATACCAGCATGTCGATGCGCTCCTGGTCGGTGCCTACATAGGTGGTATAATGATACTGTCCTGGTGTGACCACACTCAGCAAGGCACCCTGCACGATGACGGTGGCTTTCTCGCCCTCTATCACCAGCAGCGACTCCACCACCGAGTCATGGTGTCTCGCAGTCAGCGGAAAGTCCATGCCCAACTGTGAGCGCATCAAGGCCGTCTGGTCGTCTTTGGTCAGGATGGCCACCTCTTTCAGCCACTCGCGCTGGCGATACCAGAGCAACAATCTTAGCATCGGAATATCTATCGTCGGGATGACGATCTTCACGGTCAGAGAGTTGCCTGCCAGACAACTGATGGCTTTCATCAGTTTATCGAAGGTCACATCACCATTCGACTGCCACGTAGCAAGCGGGTACTTTTTCAGCAGCTGCGGCAGTTGATGCCCTATGCAGCACGGTTCCATAATTGAGAAAGTTTCCATACTATATACCTTTTTAAATATTAATACGCCACAAAGTTAGGGGTAAAACAACGTAACCATGTGACAAATTATAGATTGTATTCGATGAGCACAACCGTCTTAGGATAGTGTGCGAGTGATAAGATGTCCTCCGGCAACTGCATGCCGTCGTATCTGGTATTGAGTGTGCAACAGATTCCTCCTGCTGCGGTGTTGACAGGCAACAAATACCCCCCCCCATAAGCCCTTGGAGGTGCGGAGGTAGTCTTGGATAGTTTAATCGAGGTCATACTCCAGAAATACACATTGTGAGGTTTCTCCTGCCATCAATGCCGATGCCACACGGCCATCGTCTTTGACACGGGCGCGACGAAGCTGAGACGTAGGGTAAGCCATATCGAACACGCCACCACTGACGCATTCGATATAGCCTTGCTCGGTTGCCTGACGAACTTGTAACACGATTTGCCCCCCCCTCGTAGCAATCTGAAGGAAGGGACACCGAGGTTTGAAATGGCGTACCTTACTCATACTCAATCAATATATTCATCGGACATTTATAATCATTCATGCGAATGCAAGGACAGATATCTTTCCACATAGTCGAGTCTGCCCCCCCTCGCCGTGCCACTCTAAACGATGGCCTACGATATGAACACCTATCTTATATTTCCTATTCATAGTCATACTCTATCAATATTGCGGCATCATTCATCGAGGCTTTGATACATCGAGAGAGGCCCCAAAGCCAACCTCGGTTGAAGTCGGGAGTACATTGCGAATATACCCCCCCCACATTCCTTATAAATCTCGCTCTATCCATACAATATTATCCTTCTGTACTGAGGTAATTGTGTTCGTTGCTTGCCATGACCCTAATTCGATGACTTGGTGGGTAGCGTTTTGCCCCCCCCTACCACGGCTTGCCGATATTCGAACAGGCTTCATATCGGCAGTTGGCTCAGTCTCTTTAATGATCATCATACTCAATCAATAACAAATTATCCTTCAATATTCCAGTTATCGTATTACTACACCCATCAGTAGCCGGAAGAAAATTACGGTCAGAGAAGTGGCAATGCCCCCCCCCTATCTCCGTAAATGCGGCGCACGGCACGGGCATGCTCAGTACGAACACCCCGCAACACGGCACTACTTACGACTACGAGCCTGGGCGATTTCTTCATCCGTCAACTTATGGTCAGTCACTACATAGAAGATCTGAGCCTTCTGGTCACTCTCATTCACAGTCAGGAACTTAATCACTGAGTCGGGCTTCAGGAAGAAACGCTCATCGACATCTGACTCCAGAATGTCGGCAATACACTTATCCAGGGGGAAAGGACGCGGGAACTCATACTGCGTATCACCCAACACATCCTGACGGATAGAAATCATATAGACGCGCTCGCGGTTCTGAGGCACGCCATAGTGCTTCGAATTGAGAATGCCAGGAATGGTTTTTTTGTCGCGTTTGGTCTCTCCCCACAATGTCGGGAATGAGGGCGCAAGGAAGTTCACGTAACCATATTTCTCCAGCAGCTGACACCACTCCTTGAAGTCGGGCATGTTCACGCTGTTTATCAGCGCACGCACATTCTCCTGCATCAGGATCTTCGGTTTCATCACCTTCACGGCTTCCTCGGTGTACCAGAGCACAGCCGAACGGGTTTCAGATCCCTTCTTAATGCCCTCACGCTTACCTGCCTGTGAGATCGACTGACACGGCGTAGAGTAAGTAAGAAAATCCACCTCTGCATCCTTCAGGTCACTCCAATCACACTTGGTCATATCACCACGATTACGGTCGGCCCACTGAGGGAATAGCAGATTATGGGCCACCACTGCGGGTTGCTCTTCCAATGGGCGCTTGCTCTCAGGGTCAAACTCAGCCCATGCCGTCAGCTCGTAATCAAAATCAGGATAACGCTCTTTCAGCATGTCGAAGGCAATGGCCTGCGAGTCATAGCCAGAGCATAGCGTAACAAGTTTCAATGGTTTCTTCTTCCAGTCGCGCTCTAAACGGAATTGCGGCAGCGCGAATAAATCCTGCTGCTCGGTAGGAATACGGCGACCGGTGGGATAGAGAAATTCTTCATAGATATACATCAGCACATCGCAGACAATCGAGTTTCCTGCGAGTTTATAGTGCGAACTATTTGAGATTATCTGCACATCGCCAAAACGTTCCTCAGTAGGTGCGGCACGGATCTTTGCGTATCTTTCATCGTAATTCTGACGTACCAGTTTGTTACCTTCCAAATCCTCCTTCAACTGCTCCAGGTAACGTTGGTAGCTCTCTTCATCGTCGTAGGGATAGATGATTTCCTCACCATCTTCATCGGTTGTGGGTCTGCTGTCAGGACTGAGAAAACCTTCATCGATTTTCTTCTGTGTTTCCTGGTCAAACTCATCACAACTCTGCATCGCCTCCTTGTAGGCATCCAGCACATCTTTCATCGAGGCTGACTCTTCCAGACCAAAGAGCCTTAGTTCCTCCTCTACACCGATAAATGCCGTATATGGGCGTTTTTCGGTTGCCATCAGCTGCGCTATGCGCTGCTGCGGTACCCCCATGAGTGTATAGCATTCGGGGGGGGTAAGTTTTCGGATGTCGAAGTATCGCACGGGATGCTTCGGATCCTTTTTACCCTGAAGATCAGGGTGTCCGTCGGGATAAATCTTTGCGATCATATACTTTCTGAATTTATTGGTTCTTTCTTCACAAACAAAATAGTGGTTTCGCGAACTGATGCCAGCCAAAACGGTTATCGCTACCTTACGATGGGCGTTCTGGTTATAGGTGTCAAGCATTTCGCCATGATATTGTGGTCGCCATTGCCCCCCCTAATCATTTCGCACAGACGCGAATTATAATAGTTCATACTCAATCAAAATATACGGAGTTGTGTTATACATGCCTGTTACTGAATCCTTGCCAATACCCCCCCCTACAAAGGAAGTAATGCAGTTGCAGATATCCTTCAGATGGTAACTGATGACATCACCACGTCCGGAACCGCTTCGCGTCCAACCAATAGCCTTACAAATCATGCTCTATCAATACAACTGTCATCGGGTAATGGGCCAAAGTGATAATATTAGTAGGCCCAACAGCATCGTAGCGGGTAGTGAGAGTGGCAGCGCAAAGATCTTGCGTAACATTGACAGGTCGGATTTGCCCCCCCTAATCGGCTTTGTAACGCCCACATTAGTCGTCTTAAATCTCATACTCTATCAAGATATACCCCCCCCATTTGCGGCTAACACGGTCTGGGCAATGCCGGAAATGCCCTGAACATTGCCATCGAAACCATTACGAAACGAGTCGTAATATAGGTTTCCTACCCGTATTATACCATTACAATTCATATTCTACGATTATTTTAGGTAGTCCAAAGTCTGTAGTACCGATGCAGGGACACGCTTTGCCCCCCCCTCGTACATCCACTATCGCTGCATGGTTCTGCAACGATCCGAGCACCATCACCACCTCACCCTTCATAGGCATAGCAAGAGAATGACCAACAAAAGGAATAGCAGCTGCTGGAGCAACGACAAACGGAAACGGATATCAGCACGGATATACGAACGGCTATGAGTGGTGTAGCCATCATATACCTTATTATAGATATCATAAGGATCGATGCTCATCACCCTCAGTATCATCATACCCAGACGGGAGGGATGTATCGAGTTCCACCAACCGCCACAATCACCCAGATAGACACAGCAACGGACTATCACAGCATGCAGACGCGGAGAGTTATGGCATAATCCTCCGCATCTGTTGTGTCGCTGCAATATACGATTAGAGTTCATATTCTATCAATACCTTTGGTTTGTCCGTATCATGGCCATTACCCCCCCTGCCAAACACAATGCGATACCATCAGGAGATACCACAATGCCATTCTGCGAGTCGGAATAACGGCCCAATATTACTGGTCTTTGTGATTTGACTGTACGGCGCTCCATTCGAGATTTCTAAAATCATTGTTCTCGCGGTTGCCATCCTTATGTAGGACGTAAGGCAGATTATCGGGGTTTGGAATAAATGCCGTGGCCACGAGACGATGCACCTTGAACGTCTTACCCTGAATGCGAATGCGACGATAGCCCTTGCCGTTATAGGTGGCGATGACCTTCCACGTATCGATGGGCGACAGTACGTTACGTGTCGAGCGTACCGTACCATCGTCAAAGATGTAGTAGAAGGTATGCCCCATCTGGTAGAAGCAATAGTATTCTTTCCTCATACTAATTCAACTGCATGGGCATGGTGAGCTCAGTAAGTACGGAATTGTCGGCATCCTCTTTGAACAGGATGGGCTTCGAGTTAGAAGTGAGTTCCAGGCGCACATTGTCGGTACTGATGTTACCCAGCAATTCGATGATATGCGCACACTTACAACCGATACTGAAGCCGTCGGGGATATTCATGGCATCCTCCACCTCGGCGAGTACCAGGTTCTCGTTGGCAGCCTTAGAAAAATCGTTATCCTCGGCAGAGAGATTCAGGAACATGCCTTCCTTAGTCAGTCGTACCATATTCGACGACTCCGAGGCCATCAGCGACACACGACGGGCAGCACCTATCAGGTTCGAAACGGGCAGGATAGCATGATAGGGGCATTCCGACGGGATAACTGAATTGTAGTTGGGATATTTACCTTCGATATCGCGGATGGTAAAGGCGATGTCACCAGACTCGATACACATGTGCTTACCATCGTGGGTCACAGTAACGGTTTCCAGACCGGCGAACGGTGCGGAGAGGGTACCGATGAGCGAGTTGTGTATCAGGATGACACGCTTCTCACCCGTCAGGAACGGAAGGCCATGCTGGTAGGCATACTTATAGAGTTTATGACCATTGGTAGCCACGAAGATAACACCCTCATCCTGCACGTCGAGACATACGGCACTGAATACGGGACGCAAGGGATCGTCGGGCGTACAGCACGAGGTGGCAGCCTTCATCGCGGGGAACAGAATTTTTGTCTCTATCTCGAAACTGGTGGTCGGGGTGGTCATCTTTGCCACAGCGGGATATTCATCAGCACGCTCTACGGGGACGCTCACCATACCAGTGGCATACTTGAACTTCGCCACCAATGCCTGCATATCCACATCGATCTCCACAGGCTGCTCAGGCAGTGAGCCCAACAGTCCGATGATATCATTACACTGGAGGCAGAACTTCTCAAAGTCCGTCTCGCTGTCGAGCGTCAGATTGATAGGCATGCACAATGAGTTTTCCTGTGATGAACCAGTGATAAAGAATTTACCATCACGCTCGGTAAAGAGGTGGTCGAGCAATATCGGCAGCGAACACTTCTTCTGCATCACGGCTCCAGTGGCCTTCAGCACACGGAGCAATTCTTTTGCGGAAACATTAAACCTCATAACTCAATTCGTTTAATTCGTTAGAATGGCAGATCGTCGGGTGCATCTTCGCCTCCGAAGGGGTCTGCATAGTCTGTTGGTGCCTGGGTAGAGTAGCCGGTCACACCCTGAGCGACGGGTGCGCTGCTGTTACGTGGCTGCTGCTGGGCGTTCTGTTCCTCGATGAGATACGAGTCACCCATCTGGAAGGGCATCAGCGTAGAGATAGCCTTTGCCAGGTCGGTGCCCTGCGTGTCGGTCTGGTTGGCCAATTCCGGATGCTCGGCAATCACACGTTTGGCGAGGACGGCACGGATCTTGGCACGCTTCTCTTCGGGCAACGTGTAGCATACCGAATAGGCAGGCACGTTATAGGCGGTAATCTGTTCGCCCTCACGGGTCAGACGGTCGCGGATGGTCTGGATATACTTACCACTCAGTCCACGATGTACGAAGGTGAGGAAGGCACGGAAACCGCTCGGATTACGCTTGCCCTCATCGCGGGTGTCGGCCTTGATGTCGATGCCGTTGATACCAGTGGGAATGAAAATACCAGGAATCTTCACCTTACCTTTACCGTCGGCGGTGGGAAACTCCGGCTCAATGTAACGGGCTCCAGTGAAAATGCCCGCGTCAATAGAAAATCTGTACTTACTCATAATTGTTTATCTTTTAAAATGGTAAATCTTCTTCCTGTGGCTGCTGTGGAACAGCAGCAGACTCAACACCTCCGGTCGCTTGGGGTGCGGGGTTGGTAGCGGTGCGCTTGCGCTGCTTGGCATCGAGGTATGAGCGCCAACGGTTCTGCTCCTCCTCAGTCAGTCTCACCTCATTGCCATTGTCATCACAGATAGGTGCGGGGTCAGGGGCATTCAGAAACGAGGTATATACCTTCATCAGTTCGTCATTGTTGGCGGGGATGCTGTCTTTGCCCTGACGATAGAAATACACAGCATGCTCGGTACGCACAAGTTCACGGATCTGCTTGGGTGCGATGGTAGCGTCATCCTCCCACTCACGGCCCTCAAAGTAACGGCGCGTACACCATGCCTGGTGTGCGAAGTAGTTGGTCTGCTCGGCCTTCTTCAGCACCTTACCGTCAGCACGTCTGAAGAGCTGTGGCGGGTTCATCACAATACCGGCTGTCTCGCAGTAGTCCAGAATACGACGCTTGAAGGCTTTCGGCGAGAATGAGTCGGTCTTGTTTTTCGAGGCTTCGGCAAAGTCGCTCTTGTATTCCTCCAACATCGAGTCGAGATCCACGGGGACACCATAGACATGCTCCTGGGCAAAGAACACACGGGCAAAACGCAGGAAGGCTTCGCCCAACGACTGCGTGAGGGTACGCTGCTCCATGTATTTCTTCTGGGCATCCACTTTTTCGTCATAGCGCATCACAAACTGCACGGCCAGCGCACAGATCATTGCTATCTGATTACGCGAGGTGGCCGACAGCTTATCAGGACTAACAGCGTTGAAGTCGGGCATGATATCGCTGATATAGCGGGCTGCCTTATTCTTCATAATGTTCTGACCACAGAAACGGTGCGAAAAACCTCCCATACAGACACGGCGCATGGTAGAGTCGTCGAGGTCGTGTAGCGGATAGTTGGAAGTAACCACATGCCCAGGGCCTTCGCTCAGTGGGATGGTGATACGATCCTTATACATATAGCGCACGCTAAAATCACCTGTAGTCAGGTTGTAGAGCTTACCGAAATCGAGCGAGGCATCCACATCCTCCCAATGCACCACGCGGTGCTTATGGTGCTGGTACTCGGCGAGGTTGGCCGAAAACTCCTTATTCGAAATCAGGTCGCGTCCGTTGATGTTCAGGATGTGGGCCGCACAACCGGCAAAGATACGCACGAAGGTACTCTTTCCTGAGCCACCTTCTGCACGGTTTGCTGCTGATACCACATTCTCGATGAGATAACTGATGCAGTTCGATTTGCTATCCCTATATCGCCAGAGCATACGACCGAGACAAAAAATCAGGTTGGCAAAGCGACAGTCGAGTTCCATCTGTTCCTCGCTGCTGAATTGCTTACCATCGTGAAGCAGCTGCTGTTCCTGTTCCCATTCCTCGTTGGCAAAACCACGGATGACGCGCAAGGTGGGCCACATTTCATCTTCGTGCTTACCTTTCCAGTCCACAATCCACCGGTGGCTCTGCGCCCACAATGCCAGTTCGTTCTTTTCCTGCTCCAACTGCACCAGCGTATAAAGCGGTTTGCCCAGGTCATCCTTTTCGTTCTGCTTACGGGCGATGGCGGCCAAACGCTCCTGGTACTCCGGATTCTCAGAGATAGAGAAGGGCAGTTCCTTCAATGGCTGGATGTTCCAATGCAACTTCTCGGCACGCTCCACATTGAAGTCTATCTGGTCATAGGGCAACAGCGTAATCTCATTGTCGGTAATACGCAGGGCACCATTCTCATAGAAGAAATGCTCAATGTGTCGCCCGTAGCCTTCGTTATAGTTCAACTTCACGCTGGGCAGGGATGCAATGGTTTTTTCGTTGATCTCCTTATTGGCACGGAGCACGGCCTGCACCATCAACTCGTATTCGTCGGGCATGCCAGGACGGGCATCGTTCAACTGTCGGGCATACGCCTTCAACTGTTCGATGGTGGCCTGCACCATAGAGGATGGTTCCAGTTCGTCGGCAAACGGCCCGTCAATATGAACAAAGCGGCCTATCTTATCCGCTTCGTCGGGGCGCACGTCACGGGCATAGCCAGCCGATGCCATAAACTCCCAGAGCGTCGCGGGATTGATGGTATAGTACACCTCTTTCACCATGCCGTTCTTATCCCTTTTCTCTTTTCGCTCGAAGGGGTCGCTGGATAATGCCGACGTGATACAGCTGCTGAAGAGGCGGTTGATATCCTCATCGTTCTGGAAGGCTTCTCGCGGCAACATACGGTATGCCAGGAAGAAATCTCTCACCGTCTGTACGGGATGACAGAACAATCGGGGAAAATACAGATGGATGCGGTCGCCGATACCCTCCGGCAGTTCGGCACGCAGGATGTCACGATAGCGACAGCTGATGTCGCGGGCCTTCAGGGTGGTCTTGGTGGCCGACGGGTAGAGGGTGTAGATGCTCTCGGCAAAGCGGTGCATCTTATTATAGTGTACGCTGCTGAAGGGGACGTTTCCGTAGGGGAAACACACATGGTACCAACGATTGCCGAATGCCTTCGGATAGGTGCAGCGCAAAGCCTTCAGATGGTAATAGGTGGCAATAGCATCCTGAGCGGTGGTGCAATAGATGACGGCACGGGCCTTCATGTCTTTGGTCTCGATAGGCACATCCACCTGTTCCAGTACGGTATTACCCTTGCTGTTCACGGTGGGCTGCCATTCCTTCGTGGTCTTACTGATATTGCCATCTTCGAGCTCTTCCTCTTCCAGTTCCTTGATAGCGGCAGCCACACCGGTACGGTCACTATTGCGGAGTTCTACGGCACGAAGGAAAACCTTATCGCCAGCCAACCAACGGCTGACCTTCGCGGGCGTATGTTCCTCGGTGGTACTGAATACCATCGGCGGCTGCTCTTCGATGGCGGGTCGGAAGATGCTACCGCAATCCTCCTTTTCGTCATCACACAGGGCGATAAAGATAGGGTTCCATGGGGTACTAATCAGTACCTCCGATTGCGGTTCACCCTGACGCGAAACGGCAGGAAGCGTCACCTTACCGACGGCCCACACCTTGAAGTCCTTCTGAATGTCCGACGGATGGAAATGCCAGGCTGATTCTTTATTCTGGGTGTCGAAACCATACTGTTCGATGCCGTCGCGACTGAGCCAGGTCGTACAACCGAGGGCTGCCAGGTCTTGTGGCGTGAAGTCAGTCTTAGGTTCAAAGGTAAGAACCTCCTGCGGACGGACGGCCACCTGTCGGAAGTCCCTATAACAGAGCGAGGGCCATTTCTCCTCCAGTTCCTCACGGGTATGGCCCGCATGCTCGGCGAGTTCCATACAGGTGTGTCGCAGATCCTCACCCACACAGATAAACGTCTGAGGCGAGTGGGAATCCTTCTGCCACCAATAGCCATAACCCTTCATGGCGGCATAGAGTTCGATGGCACCATAGCCACCACGCTTGGTCTTGGTACAGAACCAGTGTTCTACGGGCTTGCCATAGAGACCGCCACGCTTGCGCTGGTAGATAATGAAGTGGGGTGTGGACTTCTGCTGCTGACCAGACGACTGACTACCTGGGGCCGTCTTACAGAACGGACACCAACAGGCCAACTGACCTTCCTCGGTCTGTTGGTCGGCGGGTGTCACAAGCATCTGCAAAGGCAGCGCTGCCAATTCATCAATCAGTGGGTCGTAGATCATACGCCTTAATCCACGTCAGGTAACATCGAGAAACACTGCCATAAGGCCCATGAGGTACGGCGACAGTCGTAGGTGGCACTATGCACATTGCCTTCCTCCGGATAGGGAGGCATGGCATCATATACTTTCTTATGGTCTGCCAGACCGTCGTGATGCAACAGACAATAGCGGTCGCCAATCTCGGCAATGAAGGTACGGGCATCACGACAGTCGTGGAAGTGGACGGGGAAAACTTTCTCCATATCGTAGCGACGCAGGATGGTGCGCAGGATGCTCACGTCAAAGTCGGAGCCTTGCGCCCAGAGAATAAGCACGTCGGCCTCTGTAAAGTTCTTAACCTCACACAGCCAGTCGATGAAATTCGTCATCACCTCGCTCAGGGGATAGCAGTTGCCGGTCAGCACCTCACGTTTCACCTCTTCGGGTTTCTCACTCCACCATTTGACTGTGGACGGATTGAAATCGAAGCCGTCGGCCACACACGAACGGATATCCACCTTCGCCTCGAAGGGAGCAATAGCCTTGGGGAACAGCTCTTGGGCATCGACGGCATAGCGGTTAAATACTACGGCGGCCAACTGCAACACAGCGGCATTGCTCGCCAGGGATAATGTTTCGAAATCAAAGGTAATGTCAACGATCTTCGTCATAATTGTCAATTTTCAATTAGAAATTAAAGAATTTCGTCAGGTTCAACCATTGGAAGTGGCAGGGATGCAGACGTTTCAGGGTAGCTTCTATCAGCAGCTTCATGTCAGACAGCGAGGCGAAGCGGAAATTGGGCTCGTGCAGCGTGACCTCTATTCGCTGAAGGTTCTTACCAATGCGCCTGATGACATCGTGGGTCTCGCGGACGGTGACGCGCTGGGCAATGCCGTGACCACATCCTATCAGATAGTCGAAAGTGCGCGTGAGCAACTGACGATTGGCTCCGCGAAACTGGAAGCACACCTCACCGTCCTGTGCGTCTCTGTCATCGACCACTGCCACGACATGCAGCGGTCGGTAACTATCCTTCTGCGGCCTTCCCCTGCGGCATAGTTTCTTCACCAGAGCCTCCCTTCTCTATCTCACGCTCAAACTCTTCGATACATGCCTTCACACCGATGCGCTCGTAGTCGCTCCAGTCGTCGGTCGAGAACTTATTCAGCACGGAGTTCGAGCCCATGCCCATCTGGTTCATGTGTTCCGTGAACACCTTCTTCAGACCAAACGACATACCCAGCACTCGATAGAACACACCCTTGCCGTTCACCATTTCGTCGATGGTGGGCAACAGGTGGGTATCTACCCCGTCAGGGAAGATCTCGGCACGGTGGGCATCGATGAAGTCGCGCTTGATCTGATTGATACCCTTCAGTTCCCACTCGTGAAAGCCCTCCTTGAAGAAACGGTCGTAGGCAAAGTACTGCAAAGCGCCATACTTAGCCATCACCGCAAAGAGCACCTTCTTCTGAGATGGTGTAAGGTCGTTACACTCCAAGTGAGTTTTCGGCTCTGTTATTTTTTCAATAATCATATTGTATATTTGAATTTTTTTATTTAATTTTGCGCAAAGGTAAACATTTTATTTTGTCAAACCAAATATTATCTAAGTTTTCTTTCAAATTTAACATTTAGCGACAAATATCATATTTGAGATTCAGTACATATCATATAATATATAAGTAGGCATTTCGACGAATTGTTACAGATAGGTTTAGTTAAATAACATTAAAACGAAAAAGATTATGGATTACTCGTACAATTACAGGTTTCTCAGCGAGTTTCGCGAGGAAAACAAACTGTCGAAGCGTGACCTCCTGGAGGCATTAGGCAGTTCAGACTACACAGGCATCAACCGCTGGCTGGATGGTAAGACTCCCATCCACCTCACGGCCATGCTACGTTTGTGCAACTACTACAACATTCCCATGAGCCGTTTCTTCTTCGATGCCGACGGCGAGAGCACCCTGCACATCCTACCACCGGACGCAGACAGCCAGACCACACCCACCGACGACTACGGCATCAACAACACGGCGGGCAAATCGATCATCGAGACCCACATCACCACACGCCTCATTTCCTCCCAATCCCAGGAGCGCATGGTCACAAAGGGCCTCTTAGAAAAGGATCGTTACTACGTGGGTGGCGCAGCGGTGAATCATGGGGACACAATGGGGACTGTCCCTGCTGTGAGTAGCGATAGCGGATTACAGAGGGACTGTCCCCAATGTGTCCCTGGCTCCTCAGAGCCAATGCCTGAGTCAGAAGCTATCCTCCGTCTCAAACTCGAACACGCCAACGAGCTCCGTCAGTTAGAGCGCGACAGCCACGAGCGCGAAGATCGCATCCGTCGCGACTGTCAGGCACAGTTCGATGCAGAGCGCAACCGGCTCATGGATATCATCGAACGCCAGAACGCGGAACTGGCCAAACTCTATAACGAGGGCAAAGAGGGCGTGAAGTAACCGCCACCTTATTATTATATATACGCGCACAAATAGTAATCCCCGCCTGGCAAACACGAGCGGGGATTACAGTTTAATTCCTAAAACAAAACTACTACAAAACGAAGGTTTCCCTACGAATCGGAAAGAAAAGAAATTTAGTTCGATATGTCGTACTCGCGGTTTGATACGTTATAGTTATAGATGAATTTCTCTTTGTTCGAGTCGTGCAATCCCTCTACCAGGCACGGACACTGACTGCCAATATAGAACTTATCGCGATGCACAAAGAAGATGGGCGTAACCATATTGTATAGGAAGGCGCTACGCTCAGGATCTTCCTTCGGCACGTCACACTCCAACAGCGCAAACACCTCTTCCACCGTAATCACCGGCAGGGCTACCCTATCCTTCTCGGCCTTAATCGCCTTGCGCAACCACTGAGGGGCATCGGACTTCGACTTGCACGGCTCGGAACCGTAGTACTCCAAGAAAGCCACGAAGGTCTTGTTGTGCAGGGTCAGTTCTACGGCTGCTGCATCCTGCTCCTTATCATCAGTCAGTCGGTAGCCGATAATGGCAGCCCACTGAGCCAACGACTTCTGACCCTTCACCATCGGCCATGTCAGATGGTCTTTGCCGTAAGTCTTATTCCAGGTGTCAGAGGGATGGAAACGGTCATCAGGCAATACCAGAATATCGGAGCGAACCATACAGTTGGGCTCATAGATGCCGTTACCCTCTGCATCATCCAGACGCTTGCGCCACACACGGGGATCGGGCGTAACGTCACCAAACAACAGATAGTCGATACCACCGTCATAGAACTGCACGGGTGGCTCATACTCTGTGGCACCGTACTTCTTTGCGTAGTCGTCGGCACGCTCACACACACGGATCTGGCGCTGCATCAACTTCTTCAGTCGCTTGCCAGCCTTGCTCTCTACATCACACCAATAGAAGTGTTTGCATTTGTCAATAACCAGTTTTTCAGCCATATCGGGGAAAGATTATATTATTTGGGCGCAAAGATACAAATTATTTTTCAATATCGAGTCATTTTCCCCGATATTATATATGTTAAATTTTACATCATATTAGAAAATAATAACAATTTTATTTCGTCAATTCAAATATTATGTTTATCTTTGCCGACAAATTCAAATATCATATAAGATGACCAGGAAAAAAAAGAACCAAGACATCCTCGAAGATGCGAAAGCAGCGAAAGAGGCCGGTGCATCACTCTACGATTTCGTGATTACCCAGAAGGTCGATGCGTTTGTGGCTGCCTACCAGCCGGTAGATCGTGAGTCGTTAGCCACTCAGCGTTTCGACGAAACGCGCCTGCGTACCTTCTTCAAGGCATACCCCTGTACCCTGGGCGACCCGCTGACCATCTATCTCTCCCTGCTCGAAGGCGAAGGCTTCTTTATGAAGGTCTCTACGATGAACGAGCCCGTCATCCTCGCCACCGAACGCGCCACCGAGTCAGAAATGCTCAAACTGGATATACTCTAAGGTCACACAGATCTCACAGACAACACAGATTTTACTAATATTATACGATTATGGAAGAAAATTTTTTGAATTTCTGCGCACAGGAACTTCAGCAAGCAACATGCGAGGCTATTGTGAAAGAGGACTGGATTAAGCCTATCCTGGGCAACATGACAAAGGCTGCCAGCAAGGGAGTAATGAACGGTGTCATCTTCGTAAAAGACCACGAGGCCCTGAAGGATGACAACAACATCACCAAACTTTGCTTCTTCTTCCGTCAGAAGGGTTTCTTTGTAATGGTGAACCACAACGACGAAAACGGTCAGTTTATCAATGTCTCTTGGGATTGGAATGCCGACAAACAACGTGCCATTGACCTTGCGGAAGCCATCGGCGACCAGCTGCTGTTAGCAGTAGAGGGAATGACCGGCGACATTGAGAACATCAACGAGATCCTGGGCAACTATGCCATCGCTCAACTCAAAGGCGAGTCAAAAACTTACCGCAAAGCCATTGAATTGATTGAGTCACGTATGGCCGAACCAACGACAGAGGAATGATCGTACATCGTTTTATGTCTCGCGAGGAATACATCAAACTGATGACGGGTCAGCAGTTGGTGAATCACAGTAAGCACGAAGGCAACCGTACCAAAGCGGTTGGCTTCTGCTTCACTCAGGATGACCCCGACAAAGCCATTCACTATCTGAGTGGATGCGTCGATACTGATGTATGCCTGACATTCGAGTTCCCAGCAGAGCGCCTGAAACCCGTCAAAGCCATCTATCGCGACTACGAGCACGACGATAAGCTGATGACACGCCCGATTATCCCCTACAACTACGACGATGTTCCTACGATGGAAAAAACGGAGTACTGCACCACAGCCTACGACATTTCGATGTGCCGAGTGATCAACGTCACCACCAAGTACAACGTGATACCAAGCCGTCGCGACTTCGAACAGGTGATAAAGGTGCTACATGGCGAGAACCAAATGCGATTTGAAATAGAACTAATGAGTAACCCAAAATACCGTCGAGGATGAGTAACCGTACATCAAAGATAACCATACAAGAGGCATACGACGAATGGAGCCAACAGGACGGCAGTAAGGAGTTCGCCATTAAGACGCGCAACGTATTCAAGAATACCTGGAAGCATCTGGATATGAACATGCCTTGCAACGATGTGACCTTGGCCAAACTCCATGAGGCATGTAATCAGGCACCAGGATTGCCAGCCGATAAGATTAAGGCTGCATCCGTCATGGTGCATGTACTCCGCTATGCCCACACACAAGATCCTGCGGACTGTCCCCTACCCTCATTCGAATATTCCGATATCACGACCGGAATGTTCGAGACTGTTAAAGCGGGTAGAAAATTTCGCGAGAGTGTACCAAAATTGACCGAAAGCGTATCAAAATTGCCAAAAAACGATCCAAAATTGACCGAAAACGTTCCAGAATTGCCAAAAAGCGTAGAAAAATTGCCCAAACCTAAAAAGCAGGTGGTCAAAAAGAGTGGTCAAAAAGTGGTCAAAAAGACTGCGAAAAAGTCAAAAGTTGAACCTAAGAAGGAACAAAAAGGGAACATTCGCCTGACGAAGGATGGCAAACGATATAACCCTTCGAGGGAGCGTAGGCAGATTGCTCAGATTGATCCGAGCACGATGGAGGTCATTAAGGTATGGCCCACACTCAGCGAACCAGAACGTGCGCTGCGCGTGACGTCACTCTGGAGAGCTATCGCCAACCGTCGCCCGTCAGGTGGTTACTATTGGTGCGACTTCAGCGACATCGACACCTTCGAACCCTCAGAGTCACGCAAGAAGCCCGTCATCTGTCACAAACCCGTCACCATCAGCAAAGATGTGGAGTTTGTCGCTCCTCCTACCAAACCAAAGAAAGAGGAAGCGCCATCCGACGGCGTACACATTGGGAATGTACCGGAACAAAACCCTGCACTCTCTGAATGTACCGACAAAGCACTCATCGACGAACTGAAATATCGTGGCTGGCACGGACATATTCACCTTACTATCGACGTTTACCTATAACATATTTTATTATGGCTACCAAATGCAAAGGCAACGGATGCCTACTCAAAGGCTCCTGCCAACTCTTCGACTGGAACAGCACCGACGAAAACGCGATGGATCACTGCGACCCCGAAACCCGCGAGTGCTACATCACACGGGATTGATTTTCGACCACGAATTTCGCGAATTATACGAATTATATTAATTTCTTAAAACAAAACAATTATGAAACAAGAAAACGTAAATTACCCCCCCCTAAATGACTTGGAGGGTATGACGGTAGATGAGCTATTTGCTCTCCGTCAAAAGTGCCGTGAGGTGCGCGACAACATTTTCCACCGCACGAATGAAGAATCAGACAACACCCAGGCGAAACTCCGTAGAGAGTACCACATCGAGCGCCACCATTTTGATATGCAGCTCGACGAACTTCGCCGACAGTTTGATGAACTGAAACCCAAACAGGGTGAACCGGCAGCCAGAATAGAAATGGCCGACATCCGCACAAAGATGACCGAACTGAAATATCAGTTTTCGTGCAAGCGTGAGGACTACGAGGCTAAACTGGCTCAGAGTGCAACAGAACGTATGCGCAAGCGTGCTCAGGCTCAACTCGAATATGAGAATGCAGAGATTGCCGTCTGCAAAGCCATACGCGATAAAAATGGTTTCCTGAGCTTAGGACTACCCAATCAGAGTGTCGTTCGCACAGCCGATAACCCCAATGGAACTACATCTGAAGATTAACGACGTGGTGGGAATGGATGACGATGGTAAGCACGTCATCCGTTTCCCAGCCGAAGATCTGAAAGCGGCATTGCTCGAAAAGCCTGGCTGGGTCATCGATGAGATTGTACGCCCACTGATGCAGACGAATACCCGCATGATAGCCGAAGCACTCGACAACAACGAACTGCGTAACACCATCTATATGCAGGAGCAAGCCCGACGGGAGGGCATCAAGGAAAAGCGCGAGCGTAAACGCCTCTTTGAGATTGAGCGACAGCGACGCGAGGATCAGCATAAGGCATCCATCGCTACCCGCAAGGCCCTCGACTTCTACCACGATGTATTAGGAATTGAAGATTGAATTATGAGTAAACCCAAAGTTTTAGCACGAGGAGTAGAGTACTACGAGGACACGGACACGCTGCTGCTGATCCGCTGTCCCAAATGTGGCAAAGAAAACTATGCACCGAACGTCGCCAAAGGCATCTGCACCTGGTGCGGCTACGATGCCCACGAACTATTAAAGAAGTAGGTTATGGCAAAGATACATTTCATTCAGGCGATCGAGATACCCGACACGATAAGTCCAACGATATTCAATCTGGATGTCGTGGAAGCATGCCATAAACTCAAAAACGGCGAAGTTCTCTATGAACTACGTGAAAAGCAGCTATACCCCAACGGCGAACGTAGAAGTTGCAAGGGCGCTTTCGTAAAGAGTGGGCAAATGCTCTGCCAGGACACCGAAGGCTGGTGGCACGGACTATCAAAAGAACATTATCAAGAAATCATTAACTCATATACTTATGAATAGAAAAATCAGAATTATAGATGAAAACAGCCCTTATTACGGTAAGGAGGGCGAAGGTCATCTTTGCTACTACGACATCCTGCACGGAAAGAAAATTAACGGCGAGATACAAGACCTCTATTGGGTAATTATCGACGGCAAAGAGTTGAACTTTAAGAGTTTCCAGGTTGATGTCAACTACTACCACCAACAGGAGGATGACGAATACCGCGAGAAATACGGTTATGGCAAAGGTGATGAAGTTCAGGTGTTGGAAGTTCAAGAGGTCAGCAGCATGGCACGCGACTTTAAAGAACACAATACGCATGTCATCAGAAATATATCATACTCCTGCGGATTGGTATATTTCGAAGATGGCATCACCTGTGTACGCTGGCCCAAAGTGAATGTCGTAAAGAGGGCTGAGAATGTTAATTGGAAACGATAAAACTATTTAATTATGGCATGTGATTGTATCAGCAACTTCAATAAACTTTTGAAGGAGAAATTTAACGAGACAGCCACCGTAAATAGCGAGGTACTGTCCGGACGTGTGATTGTAAACGGCATTTACCACAAACCAAAGTATAAGGGTAAGCCAGGTGAGTATCAGCAGAAGTGGGAAGAGGTAGCCCTCTGGCCTAAATACTGTCCCTTCTGCGGAAAACCCTACGACATCAAGGAAATCTATGGCCCCGATACAGTAGAACTGAAAGAGAACCTTTATTGCACCCACGTAGAGCTGAATAATTGGGACTATGACGACAAAGACCAGATGCGTCCAATAACCTACGAACTGAGTTTCCGCTACTATGGCGTAGAGGTGTCAGCCTATATCTCTATCATCAGACTACAGAAACATGAGGTGGACTTTAGCATGGTAGAATGCGATGGCGACCTGATGGAATCATTCGAGAACCTTTTCCGCGATAGCGGCGAACTCTGTGAGAAAATCTTCGAGCTCTGCAAAAAGCATTGGGACGAAGTAGAGGGTAAAGATTCAGAATACAACTACGACGGCACCCGTCAACCATAACGCTATGGAGTATAACGACGATGGAGTACCCCGCTGGGTAGAGCGGTTCTATAACGGACTGTGGGACATTCTGAAGGTGTTGCTGATTATCGGCTTTATAGCTGCTATCATCTTCGGGCGCATCCTCTTCGATAAATGGTATTTTAGTTGGTTAATGAAATAATTATGAAGAAACGAAACTATAAGAGAATCTTTCGCCCTGGCACTCTGATGAGAATACAGGGAAGCAACTGTGTGTTTATGTCGCTCGGTCTCAATCCGAAAAACAACAGACAGATATTTTCCTTCAACGGCATGGATATCGTAGAGCGCAAGCCTGTGACCCGTGCTGATGGACGCGCACGCCCTGCTAACAAATGGGAACAAAACACCTATTGGGCCGTATTGAAGGAAATCACAGCCAAACAGGACAGCCTACACATCAAAAAAGTGTGGACTCCTGAAGCAGAACAAATGATTCGTGAAAAGCTGATGAGTGACTACGCTCAGGCCAATAACATGATAGACTATGCCAGTCGTGCTGACAAACCTATCAATGGTGGTTTTATCAAAGAAAAAGAGTCCGTTGACTCCATGATTAAAGTCATCAGAGAAGCATTAGGAATAAAAGATTGAAGTTATGAAGAAACTTAGCAATATACTTAGTTGGGCCATCAACATACTGCTGTTTGGTGGACTCGCATTCTTTACGGTAGCGTTTTTCATTCGTGGCGATATGTTTCATGCCATTATCGATTTGCTCTACCTTCTTATCATCGTGAGCAACGTCGTTTTCCGTCACCTCTATAATAAGATGAAGCGCGAAAACGAATCTCTCCTGGAGGGTGGCAAAGTGCTGGTAGAACAGAATGCAAAACTGACGGAACAGTTGGCCGACATCAACGATCCATTCAGAGATAACAGAGAATTAAAAATACGCACAGCCTCCGTTAGAATGGAAACAATTACTGGTTTTATCAAATACGAGAGAGACTTTGTAATAGAGTGTAGTAACGAGGAACGGTCACGAAGATATAAAGACATCGAACATACCGCTAAGTATAATTTGTTAATGGATATCATCGACACCGAAATCATATCCACCAAACATATTACAGACGATGAAGGCAAAAGGCGATGTATTGCTGAGATCATCGTCGGCGTAAAGAGCGACAAACCCATTGATGAAATCATTAAATCATAAATCAATGATTGAGCCAAACAACATATACCAGGGCGACTGTCTGGAGGTGATGGACGGGATAGCTGATAAGAGCATCGATGCCATTATCTGCGATCTGCCTTACGGCGTATTGAACAAAGGAAATAAACACGCTCAATGGGACGTGGTAATTCCCTTTGCTCCGCTGTGGACGCATTACGAGCGTATCATCAAACCACACGGTGCCATCGTACTCTTTGCCTCTGGTATGTTTACGGCCCAACTGATGATGAGCAATCAGAAGCTATGGCGCTATAACCTGGTATGGGACAAATGCCGTGCTACGGGATTCCTGAATGCCAACCGCATGCCATTGCGCTACCACGAGGATATCTGTGTGTTCTATAAGCAGCTGCCGGTGTACCATCCTCAGATGGAGGCATTGAATGGGCGCGAGCCAAACCACTCGCAAGGTCATGCCACCGAGGTAGAGACCAACCAGTGTTATGGCAACATGAAGCGCATCAATCCCACCTATACCGATAAGAAGCACCCACGTAGCATTATCACCATCCCAGCCATCCATTGCAGCGAGGGCCAGAAGCATCCCACACAAAAGCCCGTGGATCTAATGCGCTATCTCATTCGCTCATATAGCAATATGGGGGGGTAATTCTCGACAATACGATGGGATCAGGCACCACCTGCGTAGCTGCTATCATCGAGCATCGCAAATACATCGGTATAGAGCGCGACCCTTATTGGTTCGACTACGCCCAAAACCGGATAAAAGAAGCAAGCCGACAACTGACATTTGATTTCGATATTTATTAATATGAGCCACATTACTATATATAATAAAGAGACAGGAGCAAAGGTAGGCGAATGCGAAGGCTGCCTGACTACGCACATCCCACCGGAGGAACCACAGCCGAAAGTGCAGCGCGTCTGCATCACGGCCTATGGCAACATCGACATATCAGCATTAGTCGAAGAGACGAAACGCCTGAAGGCGAAGCAGTGCAAGGAGCGTAAGAAGATGCTCTGGTACGTCACTCATGGCTACGATATTGCTCTACACGTCACGGTGGTTTATAAGGGAGGCTTTCAGCACGAACAGCTCTTTATCATCGACCGTCCACGTCACCTGAAAGCGATGCTTCGCCAACTGCGTTTCATTCCGGAATGGGAGCCATTACAACTAATGCGCATTCCACGCTATAAACCCAATCCTGCATGGGAGCGTATCTTTGGCGATAATAAGGATCTGATAGAGACTACAAAAATTCTCCTGAAGAAATTAGAAGTTGACCCAAGACTATACGAATAATGATTGCAATAGACTATTTTCGTTCAAAGGAGTTTGATATACCTGCTGATTACAGGTACTACAGACATCTAAAAGGTAAAACCAAGTATAAAGCAAAAAAACATGGCAAAAGAAGAAATCATCGTACCAAAGGAACTGGAAGAGGACATTGAGCATGTAGCCAACGGAGAGTGGCACATGATAGAGGCAAAAGGCATCAAGAGAGGGAACCAACATAAAGGTTTCCACACCGTTTGTCTTATGGAGCAAGAGGAGTTCAAAGCCTTCGTGAAACGACTCCTATCCACAGGTATCAAAGCCGGTATTGAATATTCAAGAAATCATTAATTCATTATGGCAAACGAAGAATATGTTTACTGTCATATCCTCTGGGTCGATAGCGTAAAGCATCGCCTGTTTTGTCTGGATAAAATGTGTGGGCCTATACGCGGTCTGACAAAGAACGAATATGAACATCTGAAGCCAAAGGTGGAAGCCTTGAAACTCGACGACTTCAAGATGATTCCTAAGATGTGGCCAACAATGAAGGGCCTGACAAAAGAGGAAATCGAAAAAGACATCTTATATATAAAAGACTGGTTTAAAGAATTTGAAGCCCATCCAGAACAATTAGGTAAAGACCTTCAGGATATCACTTACCGTCTCATGCCAACAGCCGGTATGCTGACATATAGCAACGATCACCGCTATGAAGATGTCTTTATTGCTGAAGGTTATCTAAACCCTTGGGGAAAGTCATGGAATTGGACGGAAGGCTACGTGGCTCCAAAAGATATACGCGATCAACTTTTCTTCCAGGTAGAACCGTACCCACAACCAACAAACGGGGAATTAGTATTATCCAAGAAATCCCGCGAAGAATTTGGCAGAAAGATGGCCAAGGAAATGCCAAAGATAAAAAAGCTACTCAGCAGCGAAGGGCTTTCCGAAACCCTCAAACGTTTTATTCCTTCACCACCTACCAGTGAGGAACAGGAAGCATGGAAACGTCAGGTGCTGGCTTACCCTGGTTTTAAGAAGATGACGATTGAAGTAGAGCTGTCCTATCCAGATTGCGACACCTACGACGCAAAAGACTCTTTCGAGTTTGTAAGTGAAAATATTCAGGACTGGCTTAACGCCAATCTCTCTGATGGTGATAACCGTCTGAGGATTTCCCGTTTATCAGTCACCTGCGACAAACAAACAATAAAAACTCATTAATTCATAAATTTATGGAATATACAAAAGGAAGTTTGGAGGGCAAAGAAGTCCTGTGGGATGTGGCCCTGAGAAGCATCGGAATATTTCTATCCGACGAATATGTACTACGCTTTACAAAACTGATGAACCTCGCCAGCCAAAAGGGACTGGGTAACATCAAACTCGATGACACCACCGACATCGAATTTGAAGCCCGCGAGGAAATTAAAGCCAGGCACAAGAAAGAACTTGAACACGAATCTCACAAATCGGACGAATGAAAGCAATAGTACTACACGAAAATCTTTGGTGGTGGGGAAAGAGCTATACCTTCATCGCATCGGACGGCAGGGCGATGGTCACACTGTCACTCGATGACGAAAACCCTCGCGCCGGATATATCAATTCGCTCATGGTGTTCGAGACCGACAGACAACAGGGCATTGGTACCGCTCTGATGAAAGAGGTGGAAGCCTTTGCCCGCAAGTTGGACTTGGGTAGCATCTATCTCGATGCCCGCAAAGGGACATTCCTCATTGACTGGTATCGCAGACTCGGTTTCAGCATCTACAACGACAACTGCGAACACACCAAAGGCAACTGTGTAGCCATGTGTAAATGGTTAAAAGAAGCATAGCGTATGAAACAACTCATTATTCAGGTCATACTCCTGGGTGTTTCCATCTTCGGGCTGGTGATGATGTATCTCTATGCCTACTACCAGGATCAAGACCGTAAAAAAAGAAAGAAGAAATGACAGATAAAGTAACCCCACAACAGGTTAGGGCTATCAATCGCATGCTGCACGATCCGGAAAAGCATGCTCAGGCCCTCATAGCCATGCGAGATATGCAACGACGCTTAGGCGAACAAATGGAAAAACGTAGAAGAAATGAAGAATAAAGATTGGACTGGAGGCAGCGCCTCCGTATTCAAAGGCATCAGTGCCAGCAACCATGCCGATGGTGATCGAGTGGCACAGGATTACTATGCCACAGAGCCGAAGGCTACGGAGTGGCTACTGAAGCTGGAGCACTTCGATGGGCCGATACTCGAACCGGCATGTGGTGAAGGGCATATTGCCGAAGTACTTACGAGGGGGGGGGTATTCCGTCATTTCCAGGGATATCATCGATCGCGGCTATGGCGAAGTGGCAGACTTTCTGGCTATCGACAACGTGGAATGGTCGGGCGATATCATCACAAACCCACCCTACGCCTTTGCTCAGGCGTTTGTGGAGAAAGCCTTGGCCATTATCCCCACTGGTCACAAGGTGGCGATGTTCCTCAAACTCACCTTCCTCGAAGGTAAGGCCCGCAAACACCTCTTCCAGACACAGCCACCGGCACGAGTATGGGTCAGCAGCTCACGTCTGCTCTGTGCTCCCAATGGTGACTTCGCCAACGTTAAAGGCTCCGCTGTCGCCTACGCCTGGTTTGTCTGGGAAAAAGGTTACAAAGGGGACACAGTTATTAAATGGTTTAACTGATTACGAATTATGGAGCGCAAGAAACGAGAGACCATCAACGAAATAGAGCAACATGCAAGGGATTTGCAAGAGCGGGGATATGTTGACACCCGCTTTGCCAATGCCGGTAGCATCTGCCATGACCGTTCATCGACTGGAACCAGAAAGAACGGACAGAAATACTTCCACGACCGCTGGGTAGGTGAGTTCCAGGTGGGCGACGTGAAGTTTCGCTATAAGAACCGCGACCGCATGGCCGTAGAGGAATGGGTGAAGGCTGTGCGCTCCGGACGCATTCGCCCTTGGGACAATAAGGCTGATTGGTTGCTGATGGAACAGAAGAAAGATTTGGAGGCACAATATGGCGAGAAGATATGCTGCGCTGCTGAAGAGTCATATCTCATGTTTATGTACCATAACGATCACGACTTAGGGCCTATCAAACAGTACATGACGCACAGACTGATGCCACACCTTACTTATTATTCATGCCACACCCTGCACATGGGACAGGATAGCGCCCTTGCCAGCGTCAAACACTGCATCGCTCTGTTGCTGACTGAAATCACAGCGGGAAAGCCCGTCACCAATTTCACTAAGGCTGCCAAACGCATGATGCGCGTCCGTAAGTCTCATGGTAGCTTCTGGTACTACGAGAAGGCACCACGCGATGTAAAACTCATTGTCGATGGCATTGACTACAAACCCCTCGCCGAAATTTACCAACTGACGCGAGACAACAGAATTTAAATTCATTAATTCATAAATTCATAAAACGATGAAAGTAGTATTGATTCAAGGAATAGACGATAGAAAATTCCGCATAGAGCCGGAAGCCAGCGAGATTAAAAATCTGGACGGACTTCAGGACTTGATAAAGGACACAGTATCGAAGGCACTGGATGCAGCCGATATGATTTGGAAACAATTCCCAGACTTCAAACAGATCACCCTCGATACCACCACCGATGAAGAGCGCAAACTCATGGCCATGGCATCAAGAGCCAAAGGTGGAAACTAACCACTTACAGATTAAGACGATTCAAAACTGCTTAATATGCAAATAGGACTTGTGGACGTGGACGGACACGCCAAAAAGAAGAAATGGGGAGCCACGATTTACCCTAACCTCGCACTCGGAAAGATTGCGAGATACTGGCATAATAGGGGGGGGCAAATCGAGTGGGCCACACCCATGAAACACTATGATATTATCTACATGTCGAAGGTGTTCAACTTTACACCCGACGATACCTTTATCTATCAGGCCGACAAAATCATCAAGGGAGGCACCGGCTACGACATACACTCTACCCTACCCGATGAGATAGACCGGCTGCAACCACTCTACGACATCTATCCAAACGTACCGAAAGATACGGCCTACGGTTTTCTGACTCGCGGCTGTCCCAACAAATGCCGTTGGTGTGTGGTACCAAAGAAAGAGGGACTGATACGCCCATACATGGATGTGGACGAAATAGCCATTGAAGGCCGTCGTAAACTGGTGCTGATGGATAACAATATCCTGGCTGCTGGCGACTACTGCTTGCAGCAGCTACGCAAGATCATCGAACGAGGCTACCGTGTGGACTTCAATCAGGCACTCGATGCACGACTGGTAACGGATGAGATAGCACAGCTGCTGGCCAAGGTGAAGTGGCTCGATAACAACCGCATCCGTTTCGGTTGTGACACCCACGCCCAGATAGAAGAATGTGAGCGGGCGATGGAAATGATAAACAAATACGGTTTCACGGGTCAGTATTTCCTTTATACTATGCTCACCTCAGACTTCAGGGAATGCTACGAGCGCATCGTACACTGGTGGCACCGTACACAAGAGACACGGGCTGCACACGAAGGCCGTTACGTCTATCCACATGCCCAGCCCTACCGTGACCCAAACAATCCCCGCCACATCATTCCGCAATGGCAGAAAGATCTGGCGGGATGGGTGAACAAAAAGGCGCACTTCGTCGCCCATTCGTTTGAGGAGTTTGAACCACGAAAGGGATTCAGATGCCGACAGTACCTTCAGGACTTCGGCCTATAAGTTCCACTTCTTTTTCTTCCAGCGCACAACGAAGCCGACGATGACGGCGAGGACTACCACATTGATGAGCGATGTGAGCCAGTCATGGAAGCTCTGGTAGAGCGATGGCGTATGAGCCGGACGGATTACCTCTTTGTGGTACGAGGTGGTGTCGCTTTCCTCTTTGGCGGTCTTTTCCAGCAACAGTGCATAGAGCGAATCGATACGCTCCTGGCATGTCAGAATGCGCTGCTCCTGTTCCTGAATGATACGCTGCTGACGAAGTTCCTCCTGGCGGTCGGTCTTACGGTTGATGGTACGGGCCTCCTGCGTCACCTTACGACCCAGCGAGTCGATCCACGACGTGACGGTTTCCTGAATCTGCTCGGTCTGCTGTTCGTTAGCCGTCTGATGGCTTAGTTCCTGTTGGAGTACCAGATGGAAAAGGGAGTCGATACGGGTCTGCTGCTGACTGACGGCAACCTGTAACGACGCGGATAGAGAGTCAGCCTTGCTATGGTGGCTCTCGGTCTGATCGACGACCACCTGTTTACCGGCACAGCCGATGAAGGCACAGACGATGGTAAGGATGACCCACGAGGCAAACGCGGCCTTCAGCAAGGTTACGGCATGGTCGAGTTCGCGCTTAATACGGTTCTGACGGGAGTAATACTGACGGTCAGGACGCTGCTGTTCTAAAATCGGTGATTCTTTCTGCATAGCTATAATATGTTTGATTACAGCACAAAATTACGGAAAGAAACACAGATGGTCGTGACTTTTTACGAACACGGATTGCACGGATGACACGGATAGATAAAAATTTAGGGGTAAAACTCCGTAACGGTTTACCCCTAAATCCTTTATTTCAGCTTACGGATGATGGCCGGTCGTATCTTCGACAGACCAAGCGCCACGCGACATTTCTCACTGAACACCTCATAGTCGGGCGACGTATCGAGCGTTTTAAGGTCGTCAACCGTCGGAAAAATGTAAAAGGCTCCATTATACAGCCCAAGGTATTCCGTGCGCTCTAAGACGGGTTTTATGGCTCCCTGATGCTCATTTACCAACTGTTGCCATAACTCTGCCTTCACACCAGGCTCTAATGGCTCTGGCTCCGGCTGGAGTTCCTGCTCGGTAAACAGGTTGTATTGTTTCTCCTGCTCTATCCGTTTGCGCTCATCTTCCAGCTGCTTATCCTTGATCCACGTCGATAGCAACGTTACGATGTATTCAGCCACATGGTCGGGCTGCTTCTTCTCTACGGCACGCTCCACCCCATCGTAGGCATAATCCTTGAAGTCCTCAAACCATTCGTCCTGTACCTCCTTCAGCAGCTCAACCATTTCGTAGGGCTTCAGGTCGGTGTACTTCGTGGTGAGCGACATGATAAGACTCTGCTCCTGGTTGTGCCGTTGCTTGCGCCATGCCCGTTCGATGCCCAATGGCCCAGGCACCAAGGTAAACTCAATGTGCGACGGATTACCCTTCAGACGGCCATCCTTACGCAATGGCTCGTAGGTGAATGAAAAATCTATCTTACTATCCTTCGATAGTTGATCCATTTCCAATCGCGAGGGCTCCAGTATCAACGACTTCACCTTACTATATTTATGGAAGGGGTTATCCTGCGGTTTGGCACCGTCATGCGTCAGCAAATACGACTGGTCATCAATACCCAAAAACTCGCAGAACTGCGGATAGTCCACCTCCTTACGTCCACTTTCACGGAAGGTAGAGAGGTAGATATAGATACGCGGTGTGCGCTGCTTCTTAGCCATCTGACCAATCTTTGCTACGTGGTCGGTATAGCCCTTATCCATCGACAGGAAATCATTCACATTCTCCTTATCCATCTTGATACGGATTTTGCCGGTACGCAGTCCTGTGCTCTCGTTCGTTACCATGGTGATACGCGAGAACAGGTTGGCAAAGGTGTACTCAGTCTTGGTACCAGACTTCGTTTCAATCTTCCGGAGATAACCCATGCGTAACGTCAGCAAATCTTCCAGCGCGTTCACCAATTCCGGATAGTGGCCAGGCGTTACACCCAAGTCTTTGGCATCTATTTCAAACTCCAGATTGGTATTCATTTCCTCCTCGGCAAACAAGGGGAGCCAAAGCTGCTCACCAGGTTTGTGCGCGTCGGCACTCTTGATGATACGATCCTGCAAGTGGTCGAGCACACCCAGCAATACCCTTTGGTGCATCGTCGAGAAGTCGCCCGACACCTGAGCAAACACACGAGGGTTATACAACCACTGTTGGTCGCGCAGATCCTTGATGATAGCATTGTCGCTCTTCATCAACTGAGGCATTGTCTTTTTAACTCGTTTCTTAGCCATAATATTTATTTTCGTTACGGAGTTTTACCCCTAAATCATTTCGTTACGGGATTTTACCCCGAAAGTTACCTATTTTATCCCCTTTGGGCCAAATCGGTTACGGAGTTTTACCCCGAAAGTTACCGAATTTGACCCCTTAACCTATTGGAAACCCTTTGTATATCGTGGTTTCAGGTTCCCTATAAATATATAAATATACTTTATAAACGTCATAATTGAACTTCTATATATCTTATTATAAGAAAATTATAGTATTTCAGCCGTTTAGGGGGTAAAACTCCGTAACGGTTTGCACCATTTAGGGGTAAAACTCCGTAACGTAGGGGGTAAAACTTGGTAACGGATTGCCCATTTCCCAAAATTCTGTGATTTCGCACAAGCCTTATATTTAGGGGTAAATCTCCGTAACCATGAACTACTAACTATGAACCTTCAGGTATTCTTCTATCGCCTGGAGCACGATGTCACCAATAGAGAGGCTGTTGCCCTCCTGCTGACTCTGCATCTTGATCCGGTTCAGCTGCTCATACATGGTGAAGGGAATGCGCGTCTGCACATTCTTCACGCCCTGCTGTGAATACTGACTGAAAACACCCGTAGGCTTGGTGCCCTTTGGAAGGTTGGCAGGCTGCTGGGTAGCAACAGACTCAGCCGTTTCCTTCTGCATACTCTCCATCATGGCCTCGTGTTCCTGAATGGCAGGCGAACCGGCCACGATACTCTTTTTCTTATTCGGTTTCTTAAATGAGTTTGGCATAATCTATAATCCGTTAAATCCGTAAAATCTGTGGTCGTTACTTTTCTTCTGTGGTCAGAAGTTCAGAGATAAATTCATCGTAGTCCTGAGCTGCTGTGCAGTCCGGTGCATAGTCGAAGATGTCCTGATGCTGGAACTGGCTTTCACCCACCTTCACACACTGACGGATGCGCGTCTGGAACATGTTGGCATCGTAGGTGTCGCGCAAAAACTCCGAGGTCTCGCGGGCCAGTTTCGTGCGCTCATCAGCCATCACTATCAGGAGTCCACGCATGGTCAGGTCGTGGTTTAGTTTGCGCTTAACATTTCGGTAAGCCTCTATCATGCGTCCTATACCGTCCACACTGAGCGAACCCAACTGCACCGGAATAATGACACCCGTAGCCGCTCCGAGAGCGTTGAACGTGAGTTCTGACAGAGCGGGCGCACAGTCTATCAGCACATAGTCGAACAGATCTTCCACGTAGTCCTCTGCCTCACGACTAATAGCGTCGGCACCCATATACAGGTTATCCATATCCAGAATGTCGTTACCAAAGAGCGATGCCAGCACCAACTTCGACTGCATCTGACGATGGAGGTCGGGATCGATGTCCGACAGTTGGGGCGATGCAGGCACATAGAAGAGTCCCTGCGGATTGCGGTACACCGGCAGATGGTTGTTGTCGCCATCACGTAGCGCGTCGGCCACGGTCAGCGTCGAATGCTTCTGCTCATGGTACTGCTTCATCTTATCACGCCATCCTAAGAGCGATGAGAGATTACCCTGCGGGTCGAGGTCGATGCAGAGGATGCGTAGCGACGGGTCGCGACGGAGCAATCCTGCTGCCACGTTCTGAACGGTAGTGGTCTTGGCCACCCCACCCTTGTTATTCGCAAAAGCGATGATTTCTTTCAGTTTCATAAACTTATGATTTAATGATTTGATGAATTATTTCTTTCCATAGTTCTCTGGCGCAATGCCCTGCGAGGCATTATCAGCCTGAGCGCGTTTCAGTTCCTTAATCATGCCATAGTCGGCAGAGCCCTGCGGGGCCTTCGAATAGAGTAGTTCCGGACGGCGCGACGGATCGATAGTCGTATGACCCAATCCTCGCTTCTTCGGCATCCAGGGACGCAGTTCGGGGTCGTATTCCTCCTGCCACTCTTCCACCGGCTGCATATTGATCATACGAGTGGCACGCTCGCGGCGCTCCTTCGAGTTCCAGATGTTCTGCGCCCACTCAGCCATCGAGTCGAGGGTTTCCAACACACCATGCTCACCCGTCCACTCAATATCATCCCATTCGTTCTGTCCCAGCGCGTCGAGACAGCCCAAGAGTTCCAGATAGGCATTCAGTCCTGGCACCTTCACAATCACTCGCGGCTGGTCAAACTCTTCGTCATATACCCTACCCTGCCCTTCTATCAGCTCTTGGATAGTAATGCCCTGACGCTGTGCCTCACGCTCATTCTCGAATGCCTGGTTGCGCTGCTCCAGCCATGCCAGTCGAGCCGTCTCTTCACGTTCGGCGATGGCCCAATTACGGTCGTTATCCTTGGCGCGTCCCAAATTGGTACGAAACGAATGCACCTTACATACCAGATGGGGCGCACGAGTGCTGATGATACAATCGCCCAGGTCGTTGCGTGCCTGAATCTTCGTCACGATAAACGGCCCATGAAACTGCATACCCGTCATAAAGTGCTGCGAGTACTGCGATAGCCCACCGTCCCAAATCTCCAACGGTGCTACCTGATTTTCTCTTCTTTCCTTTGCCATATATTTATGAATTTTTCGATTAAATGAGTACAATAAAATTTATTTTAATTGTCGAATGTGAGAAAAATCGACGTTAGTCAATTTATGATTTTATGAATTAATGACTTAATGAATTATCCTTTGAATGCACCCACTAAAACCGGAGCCAGGAACACCGAGGCTGCCAAAGCTGTGATTCCGCACACTGCTATAACGAGCACACCCACAATGGCGGCACCAATCTTTAGGGCCTTACTCTGCTTATTCGAACTTTCTGCTTTTTCTGCGCTTTCTGCGGGAATAACATTATCCGTAGTCACTTTATTCCCCGTTTGGTTCAATTCCAGCCCCGTGACGGTCTTTTCTCTGGCCTCCTGCTCCATCGCACCACGACGATCCTCACAAGCCTTCACAGCGGCCTCTAAGTCGGCTGCCGTAACTTCTGGCACTACATTCGTGTCATTCGTGAAATTCGTGGTTTCTTCTTCTACGTCATCCGTTTCATCCGTGCAATCTGTGTTCGCTTCTTCCTCAGACGTAAACCAATCCTTTGTCTCGCTCTCCTCACCCTCGAAGTCGATACCCTCCAATGGGTCGGCCATATCCGTGCAATCCGTGTTCGACTCTATAACGCGGTAGATCGTCGGGCGCACATCGTTCGCCAGTCCTACCTCCACCATGTCACCACGCTTCACACCCATTTCCTGCAACATACGCTCACTACCCAGGCTGGCCTTCTTCACCTCACGGCCCAGAATCATCACCGGCTCAAAGTGTACCACTGGTGTTCTGCGTCCGGTCTTACCAACAGTCACCTCAATTCTGGTCACGCGGCTCACCGTCTTAGCTGCTGCAAACTTATACGCGATAGAACCCTTCGGATGGTGCTCAGTGGCTCCGAGCGATGCAGAGAGCTGCTTATCATCCACCTTAATCACGATACCATCAACGGGGAATGGCTGGTTGTCGCGGCATGCCTCCATCTTCTCAATCATGTCAAACAGCTGCGAATGGTCAGCGGCAGGCACCACCTGAGCATTGATGCCATAGGTGAAGTTATGGAAGTCGGCCAACTTCAGCGACTCGCTGTGACTGTTATTGCACGAGAACAAAGGCGCATCCAGTTCCCAAGGTATGAACTTCAGGCATGCACACTGAGGGTCAACGATAGCCTGGTTAGTCAGTCCAGCGGCAGCCGAGCGGCAATCCTTATACATCTTACCGTCCTGGTCGCTCAGTACCGGCAACGTCGATTTGAAACACACCACCTCGCCACGAACCTCCACGCGGTCGTGATAGGTGGTACCACGCTTCAGCACATGAGGTACCGATATCATCTGCATCACATGCTCCGTAATATCCTGACCTTTGAAATGGTCGCCACGAGTAGCTGCTGAGATCAGGTCGCCATTCAGGTACACCAGGGAGCACGAGATCCCGTCAAACTTCCATTCCAGGCAGTAGTTAAAATCCTTATGGCCAATAGCCTTCTCGGTAGCCTTCAGCCATTTCTCCAACTTCTCGCGGTTGGTGCTCTTATTGTCCGTCTGGGCCTTCTGACAGGAAAGCATCGGTGTACGATGGCGAATGGTACGACGGCCATTGCCATTCAGATCTGAGCCCACCTGCTGCGTCGGAGAGTCGGCAACAGTCCATTCCGGATGTTCCTGCTCTGCCTGCTCAATCTGGGCCACCAGGCCGTCAAACACTTCGTCGCTCACTGATGGGCGATTCAACACGTAATACTCAAAGCTCAGTCTCTTTGCTCTGTCAACCTTCCAAAGATAATCTTGCTGTGTCATAATTCTCTGAATTTTTGTAAGTCGTATAACTTGGTGAATAATCTCGTATGCTATAACTTAGTTCTTATCCTTATTGATCTCTTGTAGATAGTCGTCGGTATCACCCAGGGTACGGGTGTTCAGGCAATGCCAGTCAGCGGCCACCGTCCAAAGGAGAATATTGCACTCCATACCTACGATATGTTTTATTGTCTCTTCATTCTCGATATTGTTGGCGATAATCTCCAAATGCAACAGCGAATTTCTTACCATAGCCTCCTGCTCATCGGTCAGCTCCACATTCTCTTTGAAAGCATGTACGGCCTTCTCGAAAGCAAAACGCTCACCATCATTCACCTGGTTCATAAAGTCGGCCACGATGCCACAAACCAAATTCATTGTAACGTCCTTTTCCATATCCTTATCTCCTATATTTTAAATTAATGATAATTCGTGTTTAGATCTCCCAACGCTTTTCGAGGTATTCCCAAATGGCGTGTCCGTCCAAGTCGGTCACAGCCTTCCAGTCGGCAGCTGCTTTCTGCTCACGTTCGAAGTCGGAACGGTCATTCTTCAAGCACTCGTTATATTCCTCGATATCCTCTGGGGCTGCTTCGGCACTTGGCTCCACGTCAGCCCATGAGCTAAACAGTTCCTCCCACTGCTCGAAAGTCTTGATGTCGTTACCCAGCGTCACCAGACTCAGGGCTGCATCATGCAACAAGCGGGCATAATCCTCTTCGGTCTCGAAGTCATACTCTGTGTTGACTGCATCCTCCAGCACGAAGTTGCCACGCTCTAACTCTACGGTCATTGTGCCACCCTGAATGGTGACGTTTACCTGCTTGTTCTCGTTGTTGATTGTTACTAACATGTCTCTAATTGTTTTGTGAGGTTTCACCCTCGGTTATACATCTTGTTTACTTATCTGGTGCAAAGATAGTCATTTATTCCGAATTGACAAAATAAAATAGTATTTATTTTCGCTTTTTCTTGAAAGTTTTCGGGTTTCTTTACAAATTCATTAATTTATGGACTTATAATTACATGAATTGATGAAATTATGGTTTCACCAATTCATGCTCCTTAGCCCACCACTCGGCACCAGCTTTCAGGCACTCACGCAATATCACCGACACTTGGCGGTAGTTCTGGGCTGTAATCTCGATAGTCGGATGTTCTGGCGTACCACCACCGGCCTGTATAGCCACGAAGTCCTGACGGCCCTCCACCTCGGCAATGGTATGCCCTTGGCCTTGCAACAGTTTCAGAATCATATCGCGCTGATGTGAGGCCGTCGGCACTATCTGGATGTTCATCCAGGGATATTCGTTCGCAGTCAGAACGGGGAACTCATGCCCGTGCTCCCCTACTGCCTGACTTACACTAAATGTATATTGAAATTTCTCCATACCTTATATTATTATTTATCCTTCTTCTCTGCATGAAACGCGGGATAGGCATTATCACGGCGCACACTGTATGTATGCGGATAGCGGCTGTTATCATCCACGTTCTGCACCCGATACTCCATCACGAAGGGATTACTACCCAGCTCGCCACGCCGGATAGAGAATTGATAGTTATATTCCACACCCACTATCTTACACTTCACGAACCGGCCTCCAATCATTTTTCTGGCAATGGTCTGCCCTTCCTTGAAGCTCGGAGTCAACTGCTCCAGCACGTCGCCTAAAATCACATCCTTCAACTCTGGGCATTCTTCATCCATACACTTGCGCCATGCCGGTGGCAGCACCTGGAAAGTATAGTCGCTGATGTCCTGAAGATAGAACTTCTCAGCATCGCCATGATAGCGGTTGCACATCACTATCAGATTGTGATACACATACCGGCGCAACTTCTCAGGCGCATTCTGGGCCATGAGCCACGAGCGGTAGGCACAGCGAAGATAGTCAGGACGGCCCTTCAACAGTCCCAGGTCGAGAGCGGTTTTGTTATCCTTAAACACTGCACAGCGTCCACGGTCATCGCCATAGTTCTGGCGGTTGCTAATCACGCGATCCAAAGCCTTCTGACGGCTATCAATACTTTTCCACATATCCTTATCGTTGGGGAAGGAATAAGCACCCTGCTCCGTCTTGATACAAATCACCTCCGGCACCTGCGAAAACGCGGGAGTCACTGCCTCGTAATGTCCTTTGTCAAATTCCTGCTGAAGCACCTCAGCGATTTTTTCTTTCTTTGCCATAACTCAATACTTTTTGCAATTTTACTCAAAACAAACTTTTACCATAGATGAGCCAACGAGAAACACACACCCAAGCCAGGATGAATGTCACTGGCACGCGCACAAGTCATGTGGCCCATAGCACGGTCAACACCACTCAGGAACTTTTCACGGCCCAACACATTGATAGCGTTCTTTGGTGTGATCTGCTGTTCACCATAACCATTTGTCATCACCAGGCGCACAGTGTTGATACACTTCTGTATATTTGCCATATCCTTCACCTTATAGCCCTGACGAAGAAAATACTGTTTATCTTCCTCGGTCATCACATACTTCTTCTTTGCCATATCCTTATAAATTTATGAATTAATGAACCAATGAATTAATGAACTAATGGACGGCCACCCTATCAGGCAGCCATCCGGATTAAGTCGTTAGCCTTATGGCCCTGCTGGGCAGCCCAGAACAGGAGGCGCATACCATCATTCTCAGCATTATGTGACATGAAGCAATCGGCCTTACCCTCGATACACTTCGTTTTCTCATCATGCAACCAGGGGAAACCATTGAGCTTCTGCACCAGGTTCCAATAGATTTCATTCCACTTCTCATCATTATTATATAGAGCCACCAGCTCTTCCACGTCGAATGAATCGAAGTCCAGACTATTCTCCTCCAGAAGGTCGTATGTCTCATCAGCACAAGTGTTTTCCCACAGCCATTCGCTGCAATCCTCGTAGAACTCATCAGCCATATCTATCTGGCCCTCATTTAGAAGGCACAGAGTCAGATAGGCACCAATGCAGCGTTCTTCGTCGTCGAATGCCTCAATCTCATCAATATCCTGGGGCATGAATGAACAGAAGCCAGAACGTGAATGGTAGTGCTCACAGATATAATTATCAAACTTCTCATCCTTACGGAACTCCTTCAGAAATTTCTTCATCTTACGTCGCCATGTCTTTTGCATGATCACAGTGAAATACAAACAGTCAGTCTCGAAGTTATAATACTTAGGCGAATGAATCTGCTCTACCTGAATATCCTTCAGACCATATTTCTGCATCATAGGCACCACACGCTCACTGATGAACTTACCAGCCCGCTCCACGATTTCCAACTCCCAACGTTCCTGATCGACGGTCACATAACTAAATGGATGCTCACTGTCACAATAACAGCTGCTCATGTCCTCTTCATACTTCGTAGAAGATAGACCGGTCTCATACATACCCACAAACACACAGGGGAACAGGTTGCTGCTGATTGCGTAACTCTCGAAATTGCTAATTGAATTTGCCATAACTCTTAAATTTTTTAGTGATGCAAAAGCATCGGTTAATAATAAAAATTAAATTTCACGCTGCAAAGATAGGTAATAATTTTGAATTGACCAAATAAAAACCTAATTATTTTCGCTTTTTCTTGAAAATTTTCGAAAGTTTTTACAAAATTGGTGAATTAATGAATTGATGAATACAAAGCCCCGCCAGCCATGAGCGGGTGGGGTAGGAGAGAAACAAGTTATTTATATATCAGAAGAGATCTTCGCCTTCTTCAACTTCTTCGACTTCATCTTTGATCTTCTGAATAAGTTCAGCTGTCAACTCCATTTCACTATTCCAGTTCTCATCAGATGTAACAGTCGGACACTGCGAAAGAATAGCCCTAACACCTTCAGACACCATACGAACCAGGAATAACTCGACATTCGAAAATGGATTAGTGTTCTGGCCAAAGTTAGCCTTCTCGTAATCGAAATACTCACCAGCTTCACCGATCCATTCAATCAAGTACTGCTCGGCCTTCGCAGTGGAATAAGTAAACGTACCATCAGCACACATCCCTTCAGTCAGCTCGATACTCAGATCACACATATAAACGTTATTCCCTTCGTAATTTTCAAGATTATCCAGGATGTAATTTTTGCAATAATCAAAGAAAGATTCCATAACTTAATGAATTTATGAATTTATGAATTTTGTGATTTCGCAGACAGTCTATAAAGAGATCATTTCTTCTGACGCTTCTCACTGATATTGTAAGCCTTCATAAGACGATGAATGTCAAAAGGCGAAACACTGATATAGGCCAGCTGCTTCCACTTCTCAGCAATCTTCTCACATTTGCGATATTCCGCTGTAAGTACTGACTGATAATTGGCTCCAAACGTTTCCACAAAGTCACCCTTCTCAGTATTACATTTACGCTGTCCGGTTGCCTTATCCAGATACCACTCGCGACGCTCACCATGAATGGTAATGGTAAACTTCTCGCGGCTACCATCACGATCCCAATCACTCAAATAGTCCTCACGGCCCAGACTCTTCAGGTCTGTCAGATCGGCATGAATATACAGGTTATAACAACGCTTCCAATCGGTCTTACTACGCATATAGAAGGCATCCTGGCGATTCAGATTCAACTTTGCAGCCTTCTTTACCTCGAAGGGGAAATAAATCACGATATAGTGATTATCTGTACCAAACCAATTCAGGCTGGCAATCTCTTTGCCATCACGATAGAAAATAATATGATCGATCTCCAGTCCATCCATGAAGAACGGATTATAATGTGCCGACGTATAGAGTCGAGTCTTAATATCTGTTGTGTTCATAATGCTAATGAATTTATGAATTAATGAAAACTGTGAAAATTCGCAGGGCCTATAATAAGCCATTCCTGCGAAGTATCTCATCATCCAGTTCCCAGACGCTGACAGGACTCTGCTCATGGCCCCAGCTCAATACGTCCAGAACGTGCTTATCACTATAATGGCTGATGTTCATAAACTGTGTCTCACCATATTCACGGGCACCACATTCGTAGAGCTCATCAACACGAACCAGGGCACCTTCCATACATTCCACACCAAAGCCATTATCATTAATGGCCTCACGGATCTGTTCAGGGGTAGGGTAGGACTCCTGATTTAAACGGACTGGCTCCATAGGTATTGTACCCTCGCCACCACCCCAAAGGGCCAAAGCGGTCATGCCTACAATCTGGAATCCTATCAACTGTACTGTCAAAGTCTTTTTCATAATGCTATACGTTTTTTGTAATTTCTTAAATTGGTGAAAAATCTCATGCGCTATAATAGGGTAGGGCCATCACTTCAGGCAACGTCCTGAAGTAATGGATCCTCAAACAACACACACAAGTCGAATGGGTAGCCCAGACGGTCAGTAATCTTCGTAATGTGGAAGAACTCGAACAGATATTTTTGAGCCTTTTCCTGAGCCTCCTGAAGCGTCTGAACATCTGTAATGGCCATGCCTATATGTGGAAAGCTCACCTTAAAAGATGTGGAGCCCAAAATCTCACTTGGATAGTTTATTTCGCATACCTTTTTGCGGCCCAGACGTACTTCCCAATAGGGAATGGACTCACCTTTGCAAGAATAAGCCTTTTTCTCACATACAGCCGTCTCACCTTCTGGAACCGGTGATTTCGCAGCCTCGCTATAAACAGGCTTTTCCTTCAGTTCACAATGATCTGGCGTGCATGTCAGTTCAAACGACTCACCATTACCAATATAACAACGGCAACGAACGGCCATTCCCTGAACGTCCAGCACTTCACTGTCACCATATCCACGACACTTCACTTTTGCGCCTGGAACAAGCCACGACGGGGCCAATGGCTGATTCTCTAATGGTGCATAATAGAGCATAACAGCGGCCAACTGATGTGCGCCACCTGAACAGAAATACACCTGGGTACGTCCAACGGACTCTATCACGTATTTCTGGCCGTCCTGATGTGCTATCACGGTGCCACGCTTACACCATACCGGCAGGGCCTTTTTCTTGGCCTCAGTCGCCTTTAATTCGCCAGCACGGGCAGGAACAAGGTCGCCACCCTTCAGGCACAATATAACACGATCGTTAGCGTCACTACAGCCTTTAATCTCAACAATGGCCCCACGCCATTCAACTAACTGGCCCTCATGGATATGGTACATGTCGTTAGTGTTCTTATAATTCTGAATGCTATTTTTCGTTTTCATAATGTTTACTTTTAAATGAATTAATGAATTTATGAATTTGGTGAAATTCTGGAGGCCCTATAAAGAGCCTCCAGGGAAATAGATTAGGGGCTATCTTTCCTGACCTTCTTCACGGATAGCGTTTTCGAGATCAGTGTCACAGTGAACATAACTCCAGGAGGTGCCGAAATGGTCAACACACAAAACGTATAATTCCAGCGTATCGCTATAAGTGAACAGGAGGCCGAAATGCTCTTCAAGAAACGCCACATCTTCGTCGCTACAATTTGTCAGATACCACTGGAAAATTTCGCGGTCACAGTCCGGATGGTGCAGCTCATACGACGGTGTATCTTTTTCGTCGTCGTCGTTATCTTCGTCGTCGTCCTGATCGTCGTCGTCACGATACAGACTGAAACGCATATTATCGAACACTGAAGGATCAATCTCTGGAATGTTATTACACAGAATAAAATCGTTGTGGAGCCAGTTAACGGCCACGGAATAATTTGTTGAATACATAATAAATGAATTTTTGTAATTTTATAAAATTGGTGAATAATCGCAGATGCTATAAAGGGCCTATTACATGTACGTCGTAAAACGGTAATTCATAAAGATATAGTAAACAGCCCAGATAGAGAAGGCCAACAGGAGCCAGGAGGTCAGACGGGGCCAGCGTTCTAACAGACTGGCCAGCCGGTTAACAAGTCGTACCTGATAACGGTAAAATGCAACAGTACTCATAATAGGGTAGAATTAATGTTTATCAACGAAGAAAATGTAGCTGCAATCTGGCGACACATAGCCAGTATTAAAGAGATTCGAAAATTCTTCAGGAGTCGAAATTTCGCACGTATCACCGCCAGTACTTTTGTCTGTTTGGGCCAGATCTAAAAGTTCTTCAGGGCTCATGGCCTTCAGATCGTCCAGGCCGTACACATTTGAGTCGAAAGCTAAAACTAACATAATTTCTTGATTTTAAAAATTGGTGAATAATTGTGGAGTCTATAAAGGCCGGTTTTAGGCGGCCTTTTCCTTTTCAACAGGCCAGTAAATACCTTCGCCATTACTCAGACAGTGACCTTCGACACAACAGGGGGCCACCTTTTCCAGACAGTCGTCTATTCCATCCGTCAGGGCCTTTAATTCATTCTCCAGACGTTTACGGAATTTAGGTGCCAACATCTTTGCAAGCCCTAATTTCAGGCCGTCTCTATAACTCCAGCCATAATATGTGTCGCCAGTCAAAATATCTATTAAGTCCTGATTCTCCAGATCGTCCACAGAGTCACATTCATAACCGGCCAGATTTTTAATATTCCAGTCCAGTTTAAAACCTTCATAATAACCGGCCTCGAAGTCGATCGACACTTCTAAATCAAAGTCAATACCGGCAAAAGTGATAGATTTCGAAATAGTGCAAATTTCCGTACCATCATAAACGTGATTTTTCAGAAGATCTATAAAGTCACACTGGCGGCCAAATTTTTCCTCCAGAGCTTCTTTAAGCCAGTCCAGATAGTATTCTTTTTCAGAGTCGTACCAATCAGATTCAGCCCAGGAACTATTTTCTAAATAGTCCTCGTTTTCTTCGTAATAATCTGGATCGTTTTCCTTCAGATCCTTTTTGTAAGCGTCGAAGTCGTTATTGAAACAACAAAAAGCATAAAGGTGACGCGAATTGTGACTACAATTAAAATTAGGTGCTGACATAACTGTAAATTTTTGTAAGTTCTATAAACTTGGTGAATAATTTCGTTAACTATAAAGAAGTGATTTAGAAGGGCCGTTCGCCATAACGATACGCCTGAATACTATTTAATACTCGTTCGTATGTACTGTAACCGGCACCCGTCGTAAAATAGGCCATATGATAGGCCGATAACTGATAAAGCGCGTCCAGGCGATCCAGCCACAATTTAAAACACTGTAGGGCCTTAATATAGCGTAAATTATTATCGACGCTATAAAGACGCTTTTCACATTCTTCTAACTTGTTTAGGATGTAGTCCAGGGAAAATTTCTTTTTTGCCATAACTAAATTTTTTTGTGTGGCCTCGCCACGGTTACTAATTACTTTTGATGTTGCAAAGGTACAACTTTTATTTTAAACTACCAAATAAAAAGAGAAAAATTTTCAAGAAAAAGCGAAAGTTTTCGGAATAATTTACAAAATAGGTACTTTTGAACTCAAAAATCAGTGAAAAAACGCACAAACTATAAAAAGCCTGATTTTTCAGTGATTCTATAACGAAAGTATAATATATATAGGTACGGGCACCCCTGGCACCCTTCAGGCATACAGACGGGCACACGTCCAGAACTGGCACCCCTGGCACATCTGGCACCCGTCCGGACACATGGAGGCACACACGGGCACCCCTGGCACCCTTCAGGCCGTCAGACGGGCACACGTCCAGAACTGGCACCCCTGGCACATCTGGCACCCGTCCGGACTCATGGAGGCACACACGGGCACCCCTGGCACCCTTCAGGCATACAGACGGGCACACGTCCAGAACTGGCACCCCTGGCACATCTGGCACCCGTCCGGACACATGGAGGCACACACGGGCACCCCAGGCACCCTTCAGCCAGACGGAC